TCGCCAAGCTCTTCCTCAAGTCGATGTAAGTTCGTATAGTCGGTCCCTGGCACAATTTGGTCAGGACCGAAACGAAATATCTTACTGATAACTTGGGCGGATTCAATAAGCTCCTCTTGTAATATGATGAGAGTTTCTCGGAGGTCTTCATTCATTTATAAATTCCATAATTGATTCATTTACTAATTCCATAATTTCATCGATAGATTCAGAAACTTCCCATGTCCCGTGAGGTGGACAAAACAAGTAAGTTACATCTTCTAAGTATGTAGAATCTTCGTGTTGAATTTCAACTTTATCCGCATGCATAGTCACGATTGTGTCTGCATTGATAGCTAGTTGTTTACCTTTGTGCGCGGATGCGGCATTAGTTAGTTTAATGAACATTTTTCTTTCTTCTTATTTAAATAGTTTTCCCATTGAAACCACTTGTTGTCTTTTAAGAAACCCCAATCACGTTGTTGAGGTCCCATAAAGAACAATGTAGTAGCAGGTCCCACTGATTCATCAAGTTCAAGCCAATGAAATTCATTAGCACTACGTTTGATAATAGATCCGGGACCTCGCCAAGTTTGAAACTCGGCAATTTTTTTGCCTTCATTATTAAAGACAGGTGTGTGTTCCCAGTAACCGCCTTTGAGAACGATAGTCATGTATGGCCAAGGATGGTCGTGTAACACTGGCTCGTCTGACCTTAGGATCTGATGCAATGTAACGTTGAATGGAAAGTTCTTGCGATCCTTGAGAAACAAGTAATAGCGGTGCATATAATCTTCACCTGTTTCTCTATCAGGAATCAAACGATATCGGTCTAGCTTGACCATCAAATTGTGAAACCAACCCATGTTAACTCCTGATAAAAATTCTGAACGGGCTTGAGGTGCCCGTAAAACCTTTTAGCAAAGATTACTCTGCTGATTGTGCCAAAGCACGGTAGCCTGCGGCTACAACTGCACGACTTGGGTTACCCAAGCGATACTTAACGGTCATACGACCTTTAGTATCTGTGTGCTCATTTGCATAGATAGCAAAACCACTGTTCAAACGAAGGCTACTAACTGTAGCTGTTGGGTTAGCAATACCAAAACGTGCTTTGATTTGTGCCGCAGTGAGTTGTTCACCCTTCTTCAATGCCTGAACTAGGCGTTCGCTTTTTGTCAATGTTGTCATTTTTAATTTCCTTAATGTTTCGTTCGTAGAACGTATATAGATTATACGATAGTACTCACCGTGAAGCAAGATACTTTGGATACCTTGCTTCACTTAGATGTCCAGAAATTGTAACTTGAACACATCAGCTTGCGGATCATGTCCACCGTAACCACGCGGATTACACACAATACGGGTCTCACCAATCATATAGTCAAATGGGTCATGCATATGACCATGAGTCCACAATTTGATTTGGGGATGGTCAAGAATGAATTCACTCAAGTCACTACTATAACCACCGTTCATCAGTGAATGCTCGGGTGCAAGGTAACGTTCATGCGTACTCATTTTACTCGGTGCATGGTGTCCAACAACCACAATCTTTTCTTCTTTACGGTCACCGATTACGGTTGTAAAGTAATTGAGAGTTTGCTGGTGGCGATACATTGTATGCGCTGGACGCAACTTCGTATAACCCTTTTCATCATTGCGAATGATTCGGTAATCGTTCATCAAGTCGCTAAGACAATGAAGGGTCAATGGGTCACCTTTGTTACAGTCAGTCCACAATGTGGCACCCACGAATGTAACATCATTAATAACTTTGATATCACGCTCCAAGAAGTACACGTTAGAAAAACGTGCGGCTTCTTTACGTAAGTCGGCGATTGACCCTACCCACTTGCCATGATAGAATTCGTGATTACCAGCAACGTAAACAACGTGAGGGAATTCTCTACTCATACGTTCTAAGAAGCAACGATACCGTTGAGCCATCAATGCGTTATGTCCTAGCTGTTTGTAGGGTTCGTATGGGCTAGTTACAGTAGGTGGTTCGTGGTTATGTAAACTGTCAGCAACCATAATGTCACCGGACAGGATCAACACCTCAGCACCTTCGGTGTTATATAGTTCAATGTCTTTGAACTCTAGGTGTAAGTCAGAACATAATGCGATTTTCATACTGATATTATAGCATAGTTTGGAATAAATTACAAGTACTTTAAAGAAAACATTATAGCGTCGGATTCCAATTCAAAGCAAACGTCACCTACAACATTGTCAATCATTGCATTACCTTTACAGTTTTGTTTGCACCATTTGTTGACGTTATTGCCTGCGTTGAATCGTTCAGGGCTTAGTTCCCCGCTGACGACAGGAGGGGCAAATTGGACACTAGTCCATGAATCTAAATCAATCATCGCATTATTAATTCTTTGAGTTTCTTAGCAGTGATAACTTCGTGAACAGCTTTGACATCCTTTACAATCATTTCCAGTTCAACGACTTCCCAATCTGCTACTCGGTTTCTTTTATTATCACCGCGACTGTCAGAATTCATCACGCCGGTCAAGAAGGTTCGTAGTTGTCCAATCTTCTGAAAGATGCGACCGGTCTTATCGTATGACTGATAGTAGGGAGTACCGCTCACATACATTTCAGGATCGTCTTTTTTTCTAATCTTGTAATAAATCATTGGAACCTCAATATTAACATCATGTATAATTTTTCAGGCATTTCAAAGTAAGCATCAAATGCCCACCTGGTTGTCACTTCTACTGCGCCGTGTTCACGCAACCAACTGCATACCTCACTGCCTCGTCTAGTTGACACACGAATACAAATCCACAGTTCATCGTCAACTATACCATCGTCAATTTTTTCAAACAAAGGTTTTGGATCGGGCGTCATTAGATGCGGATACAAACTAGCAATGTCATTATCTGAAATATTCATTGCCACCTCAACATATACCACGTATACAACTTTTCATCAGTGAAGTAAATATGACCTCGGCGTCTCCACCAGTTACCACCATATACTTCTTTGCCCAATGTTTGTTTACACCATTCTACTCTAGCGTATGCTTCAGGGATTTTTACTTTTCGAAAGAACTTCACATTCATGTCCCTTTAACTCTGCAAACTTCATTTTGATAGTGCCACAAAGTGTACAGCGGTAGAGGCAGTGAATTGTCATCTTCGCTCTACCTTCAAGTCTTGCGACTCCTGTATAACCTTTGATTGCTTCTATCATTTTATTCCATCTACGTGCTTACATTTTTGTCTGAATGTAAATCCAGGGCATGTGCAAGTGTATTTACTACCTACTTTTTCTAAGTAGTAAACTTTACCGTTAGACCCTTGAACTTCAACTAAATCTTTCTTTGGTTCCTCTTTCTTCCCGAAATATACTTCGTCACTCTCACCCTTCATCTTCAACACTTCAAACTTGCGTCCACGTGTATCAATGCGAATGGGTGACTTGAACTTAAAGAGGTCAGTAGTACCGAACTTGATATAGCCAACCATAGCTGACTTATCATCCTTCATGTAATATGTGTGATTGGTAGCGTTACTATCCGACCACTCTGTAACCTCTTTAAAGTACTTCATTAGTTATTTTCCCAAAGAAAGTGATAAATGATTAGTGCCCACATTTGTTCCCAAGTAATCTTAGCAACTTCCATGTAGTTAGGCACGTTACGCCAATACTCAATCAGTAAATTGGCAATCAGTAACGAGAGAAGACAGTACCAGACTTTGCTCATATTAGTATGCCAACAGTTGAGATTCAGTAGTGTTATATTCTTGAGCCACTTCTTCTGCGATGGCTTCTGTCAATAATTTCCAACCAGTATCGGGACCTTGAGACACATACCAAACATTGTCTTTGTTCACGTAAAAGTATTCGCACCATTCATACTTTTCGAACATTTCCTTGTCGTTGAACAACACCTGGAAGTCAACATTGGACTCATCACGGTCACGCTTGTAGAAACGGCATTGCTTTGCCTTGCCATCGTCATCGTATTCCATGCGGTCGTTGAAATTGATTTTCTCACCAATCTCTTTACCGAGCATAGAGCAATCACCTTGAGCAACTAAGAAGTTAGCCTTAGTGCTATCGTAGTAATTCAAAAGAACATCACCCACATAACTCAGATAACCGTCCGAGTGGCAGTAGATAGCTTTAACTTTTTCACCGTGCATTACACCGATACATGAACGAGTTGACATTTTCTTTCCTTCTCTTTGACTGTTTAAGATTCTATTATATACCCAAAACGATTATTTGTCAAGCCTTTTTCTCACGCAGGATATCGAAAACCTCGTTCAAATAGATGGATGCTTCGTCATGCTCTAAATAGAAGTCGGTAGTAGGATCGTAGTACTTTCCTTCTTTAGGATCGTAATACAAAACTTTACCCGAGGGATATGCGAACGGACCCTCAAGACCCTTGCGGGGTTTATAGTCATGTTTTGGGATAAAACTAATGTAACTCATAAGTATTACCTTTAGGCGATGTTGAGTTGAACTTGAAGACCTTCCCAAGTACCAGCTAGACCAACTGCACACTGGTCTGCGACACCTGAGCCTGAACGGGTGAATTCTAAAGCATCAAGGGCTTTTTGTGTCGCGGCGTTGCACTTACCAAAGTCACCGACACCTGAACGGATTTGTTTAGCAGTAGCATAGAATGACGCATCACCAACATTTACACGGAAACGCTGAGTTTGTTTGAAACGCTTGACTTGCATACATGCTCCTTTAATCAATCAATACATGTATTATATGCCCAAAACCATTTATTGTCAAGCCGTAAAAAAAAGCCCCAACTAGTGGGGCATTTTGTAGTACTTTAGTATTACTTTTTAGATTGGTTTACGAAACCATACATCTTTTCAGCAGCCTCTAGAATCTTGTCCATTCCTGGAAACTCTGGCATCGCAACTGTTGAAACGATTTGGTTAGTTTTCTCGTCACGTGTAGCAGTCATTTCCCAGCCTGCGAACTTAACTTGATAGTCTTGCATGACGATGTCCTTAGCCATTGCTAGAACGTCTGCACGAATCTCGTAACCGTTTTTGTTGAATTTTACTTCTGGTAATTTTGGTGTGTTGTCTGACATGTTATTCTCCTGTGTGTGTATTATGTCTGTTTTGTGATTGAAAATCAATCAATTTGGTGAGATGGGTTCAACCATAGAGTAGCGAGTTTACCTCGTAGTCTATTAATCTCTGCGTATATCTCAGCCTGCTCTTTGAACAACTGTGTGTTCGTTTCTACAAAGTTAGGCTCTGGTACTTCGATTGCCGCTGTACGTTCGCCATCACCTCGTTCCTTAGTTTTCAACTCATGCTTTAATGCAAGATGTTGAATAACTCTGTTGTTTTCGATACAGTGCATGTAAACTTCTGGAATGTGATGGAACTTAGCCCATGCAAGCATTTCAGTCATTAACATGTTTGCTACGCCTTGTCGTTGAAATTCTTTATCAACTGATACTGCAAGCTCCCATGTACCGTCATTGTTTTTAGCCAGGTGACCCCAGCCAACACGGTTGTCATCTGTCCTAGCAAACCACAATTCATGGTCTTTTGGATTGTAACACATATTTAAAATCATCTGGTCTATGTTGTAATCACTTGCAGGATGACCAAACCGACTATAACGGTCTTCTTGGTCAAGAGCCTTCAAGTGACGAGCATAGTCACTGATTTTATAAATATTTCCGTGTTGAATAGTAATCATGATCCGCGGATGACTTGTTTTGCTTTAGCAGTTTTAATTGCTTGGATAGCTTCAAGAAATGATAAAAAGAATTTCTTCATATTTCACCCCTCTTAGATTTCATATTGTACTCAACCGTTAAACGCTCAACGTCACCGTTGTTCTGTGGATTGTTATCTACAATATATTGTTCTAAACTTGAACCTAATGTTCTTTGTGAACGTGCTACCCAAACACCTGCTACTGCTAGTACTAGCATTAGTAGGATGACGAACATATTACTTAGCCTTCTTAACAGGCTTAGCGCAACTGGCTGTTGGGAAGTATGATTGCAAAGTTTCAGCAAACTTGACGTATGGAGTACGGTCAGTGAATACTTCAGTAACCTTTGTGAAAGTTACAGAACCGGCTGTGATTGCGTCTTTTGTGTAAGTTGCTTGTGCGTCAATAAAGCCATTCAATGCTTCTTTGACTTGTGCTTGCGGAACGAATGTAGAAACGAATTGTTTCTTTGCGTTTTGAATGGCGTCTACGCCTTGGAATGCGAAAGTGTTAAACATAATTTTCTCCTGTGTATGTGTTTAAGTGTTGAGACTTTTATTGAGAGTCCCCAACTCACACAAGTATTTAGTACCTGTTAACTGTTATTATAATATATTTCTCTATATTTGTGTAGAGTTTTAGCTCTAATTACAGCCAACCTAACTGCTACATAGTCCGAAACTTCATCATCGTCCGGTTCATGGACAATTTTGGGTCTACGACTAAAGGGACCGATATCTTCATCATCAATCCCAATCGGATCTTCACCCGAAAGTAATAAAGACTTGCGTAGTGGATTACTTCTTAGTAGCTTCGGCTTTTTTATCTTTGCTGGGACTTTTGTTAGCTGCCTTGGCTGCTTTAGCTTCGGCGTCCTTATCTGCTTTTTTCTTAGCAAGTTTCATTTCTGACTTTGGAGCACTAGCTGGTGCTTGTGCTGGCTCTGCGGCAAACACTGTCAATGCGAATGCGGCCATTACGATTGCGATTAGTTGTTTCATTTTGAGTTCCTTTAAAAAATATTACTCACATATATACAACGCCTTAGCCCTCTAAAACGTTGACAGTTACTTTCCCGTTCTAACTGATTTTAGGTAATCATCAATGTTACCATACAAACTTACCATCATTGCTATCTTACTATCATATAGTCTGATGTAGGGTTTGCCTTTTTTGCCCTCTTGCTTAAGCACGCCTAAATAGTATGGGCATTTTAACTTCTTACTCATATCTAGGATGTACCCATGCCACCCTTCTTCTAATTTTACACTAAAGTCATATTGATAATACTCAATTTCAGCAATGCGAAACATTGTATCACCTGTGTCAGTCAATCTTAATCCATCACTTCTTGCACCAGTTTGCCACCATCGGCGCATACATTCTTCTATAGTGAACATTCGCATGGCTTCAGGCAACTGCTCATTCACCTTAGAAGTTATTTGTTCTTTGTAAGATGGCCTAGTCATCTGGATAAACTTTAGTGCCGTTGTTCATAAACACCACAGTAAATTTATCAGTTTTGAATTGTTTGTTTAGTTTACGACACAGGTTACGTGCGTGTCCTGGATTACTGAAACTAGTTTTCTTATATTTAGGAACAGCTTCACTGTCCAAGTAATGTTGGCTTTTTAAGTTAATAGGTTGGTCGTCATAAAACACAGCCCAGATGCCGGATGCTTCAACAATCTGGTCGCATTTGTATGTTGTCTTGTCTACTATCTCTAATAAGACTTTAGGTTGTGTTCTACTCATTTACCACTTACCACCTTTAACCACAACTTCTATAACTTCTTCTTTTTGTGGTTTATCTTGTTGATCCAATATCAATTTAGTAATTTCATCACGTAAGGCACGTGCGTCACTAATAGGTAACACAATATCCTTACCTTGTCTTCCCTCTACCGAGGCAATTTTGTCGATGAATTTCTTTATTTGGATCATAGACTATTTATGCACTTCTTTGCTTCGGCTTCTGTTTTAAAGGGCCCATGATACTCATATCGTTGAATAAAAATGTACTTTGGGCAGAATGTTGGCACAAATCCATCACCTTGTTGTAATGCAAACCAACCAGCGGCGTGAAAACACTTGCTCTTAGGTGTTGTTGTGAATAGATGCAACTTGCGCTTTACATCCAACATGCTATTGTACGTTCTATTACCTGTTGTGGGGAAAACACTGAACGGAGATACTGTTTCTGTTTTCTTTACCTTAACAGTTTTCTCAAACTCAATGTGTTTGTTCTTTTCAATTTGTTTGGTTGAATCATAGTGCTCAATGTTATTACCAATGCGTACATCGAATCCACTACCTTCAGCAGTTACGTTACCTACTTTCTTTGTACCATCTGTAATAACCCAGTATTCGTTCTTAACGATTGGTTTAGCTTTCAAGTTCATTTTCATCCTTTGTTAATTTGTATACCAGCATAAATTGTTCGTATGCTTTTTTGACTGCCGGTACTTCTAGCATTTTCAATGCTTCATCTTCTAGTGCCTTCAAGCCTGCTTCTGCTACTTCTCTAGCACTAGGCCATTCAAGTTGTTTAGCGTCATCACCGAACACTTCGACAAGATGATTCCATGCTTCACGTTGTTCATCAGTTAGTTTGCGTTCACGAGATTTATAACCTAATCGCAATTCACCTGCATTAACTAAAGCACTTGATAGTGTATCTTCACACACTCTACCTGCGGCAATTAATGGTGCATACATCGGGTCAACATGGTGTCGGGTAGAACTACCACCTGGATAGACCATAATCAAATGTGTTCCTTTAGGCAAGGCATACGACAATTCATGGTCGTATTCGCTAACAGGATAGTATCTACTACCCTTCTTTTCATAAAAGACTTTCTTTGTCATAGTTTGAATTTCTTTAAGTATTCACTTGCCTCACGTGTGTGAAGTATCTCGGGTTCATTTGGTTCTGGATCTTCAATCTCTAACGCACCGAACTTATTTTCGTACAATTCAACAAACGTATCAATCAAATCGGCAAACTCTTTTTCAGTAATACCAACCAACACTTCTTCCAGAATCATTTTGAATAGTTGTTTCTGATTATTATCCACCGAGTTTCTCCCACATATATTCATTCTCTTTCACATGAGCAACACACTTGAGATACCCATCTGACATAGCACGATGAATAGCCATTTTCAAATTACTAGGACACATATCTGAAATTTCAATGTTAGCACGAGGTATTAGTGAAATGCCGTCAGACATAAGAAAGTCCGCGTCACCTTGTTTAATTTTCTTAAACTTAATTTGATTAGAAAGCAATGTCATCGTTGGTCTCGTTGTCGTCAGGGTGATAAAACTCTTTAGTGTGGTCAGTTATGTTGTACTCACGTAAGTCAAGCTGGTGACGTTTAGGAATGTCACCTCTGATATACTCGTACTTGATAAACTTACCCAATACCTTGTCAATCTCTTGTATAGTCTTGCCATGCCAACCACGTCCAAGAATATACTTGACCTTAACCCACTTGACATTGTTCTCGGGGGCACCGGTGTAAGCACTTTGAAAACTGTAGTAGTCTGAATATCCACCACTCATTGAAACAAGTGAAAGAGGTCTACACCAATCTTCTGGCTCAACAATGTCATCCTTCTCAAGCATTTGAACTGGTATCATTTTTTCAATTCATCCCACATTAGTTTCTTAGCACGTGCGTCTAGTTGTGCTTCTTCTAATTTTATCATATCCCAAGCCATTGTTTCGAGCCACTTTACTACTGCCTCTTTACCTTGCTCAGTCAGATGACTATAATCTCTGCCCACACCACTGTGGTAATAGCATTGTCGGTCTTTAACAATCTCATAAAGACCTGCATATATTTGCTTATGTAGAATGTGATTCATGTAACGTGCCTTTGTATTCGCTATTGAGCCACTTAGCATAAGCGTCAGCTTGGTCAGAAATTTTTTGAAGTTCATACTTGCCACAGAATTTCATCAAGTGAATTCCCACTTGAGGTACAGTTGTTGTTCGAATGTCAGTCTTGATAGTATTATCGACACTATCCTTAATATCTTGAGGTTGTGCGGTCAAATCAATCAATGTAACATTGCGCTTATAGTCATCAAGAACCTTGTGTTCACGGCCATCGTGGTCAGTCCAGCGTTGGAGCATCATGTTGTTCCAAACAAATCCTTGTTTGTCTTTATCTTCGTATGCTTCTTTGATACCGGCTTTCTTACTAGTACCTTTCTCACGTACACCCGGATACGCACTGAATACATTATCCGATGAATCGCCTCTGAGACATGTTTTGAAAAGCAAATATTGAGGATCTTCCAACAACTTAGGCTCTTTAGTCTTTTTATCTTTGACTAATACACCTTTGTCATTGTAGTAGCCCTGTAGTGTAATGAGTTCTCCAGATACCCCGTTGTATTGATGTACGTTGGTATCAATAAGCTGAACGTAGTCGGTATCACTACTAATAATATAATGCGTATCATTGGGATGTAAGTGAATGAATCGGGCAATTAAGTCGTCTGCTTCTGCCTTAGGGTTGCGTAAGACTGAACAGTTTGTTTTCTCACGCAAGTAAGTTGTGAAAGCCTCGTAAGTCTCCCAGAACATATCGTTTTCTTCTTTTTCAGCTTGAGTTTGAACCTGCGTATCAACTATACGATTCTTCTTATAAGGTTCGTAGTAGTCCTTACGCCACGAGCGGCCCTCCAAGCAAAAGACAACGTGGTCAACACCGAACTTACGTACAATCTGATTGCAAGAAGCCAGTGTCAAGTGTAGGGCCATACCCACCTTCTCCCACGTATCACTATTACGTGATGCAATATGACGAGCGCGGAAGAAAGTGTTGGCAGTATCAATTAAAGCGTATTTCATGCGTTAATTATATACGTATATTTAGATTTTGTAAACGATTTAGGTCACATCTTCTAAATATTTTTCGGGAAAGTGTCTGATTCCATCTACAACCGTTTTCATGTTGTATCGTGTAATGGGCAAGAACACCTTTTTTACCCGTTTCATTTGCAAAGGATGACACTTAATGCGATCCTCAATGATATCACGCACGTATTCGGGTGTCACTTGAGTAAATTGTGGGTCAACATACTCACTTGGCTTGTGGTTACCTTGAGGGTTCTCTAAGTACGGAAACAATTCACGCATTAGGTAACTTTCGCAGTTCTTCACATGCTCGTCATACCCATCAACAGCCACATATAGATGATGAATAGAAGGGTTGTTATTACCTTTATCATACGAAATGATACGTGACTTTGCTTTTTTAGTGATACCGGGCTTAACCTTACCGTACACCTCGGCTACATATAACATCATGCTCATTTGAATTTCGCTTTCTGTGCTGGTTCGAGTTGATTATACATGCAAGTACTGTTTTCAGTATAGCGAGTAGTCAAGCTACGTGGTACATATTGATATGTGCCGCCTGCTTTTTGATACAACTGCATCAACAAGACAAGTGACGCATCACGAGGACATCCACTAGGAACATCACCGAATGCTTTATCGTAGTATTTAGGGTACAATGATTGTGTCAAGTTCTTAAACTCTGCCCAACCACCTGCAACTTCTTTAACGACTGCGTTCAAGTCACGCATAAAGTCTTTGAAGTCTTGTGTAGAGAAGTCTGCACCTTCTTTCAACAAACGCTTACGCAAATCTTGGAAGGGAAGAATCTCAATTGCATCAAGAGGTTCTTGAGGCCAATATGTTTCGTGATTCTCACCGAAGAATTTAACGTCTGCTACTTCTAGCTTAGTCAACAAGTTACAATGGACAACTGAACCTGCTTTGAAACGCTCAGTGCTGTCAGGATGTACTGGGAACAAGTTCCATGTTTCAAGTTCATCTTGGATACGTGTAGCAAGTTCGTACTTTTCTTGTGTTTCATTGTGAGGTGAGTCCAAACGCTTACCGAAAACATGGATCTTGTGCATTTCAAATGGGATGATAGCAAGTTTATCTTCACCGTTGATACCCAAGAAGTGTTCACGTGCAAAACTAAAGTCATTTGTCTCTACGACTTGACAGTTTACCTCAAGCTCTAACCAATCTTTAGGATCAACGTCTGGGAACTCACCCAACTTAGCACGTAGGGCAATTGCTAACACAGTATGCTGACCATCTGTGATATAGCATGTGTTGCTATTAGGTAATTGAATAACGTTGATTGTTGCAGGACGGCGTGAGTCCCATGTAGTGATGATTCGAACTAGATGGTCGAAATTGATTTTGCGTTGTACTGCCAATGCTGAAAGAAGATGCTTAATCTTGATTCGCTTCATCTTTGGCATTTGGTCGTAACGTTGAGGTTTACCTTTACGACTTGTTTTGAATTCTGCTGTGGAGAGTAGTTGTTTAAGTTGTTTGTACTCGGGGCTCTCCATGAAAAGTTCTGCTAACTTATCAATACTATTCGAGTCAATGTATCCGGGTTTCTTATCTAACTCATTAGTAGGACGATCCTTTGCAGTGACCTTCTTAGAGTTTGGAACCCAATCGAATTTAAACTTAGTAGATGTTGCCATATATTTCCTTTCTGTGTTAATGGCTGTGCAACAAATATTATTTGAAGCACATAAGCATTATACAACAGAAAATCAATAATGTCAACTAACTTCTGTGCGTCCGTTACCCAAATCTTTTTGTCTAATTACACGCAAGTCTCTATTGTCTGGGTCAGCTATCACTTGTTCATATACCTCAAGTGCAACATTGCGACAAACGTTTTGAAACCAGCGGTCTACAATCATGTGGTCAGTGTCACTATCTTTGAACTTATAACCAGCACGAATCAAGTTCAATACAAACTTATCATTATAGTCAAGTTCAAACGAACCGCTGTTCAAGTCATTGGGGTCAACATCCATTCGTAGGATGTTGACATAGGGCTCACCTGCTTGTGTTGCTTTCTCTTTCTCAGATAGTTCCTTCTCAGGTTCCTTAACCTTAGGCATCTTCGGTATTTTTGGTTTAGGCATGTTCGGTACTTCTTTCTTACCGAACAGTTTTTTACCCCATAAATTGCTAAATAATCCCATCTTGTTTTGCTTTCTCATAAAGTTTGTGACTAGCAAGGTTCTTACCTTTACTTTCGCACATGATATCGAATTTATCACAAAACGATAGTGCCCAATTATTTACATCTTCGTTCCAAAAATAGTCACTATGGGCTCTAAGTTTTTGTTTATTGTATTTAGACTCCAAAAGTGTGTCTCTATCTGGGCGAACACGTGTGTCATGTCCAACGAGAACATCCTCACGACTGACAGAATAGTGGCAAGTAGGACGCACACCCCGCCAGCTATCCAAAACTTTTCTAACGTCATCGTGATTCGGGTCGATGTAAATACCTTCCCGAATCCAGTTGTGATGAATGTCAAGCACGATAGGAACCAAATCCATAAGAGCAAGGCAATCAGTAAGTCCATGTGTATATTCCTCGTTTTCGATTGTTAAACTGTTCCGTGCTTCAGGTGACAAACGCTTGTATGCGTCACGAATACCCTGAGCACCTCTACGACCACTGATGTGAACGTTGATTTTGATATCTTGAAATTTCTGACCAAAGCCCATCCAACGTGCCATGTCAGCGTGATACTCGAATTCGGTTATTGATTTCTCAACGATTCCATCTGATTCTGATGCGAGTACGACAAACTGGTCAGGATGAAAAGACACACGGATATCGTTATTACGGATTGTTTCACCCAGTGGGGCGAACCAGCGCTGAAGGCTAGTCTGAGTATTAGGATCACGCCAGAAGTCAGTATATTCATCATGTGTATAAAAGCTCAACATGTCGGAGGTGATACGCAACATGCGTAACTCAGGAGGAAGTGTTGCTACCTTCTTCAATAAGTTGTGGGTATTGACAATGTTTGTTTTTGCAACGTCAATAATCTTTTGTTCCACAATGTCACGCTTGTTGCGTTTAGCCCAGGCCATAGTAGTGCCACCAGTATTTAATCCTTCGGCACTGGATATCTCGCCTTTCTTATTAATCTCTGCCCATTTGCAAGCAAAGCCGATACGTTTGATAGATTGGTTGAATGTAGTCATAGCGATACTATAACACATTATTGAATTTTTAGCAAGTCTTCCATTGAGTACATACTTTTCATGTATCTACTAACGTCTTCCAGTACACTAGACGGAAGGTCTCCTTTTCTACGAGGGCCGGAACTAATACTAAAGTCTACATCGTTTACTCGACAAAACAAGTTAACCATTTCTTTGACTGTATAGCCCACACCGTGACCTAAACATTCAATACTATTGCTTGGTTGTTCAATCGCAGTTTTGATAGCTTCGCAAATTTCCATGACATGTACATAGTCTCTCACGCATGTACCATCTGTGCTTACATCATAATCAGTACCGTGAATAGTAAATGTGCCAGTATCAATAGCTTTGATAAGATTACTCATTAAACCATCAGGGTTTGTTGGTTGAAAGCCATCAGTACCAATGACATTGTAGAATCTGAATGTAGTGTAAGGGATATTCTTGTAGGTACACCACTCTCTAACACAATCTTCTGCCGCTTTCTTGCTTGTACCGTATGCACTCATACATCCTTCTGCCGCACCAGTACTTGCGAACACAAAGTTTTTGAACTTTACTGTGTTCATTACGTTCAATGTCCCGCAGAAGTTTGTCATATAGTAATCTGTTGGATGAGTTTCGCTCTGACCCACGTTTACTAGTGCGGCTAGGTGAACTACACAATCAAACACAATGCTATTAGCAGGAACATTCTGTCTAATATCATGTTTATAGTGTTTAGTCACTGGATGTTGTGGATTAACTAAATCCATGCCGTACAATTCGTACTCACCATCTAACAATTTAGACAAGTGACTACCAATGTAGCCTGAGTTACCTGTGATTAGAATCTTTTTCATTCAAATGAAAACAAACTTGCGCCTGTAGTCTCCTCTATTGGTTCGTAGCTAGGATCTTTTGTTAAGTACGTATCGTTATCTGTGTAGATAGTTCTAAACTTACTACGATTAGTTAATGCTGAACGGCAATCATCGATACAGATAATCTTTCGTCCCAAGTCTTTGATATAGTCACTGTATTTGACTGTAGTGTTCTCTAAAATCTTAGCGGTGTTACTGTTAGATTGCTTTGATTCAAACATACCAAAGCATGTATTCCATTTGTGAAACACACTTGCCTCTTGTTGTTTTGCATGGTCCAATGAACCTAAGTTATACCATTTCTCAGCGGTATCAAAACTATCATACAACTCTTTTGCTCGTTTAGCCATAGTCAACTTAGTGCAAGTATAAAAGTAATCACCGTTAAAGTTACCAGTCCATCGTTGCTCTGCTAGTACAAGTGTGGGTAATTGAATATGTTGCTCATAGAAAGCCATACCATAACTCTCAACTGTACTAGGGTTGAAAGCGATTCTACTTGACTTGATGAAGTCTACTTTCTCTTGTCCAATGATACTAGCACGGACATCGTACTTAGCACCAATCTTTTCTAAACGTTCTTCAAACTTCTTAACGCCATTAGGACTAGTCATTACTTTAGCAGGTAAGCCTGTTTGCTCAATCAACTCAATAAACAACTCTGGATTCTTGCCTTCTTCCCAGCGACCTACGAACAAGATACCTTCACGCTCACCTTGATACTCTGTTAGTAAATCTCTTTCTGTGATAGGGATAGGTAAGTGACAAACATTGTTTATTTGAATTCTATCTTCTAATTCAAGTTGGTTGAATTTACTTTGTGTACCTACATATAATGAACCTACTTGTAACTGTAGACGCATCATTTCGTTAGTGTTCTTTAAGAATGGGTTCTTAGTCCAATTAAAAATTTGACTTTCTAAATGAGTATAGCCAATAATTTGAATCACATCCTCAAGACCCATAGTACTTGCTACTTGAATTGTCTCATAGGTGTTGCAAACTAATGCGTCATATAGGTTGTGTTCAAGTGCTTCTACAATCGCATTACGAAAGTTAGCCATACGTTCATAATTAAACGTATCACCATACATAAAGATATTACTATGAGTAGTGTATGCTAACGGTTCTAATGGAGCAATGATGTTAGCCTTCAAACTCTTAATGAAGTCATTATCTTTAGGTTCTTTGTCTGTGATGATATCAACTTTGATGTTATATTCATCCATCAACTCGCAAAAACTCTTTGTGAACTGACCAATACCACCATGTGGTATTAAAGTCTGCGAACTCACTAAGAAACCAATTCGTTTGTCGTATGTTCTCATTTAAATCTGTCCTTGATTGCTTCAACACATTGCTCAACTAACCTAGCATCAAACGTATCTCGTTCATATGTAGTTACAGGGAATTTGCGAACCTCTTTGACCGCAGTAATACATTCATTGATAACTAGGTCAATCAAATACTCAACACTTTCACCTGCAACTACTGGAGGCAGTTCTTCTCCATCATTACCGTAGCACATTCCGCCTGCTTCTGTTAACAGTTCTTTTATTTTTGCTCTCATATCTTTTCTAATAATCTTAACTTGATGAATTCTTCTTTGGACATCCATTTATCTGTAAGTTGAACAATCTGAGTATCAAATCTTTTGAACCTACGACCACGATATGCTTTAGTAAGCCACATCCATTTGTTAGATTCTATACATTTGTGAGGGAGAATACAAAGCATATATACCCAATCACGGGTACTGCGGTCGTATTCTTCCATAGAAACAAAGTCATACCCTTGTTCAACAAAAACACCCATCAAGTGCCCCACTCGTTTTTAAATAACGGTACTTGTAATCTATCTGAATAGCGCCAGCCTCGTTTCATTGCGGCTAGTGCTACGTTCTTTGCGTTCAATGAATATACACTTTCAACACCACCTACTGGCATCAAATAGACAGGACCTTTAAAGCCACAACGTCTATATTGTTCTACTGCCTTTTCCGCTTCAAGTACATCTTCCTCTGAAGCCACAACGAACTTAAGGTATGTGAAACCCACATCGTAGTATTGACGTACAACGTCAGGCAAAATAGCTTCATCCCATTTCTCTCCGCTTACTGATAATTTAGGACTTACACTAAATGTAAGTGCGTTCTTTTCTCTGTTTCTCTTCCAATCTTGAAGATACTCACTAAACTCTGGAGATAACTTTTGAGTACCATTAGTCTCAAATGTAATCTCTTTGAGACTTCTCATTTTCTCGTTTGAAAGTAAGTCTGGATATGCTCTTTGCCATCCGAGTAAAGGCTCACCACCCGTGATAACAAGATGCTCATCAAGCCAACGCTTTCCAGGCAGTAAATCAACAATGCTATCGGCAATACTATCAGTACTGAGGACAGGACTAAGATGCTTGAAACGAGGATCCCAACTAGCATACGAATCACACCCTGTAGACACCAACGGTAAATTTTTATACTCTGTGATACTATTTGCATCAATTTTGTTTCTTTCTTCACTTAATTGTCCTTTAGGCATGCCGAAGCCACCGCACGTAAAATTGCATCCGTAGATTCGTAAGAACACGGATGGTACACCCATATAACGGCCTTCGCCTTGGATGCTATAGAATAGTTCTGCTACTTTTAATTTGCTCATAGATATTTGATTATAACTTGTTCCACTAGTAGATAGTAAGACCATAAGGGAAAAACAATAGCAAAGAATGTAGACCAAAACCCATTAGCTATTACTATTCCGCCCATCCAGAACAATAACATTACGAATGACATTACTTTGTTCATATACTACCTATTAAGTTGGTGACCTGGCACATCAATGATGACCTCTTGTAAAGATACATTATCTCTCATTTCGATTAAATTTACAACCGTATTGGCTAACAAGTTTGGGTCCATCTTCTTTCCACCACTGAACATTTTGGTTAAATCAGTATCTATTCTACCCGGAATGATAGACATAACATTAGGAAAGATTGGCTTAGACCCTAACCCATTATACGGGTAAACTATATCCATCTGCTCTTTCTTTGCATTGTAATATAGCCGTCTTGCCGGGGTAAACATCTGTTGCACAGTTTCATTTACATAAATCACTTTACTACAAATGTTTACCACTAATTTGTGTCGTTCATTTGACCAGGCTGCTAACACAGCCTTAAGCATTAGAGTTTGTCCTACTGGAGTGTATGTGTTGTTGATGAACACATCACAGTCGTTCAACGAGGATATGATAGTATCACGAATAGTTGAATCGTCTATGTCATACCCGGTTGATTTGCTAAACCCTATTACTTCATGTCCATGAGATTCTAGTACATTCTTTAATTGAAGTCCTAGGCCCCTCGTGTGCCCGGTCAATGCTACTTTCACGCAAAAAGATCCTCACACCATTCACGATGACCTTCTCTGAAAGCCATGTTACTTTGTGTTTCTCTAACCTCAACACGATAACACCACAATCTTTTTGCTTCACTTTCACCCCACATGTCTGGGATGTAAACACCATTGACATACTTGTATAGCATGTCAGATAATGCTTCGCAACCTAGTGCTGGCAAGATAGTTAACTTAGCTAACTTTCTGCGTTCCATTTCTTTATAGAACTCTAGTTCAGGGTCATCTTGTGCTACTAATGTAGTGTGGTCAAACTGGTCTTCTAAAATCTTCTTTAGTTCTTTCAAGCCGCCGTAATCAGCAGCCCAATTACGAACGTCTAAATCGTTTGTACCGAAATAGAACTTCATGCTGAAACTATAGCCATGATTCATATTGCAGTGGCTGTCTGCACGCCATTGACGATAAGCGCAAGGGAATGCGTCAATGTATTCTTTTGTACTTGTGTACTTGTAAGTTATTGGGTTATGCATATTTTCTCCTATGTTAATTTTAGCATAGGCAGCAGAATTTGTAAAGCGGGATGATGCTAAGACCGCTATCTTTATTTACCTTATCTGTAAAGTTCCAATAACATTTGGTACTTATTGTATGCCTCTTGGACTGCAGGATTTTCACGACGGATAACATAATCCTCATGGTCTTTTTTATTCACATGTTCCATCTTGCTAAAATAGTCAGCCATGTGTTCTAACTCTCTACGGCCGATTTCCATTTCAACGGAACCACGGTCATAGCCAGTGTAATAAGATGACTTGAGTGAATCATAATAGTCGATAAATTGATGAGGTCGGTCTTCTTTAACTCTTACAACTTTGAATCCAAAATATCTAACAAATTTTTCTAAGTCCATTACTTACCTTTCTGTGCTTCTGCTACACGCTTGCGTAATCCACTTGAACTAAACGAATGGTCACGACTGTTAAAGATATGATTGATACCTTTCTGTGCGCCCTCTGCTCTACCAGTAAAATCATTGCTCTGATACTCAACACCTAAGATACGAACATCTATGGGTAAAATGAGGATAAGGTCCACAAGGTCTCTTTCTGTTTCGTACACAACAATTTCATCGACATAACGACACGCCGACAACTGTATCTGCCTCTCAACAACTGACTGTACAGGTTTATTTTTAGTCTCAGGTCTATCGATTGTGGGGTCGGTTTGGAGCCCAGCAATAAGGTAATCGCAATGATTCTTAGCCTCAGAAAGCATAGCGATGTGTCCAGCGTGGAGTAAATCGAATGTACTGAACGTAATTCCAATGGTCTTACCCTCTTGTTTGAGTTGTTTAATCTTGTTGAATATCATCTGGTAGTATCTCTACTAATTCATCAAAGTTCTCACCCTGAGTAAAATGATACTCTCTACCTGCGTGATGATAGACTGAAGTCCAAGTTCTTTGATTGTTGCTCTCACTTGATGGCTCGATGAGATTAAACACTGTAAACAAGTGTTCTCTCTCCTCGCCAGTAATGATGCGTTGCTCGGGGCCTGTTATATCACGTAGAAACTTTTTAAGTTTCACTGGGTCTTTCCTCAATTCCTCAAGAAAGTCCTCGTGAGCCTTTTTCAAGTCTATTACTTGGCTAGTGTACGCCACATTACCCTCTTTTCATTTTCTTTTAAGAATTCTTCTTCGCCGGCAAAGGTGGGACTATCTGCCATAATCTCGTCAATGAGCCATTTGAGTTTATGCAGGTCTTTCTTTATCTCAAACTGTGTGAAGCCATCATTGTAACGACTGTGTAGTTCTACCCCACTCATATAGATTTGATGGCTTACTTGATTATAATCCATTGGCTTTTTAAATCCCATTTGATTTCTCCTTACATGTACAGTTTCTACCTTGATTGCAATTGCCGTGACAAGCACTAGTTGCATTCCAGGCGTTAGCTAATATTGCTTTGATAACTGAAATGAATGGGTAAAGAAGATAACCCAATAACATTCCATAGATGAAAATTTCAATCATCATTTGCCTTTGTTTGCGATTTGCAAGAATTCTGCACGTGCTGATGGATCAGTTTTGAAGCCTCCACCGAGACGACAAGTGACAGTGCTGGAACCGGTATCTTCGACACCTCTTGACTTAACGCAATAATGCTGTGCATCGATGAGGACTGCAACGTCTTCGGTTTCAAGAATATATTGTAGACTGTGAAAAATCTGCTCTGTAAGTCTCTCTTGGATTTGAGGTCGTTTCGAAAAGTATTCAACGATCCTATTGATTTTTGATAGTCCGAGCACTTTGGATTTAGGAACATAAGCAACTGTAGCCAACCCGTCAATAACGACAAAGTGATGTTCGCAATTACTTTGGACCATAACGTTGCGTTCAACGACCATTTCGTTATACTGCATTTTATTATCGACTGTAGTACATTTTGGGAATGCGTCATAATCTAAACCCCAGAAAATTTCGTTTACATACATCTTAGCAACACGCTTTGGTGTTTCGATAAGACTGTCATCAGTTAAATCAAGACCTAATGCTTTCATAATCTCAGCAAACAATGGCTCGATTACAGCGATTCTATCTTTTCTATCAGGTATTAGTGATGGTTTTGCAGGTGTCTCAACACCCATTTTGACTAAGTGCTCATGCACTCTTTGACCCAATTGTGGATCGCATTTTGTTTTATTAAAACTCATAGATAACCCTCCGTTGTGATGGTTTTATTTTGACATTGTGCAACCTTTGTGTTGCACAAGTATTTAGTCAACGTATTACTTAGCTTTAGCTTTTGCTTCTGCACGTGCTGCCTTTTCAGCAGTAATTTCGTTACGGCGTGCTTTGATTGCTTTAGCCATTTCTGCCAACGCTTTGCGGGCACGAGTACCGGCAGCCGCATTACCCTTTTCAAACTTTTCATGTTCTGCTAGGTATGCTTCTAGGTGTGTGTTAATTTCATTGTGTGCTGACATTTTTCTTTCCTTTAGTTTTCTTTTTCACAGTTACTACCTTTGATAGACTACCATCATCATTAATAATAGTCTCTGGTTCACTGTATTCAAATTTACGTGAAGCAATCGCTTCTTGTACTTCTTTTAGAAGCTGGTCGTCATCCCAAATAAGTTCAGTCGAGCCATCTTCAAAAGTCTTTACAGTCAAGTGCGTACCTTGACTAATCTTAGGCCAACCATCAGATGGTTGATTTTTTAATTTCTTTGTTGCCATTATTTTGCCCCCGGATCCTTTGCTAACCCACGCCAGTGTGTCACTGTATGGTCTAAAAAGTCCCATTCTTTGCCGTCCCAATGTCCTTTGTTGGGGAATGGCCAGTTGATAGATTCTTTAGTGAGAATTTCATAGACACCAACTCGCACTGGATTAATATCTACTGGGAACCAATCGGTCATTTCTAGCTCTGCGACTTCTGATTCTACTACATCATAGTTTCTTTCAAAAGGCCACTTTGCTGTTTGTTTGGTATTTGTTTTTGAATTAGGCCACTTAGTTTCATCTTCACTAAACAAATCTACTTCTACGCCGTTTATTTCTACTACCGGCAATTCAATAGTATGAACAATCGTAGCAGGATCAGTTAAGCCACTGTACTCTACGCCGGTATCTTTGTTAACTAGTTTCAGAGGACCGGTCATGAAATACTCAGTATCATCGTGAGTCCAGCCCAATTCTTCTACACCTTCATAGTAGTTCTCGTCCCATGCATTCTCAAACGCTTCTAGGTCTTCATCAGTACAGTTACGACCCTTTTCAGTATCTGCCCAGCAACCGTCAATCATGTCTACCATTTCCCAGCATTCATCATTGTCGATACATCCGAGTTCATAACAATCATCTTCATTCTTTAATTCAGAAGGTGTGAGTGGAATGTCATCTGATTCTACCGTAAATGTAGACCATCGATATCCTTCTTCACGGATGATGCACTTGTCGTCTTTATACCAGAATTGACGTTCTACTGAACTTTTCTTATATTCGGTTGATAATTCCCATGTAGCCATATCATAATCCTTTTAAACGTTTTACCATTACAAACTTGTCGTAGATTTCACTCATTTGAGTTTGTTCACCAAAGCACCATTGAATGGAAGCAGTAATTCTAGCCTCTGTTAAATCTTCTTTTGATGCGTTGGGGAACTTCTCTTTGACGAGAGATTCCCATAGTTCATCAATATTTTGATTCACGTGAATGCTTTCTATAGTCTGTGCTCATACGTAGCATTGTATCACCCTTACCCTCAAGAATGTCAACGATTCGGTCAATCGTACCATTATTGTAGTCGGATATTTTACCCATGTTCTCGTGTGGCTTCTTTAAAAGTTTTTCCAATTTGTCTAGTGCATCATCTATTGACCAGGGTACATACATACGCTCATGGTCATTCGCAAAAGATTCAGGGAAAGAACGATAAGCAGGATAAAGTACGTTGCATCCCAAACTGTCAGCTTCGGAGACTGTGTTGGAGACCCAATCTTGTAAAGCGCAATTAAAAACAACACGACTATCGTTGACCACATTATAGTAATCATTCTTATCTAGATCCTCATAAATGTCTAGTACATCAAGTGCTTGCAATTGTCGAGTACGTTCCATGTAACTATCATTGTTACTTTTTAGTTTCGCACCAGAGCATATAGAAAACTCTATACCTGCACCACCTGGATGACGTTTGTACCAACCTTCGATTACATCCATGTAAAAGTCTGGTTGCTTCTCTTGGTCCCATCGTGCTGAGAAAACAACACGGTGTTTGCGTTCACCAAATGGCTTGATTGATTCAACACGTGATTGAACTTCTTCTTTACCAAATGCTAGACCGGAAATATTATAGATTGGGGCTTCCCAGCCTGCAATCTTCATGTTCATGACCATTTCTTCATTAGTTGCAAGCACAGCACCTCCGCTTTGGTTAACTGCCTCACATACCATCTGTTCATAGTGTCCCATCCACTTTGACATTCCCCATACGTGAACAAAATCGTCAGGATCGATTGACTGCGCCAAACAGCGTACAAAAATTTTCGGGCGATGTGATGCAGGCACTTGATTAAGAATATAAGGCAAACTCTCAAAGCCCGGTTGAAACATATCTTCAAAGTAGATAACATCTTCACTAGTAACTTCTCCCGCCTTCATCAATTTAACTAGATTCATTAGCTGGCTCATACCAAAGTATGAACGACCATGTGCATCTAATACTTGACCAGTGACAATTGCTTGGTCGTTACTCAACGTTTCACCGGGAACAACTACATAGTCTAAACCCCGTTTGTCAAAGACACGAGTATTCCACTCTTGTAGCTGTAGAGTGTATCTTGCCTTGTAGGGTTCAAGACCCATGTAGTATAATTTTCTCATCGTGTGATTGCTTCCGGCCATTGATCCTTAGCAAATTTACCTGCTAAGTTTTTAGTATGTTGACGATATACGTATGAACGCATATCATACAATGTTGCTTCATCAAACTTGTAACCAAAGTCTTGACAGAATGTTAGATACTTTTCCAAGTCTTCAAAGATTTGATTGACTTTAGCGTTTGGTTTGAATGTAGGTTTTGCCATTTTGTTTTCCTTTAAATGGATATTGTTAAGTTAGGTTGTTTACGATTGTAATAAATTGTGGCACCGTTCTCACCGTCTTCGGAGACAGTAATCTCAATGTCACGGTCGGGGTATCGAGTAGCGATTTCTGTATATAAGTCATCGCTCAACATTTCACAACTCTTGTAATCCAATTGTAACGTGCCTGTAGAATATAACTTCTCTAGCCAGCGTTTGAATTGAATAAACTCGATATCCCTATCGTTGTGAAATACTTCAATCGCCACATTAAAATGAAAAATGTGACGATGTGGAGTTGCTAAAAAGCTAACATCATATTCATCACCCGTTGCAAGTGATGGGTCTGTTGCTGCCGCTGGGTACTTGTGAATACCCTCTTTTTGATACGTGACGAAAACCATTCGTCTTGCCGCACTACTAATGCGTACACGTTGTTCTAGTAATGCTCTGTCTCGTTGTTCATTCATGGTTCATTTCCTTATCATAATCTTGTTGTGCTCGTTCAAACTTACGAATGTCATCCTTGTAGATAAGTTTTTGCTTTTTCAATGCATTGACTTTCATTTGGTCATAGTTCGGATTTAACATCAGGTCTTGAATAACACTATCGATTAATCGATGTGATTCAGTTAGTGTTGCGATTCGTTGTTTGTACGGCAAATCAATCTCCTAATACTTCTTGAATAGCGTCATCACTATCCAACTCTTCCTCATCCTCTACCACTTCAGTTTCTTCTTCGAATAGAGCATTAAACATAGTCATTGCGTTAACAGTTTTCTTACCGCTAATACCCTGACTGCCTGATTGGAATTGCTTCCAGTAACTATTGTGATAGTCAATCAATTCGATAGCTTCTTGTTTTGTTTTCTTTGAGAAAATCTCGTCAACCAATTCACTAAAGAACTTACTACCCTCGAACTTATGAATAAGCATTTTAGGAACAATGCCTTGCTCATAACTACGATTCGCATCTTGAACCGCTGTCATGTGCATCCAAACATTATGTGATTGAATCAATGTATAACTCAATGTGTCCCAACTGGTTTTAGTTTCTTTACCATGCTGTCCAATAAATCCTTGACCTCTAAAGCACAAATCCTTAAGTAACATTCTATCAGTTACTGGACTGTCTGTAAACATATCATGGACACCTTCAGCCAAAACAGCATCCCGATACTTACGTGCATCAGTTGAATACTGTTTGCCCTCAGCAGTTTTCTCCATACTGTATGTCCATTTCTTATCATGTTCGATACTAGTATTGAAATATGCCAAACCTTTAGCCGCACTATAGAATGGGCTTGCACAGTCAAATGTGATTTGAAGTTTTGGGTTATGGTACTTACGAATTGCTTTTTGGATATCAGTAAACAATACAGCATACTCTAAGATACTTGTACCCAAGCAGTGAATCAAGTCGTGCTTACCTTCTTGTAACAATCCATCAAAAATGATATCAACCATTCTAGTTAGCATCAAGTGAACGTCAATCTTGTTCTGTCCCCCGAACGCCCAACCATTAAAGTGATTATCTGGATAGATGTTTGGATCGCAATACTTCTTCATTTCATTATACCAATCTTCTGATTGAGTATGATTACGACCTTGTAATACGTTTAAGAACTTGCACTTGCCGTTTCTGTTCTTAATGAAGTATTCATTGTTGATGTGTGTAGCACTGATAGCTTCTTCGATTGTACTAATACCGTGAGCACTTGTACCAGTCTTAGGGTCTTTGATATGAAACGTAGTCAATGATTGTGAAGGGATATCTAAACACATACCATAGTCCATGTATGTATCCATCCAATTCAAAACTTGCTTGCGCTTTTTCATAGCACGTGGACAATTAGGATCTTTCCAATCAGCAGGCCATTGAGCCTTTAGAATTTGAAATCCACCTGAGTCACCTAGCATGAATGTACCTGGTTCACGATTACGCACAACCCATTCTTTAGGATCGTCATCGGTTGTATCCAAGTTTGCGTGACCAGCAGAATACAAACCCCACTTGTAAGTATACAGACCTTGCTTACTGTTGAGAAAGTTTAAACATTCAACATCACCATTGAACTGTTGCGGAATGCGATTCTGTTCAAAATAGTTTTCACCTGCTTGTTGCTTACCCAAGCCAGCAATATAAAAACTACTTACTGCGGGTAAGAACAGTGCCCATTCTGGGTCTTGTTTTGCTGATAAATTATCTTGTTGCATTAAGGTACCATTGAAGGTTTGATATCATTGCCCGGACTCTTAATAAGAGTCTGAACCATTTTGATTTGGTCTTTTTTCTGATTGATTTGGTCTACTAAATCTCTGATAGATGGGTGCTCTTTCGCCAATGCTTCAAGCTCCCATTCTTCTGCACGTTTCTTACGTGCCCAATCTAATAGTGATTCGGTTTCTTGTGATAGACCAACACTGGCTGTACCTTCGTTGAGTTTCATCCAGTTGTTGCCATCGAACACTTCCATACTTTGATTGGTAGTGTTGTATCGCATATTACCTACGCCCTGAGCACCACTGTAACCATTGATATAGTTACTGCCGCCACTGTAAGTGACTTGCACAGAGGGTGAGGTTCCGTAGATTGTGCCTATCATTTTTGTTGCGCTGGTAACAAGTATTGATATACAGCTAATCCTGAATCAACTGTAATTTCAGCAAGACCTTGGTCGCTAATCTTAAATGTCTTATCACCATTCAAGCTAAGAATAGCCATAACTTGCTTAACTGGCCATTGCCATTGACGACTCATTGTACCAGTAACACCTGCTTCGAAAACAAAGTTACCGCTGTGAGTTGATGGATCACCGAAGAACACTTTCAAATCACCATTGTCTAGTTTTGTAGTAAAAGTTGTTTCTTCTGAGTTGGCACTTGCTTGCTTCTTCAAACGTAGAATGTTAGCAACACTTGGTGTGAAACTAACATTGAATGTTGGGGTAACTGCTAGTTTAGGCTTCTTAACTTTTTCAACGACAACGTTCTCGCCCATCAAACGATAGTCGTTAATAAAGTCGCCGTTCTTTGTTTCAAAGTGAATCGTGTCCGGGACTTGCACACCATTACGGTCTTTAGTCTTAACTGAGATATTTGCAGTTTCATCATATTCATCGAAACCAACGATAGTGCTTAACTTGCTCAAGTTAGGCATACCGAATGTACCGATAAACTCTGGGTTAGCTGTCTTAAACTTACCAGTAACAATAACTGTGCGGTCGTCTGCGACTGCGATAACTTCAGTTTCTTGTTGTGTACCTTCTACTCGAACAACGTCAATGCCATCTAATGCTTTAACGTGTTCGATAATGTCTTGTAATGTATCTTTCATTTTATGTCCTTATAAATGTATTTAGGAATACTTAATGTGTATTATAGTGGAAGTTTTTGCGTTTGTAAACAATTAGTTTACCCGAACGTAAACAAATCGTCAAATGTTGACTTCACATCGGTGTTCTCACGAATTTGCCAATCTAACACACCAAGCAAGTTGTCAATCTTTTCATCAACAAGTGTTTGCTCCATTGCGTCATCATCGAATGGTAACTCTTTGAACCAATCAGGCAATCTAAGTTCATCAGTTGGGTATGCTACACTAGTAAAGCCTAATGGATTGGGCTTAAGTTTACACACGATAATCTTCATACCGTCAACAATTTTCATAGAATAATTGTCGCCATGAAGTTTACGCAAGTAGTTGTAGTTCAATGCCGCACGAACGTGTCCGGGCATATTCTCACGACCCTTCTTACTGTTAGCTTCTAGGTCACCATAGTATGTGAGTTTGTTAACTCCCTTAGGTGAACCTTTAGTCCAACTTTCTTGTGCAGCCAACACACGCTTGAATTCTTTTACTTTCGTAATTACTTCATCACGTTGTTTACCATCTTGAATCACCATACACAATACATCCATTAAGAATTCTTGTACATACTTAGGTGTATCAGCACGTTTCAAGTCAAGACCCATAGCCTTAACATCACCCTTCTTACCGTCTTTGTCTTTGCGTTTACCTTCTTTGTCAAAGATGTTAATCGCATAACGTTTCTTTGTAATAAAGATAGAACGGTCGCCAATCAATTCACGTCCAGCTTTAATGATTGCCCCATTCTTACGTGGTGCATGAAATGCCTTCTCCATGAATCCCGGGAAACTTTCGTTGGCTTCATCGGCAATTGAATCATATAACCCAATGCACAAATCTTTATCCCACGCTAGTCCTCCAGCTTCGATTTGTTCCTTAAGCGTGTTAAACGCACTAAAATAGCAACTATCAGTATCGCCGTATACAATTGCATCCCCTTCATGTGTATATTCACCAGTCACAGTTTGATTGATTTGGCTCATCATATGTTTAACAATCTGACGACCACTCAATGTAACTGATTGACCAATACGTTTGTCGTAAAAACGACAATGCTCATTCAACAAAGCGCCGTATGCTGAGTTAAGCAAAATCTTACGAACCAATTGACGCTTATCGTAATATGCGAATAGTTCTTTATCACCTGCCGCATCTGCTTCTTTAGCTTTTGCTTGTGTTTCTTTACGTTCTGAGTACCAACGTGATAACAAACCAGGTACAACACCCTCTTTCTCATAAGAGAAGATTGTGCCATTCGCTGAAAGCATCCATGGTCGATGACTATCAAACACCATCTTCCATATTTCAGCCGCAGACATTTCTACGCTTCTGCCATCTTCATAGTCAACAGTTAACATAGTGCCACGTTCTTGTGACATAATAGCTGTATACTCTAAAGCACCAAACAAACCTTCCCATAAGATTGCACCTTCAACTGCATCATCGCCATCTTTGTAGCGTTTCTTTTTCATTGCTAAGGTCAATCCCTTTTTCTTCATGTACTCGTCTGTGAGGGTCTGTCTAACTTGGGCAACAATAGTCTCGCCCGCCATGTTGAGTGCTCTAATGACTGACGGGTATAGTGAGTTGATGTCAACTGCCCCGACCCATTCGTGCATACCCCTTTTGGGAGTAGCAACGAAGGCACCTGCCGCTTGCTGTGATTCTTCTTCATTCTCGACCTTTCGTTTTTTATCTGGAACAACTAATCCTCGTTCATGTGCTTCGTTATAAATTGCCATTTCAATCATAGCAACTGAACCCATAACTGTTGGCAAGAGAACTGTGTTCTCGTGTGCTAGTGCGTTAGCCAACTCTAAGAATTTTGTTTTGTTGTGAATTTTAACCAACAACATAGTATCTTGTCTGTTGTATTCTAAGAACTTAAACCAGTCCTTGTTATACAATTGGTCAAGAGTACCTTCATATTGTGTTTTGTTTTCACCGACTTCCATCTCACCGATAGCGTCTAGTTTGTAACTATGGCGTGATTCGTAGTTATACTTTTTGTACAACTGCAAATAGTCCATGTGAATGCGACCAACTAAGTCGTATGTTTGTTCTTCTTTACCGAAACGTTCGTACATACGAGGCTTAGGTAGTTGACCCATCAAGCAGAACTTGCGAGTATCGTCTTTGCTCATTACTCGTGTAACTCTGTTGACCATGTATGGAATATCATAGCCTTCTGAGTTCCAACCAGTCATAACGTCAGCATCTTCAATCAACTGGAAGAATGTTTCAAACATATCTGTCTCGTTATCAAAGACTAAACAGTTTTCAAATTGGCTTGCAATTTCTTGTGCTGTTTCTTTAGTCATGTGCTTAGGTGGGATACACAATGTTACCAATGTGTCTTGCCAATCTAAGTAACAACTGATAGCTGTAACAGGATTGAATGGGTCACTTGTAGGACTGAAACCCTTTTCTGGATCAAAGTCTACTTCAATGTCAAAGAAACAAGTGTGTAGTTTAGGTGGCTCAACACCTAAATAGTTTTCTGAAAGACAACGGAATACAACGTTAACATCGCTCTCGTAAAGTGTTTTACCAGAATAGATCCTACGTTCTTTCTCAAACTCAGCACGTTTCCTAGTACTGAATCTACTTACAGGGTTGCCGTAAATGCTTCGTTGTTTACCCTTTTGGTCATCATAATAGAATACATAGTTTGCAGGGTATTCTTTATATGTTCGTTGACCTTCAGGTGTTCTTTCTACAACGTAGATACGGTCTTCATCCCTGCTATGAATAGCATCTACGTAACTCAAATTGTTTTACCTACTGTTTCCAAAATAGTATTGAGTTCCTCGTTCTCTTGGTTTGTTTGTGTTAAGCTGGCCTTGTGTGCGACACGGATGGCTTTCTTCAATACAGATGGCTTAACTTCCAATTCTTCTGCGATTGCTTTTACTGTATCGTTCAATCCCTCGTTAAGGGTATCGATTTCATGTAAGACGGTCATGCCCTCATTAATCAACTGTGTTAATTTGATTTTTTGGTCGCCGCTAAACATCTTTGCTGTCATATATATTCTCCTAAAGAAGTAGTTAGTATATATGAACTGCGTAACAAAGTCAAACTTTTTACGTAACTAGTTTAACCGTTTAGTACTCGTTGTACCCTTTATGACCTTTTGGTAGGATGTGTTTACTTTGTCCTGATTGATTCCAACTGCGCCACATTCTTTCACCTTGGTCTGTTTGATTCCAACTAGGTATAATGTCGTTACCTAACATCTTAGCATAAGCATACATGTTAGTAGCGATGCCTTGACCTTCGTATTCTTCTTTAACCCATGTGTTTGCGCTAATCAATGCTTTATCATGTGGTTCTTCAATGAACTCAGCGTTAGCAATCTCTTTGTTACCATCGTATGCTTTGATGGTAAGTTGGTTGCCATAACCACTGTCATTATCTACTTCGGCAGTATAACGATACCCATGCATCTCTACCTCATGTTTGAATTCAGAGTTGTAGATATCTGGATTGATTTCTTCGTTGATAAATTCGTTAGCTCTCATTTTACTATTGGGTTTCCGTATACTTGCTCACGTATACGTGAGTTACCAGCGTTGCGCTCGTAGTTCCCATTTTGGTCAAGCATCTTTAAGTCTGAGTCTGGGAACAATGTGTTCAATATACGTTCATCAGTGACTGGTTGCATACCTAACTTACCTAATGTCCTAGCCATTGCATCGCTTGATTCAATCCACGTGCCTGGCTTGCCTAACAAAGCCTTTACACGTTGAATTACTTTTTGTTTCGATTCTGTTTTACCATCATGACCGATGCCTTGAATTTTGTAACCGCGCCAATGTTCGTTTGGTCTTGCTTTGCGATAGAATACTGTGCAATCTAAATCGGGTTGAGGATCCCAATCTAATGCAACCCAATCACTTGCTGCCACTTCACTAGCACTGTTTACAAAACTACCTAGACTTGTATTTTGGTATGCATTGTTAACTAGTTGAATAAGATTATCTGACCATTGATGTTTATCAGGATCAGCTATTATCAATGCCCAACGATTCTTAATCAAATCATTGTTAGTTTTCTCTACTAACTCTTCACCGGTAACTCGTTGTAAAAGTTCCCATGCGGCTTCTTGGTCACCTTGAGCAAGAAATTGTTTCATTTCAGCTTTTTCTTCCGGCGTAGCTACTTTGAAGAACTTCATCATCTCCATCATGCCTATATTACCTTCGTAACGTGCTTCTGAAAATTCTCTTGCTCTCATCTTGACGCAACCTTAACTGGTTTACCTGGCTTGATTGGCTTAACGTTTAATGCATGTTGCCAATCTTTTGCTTTTTGTTCACGATTCTTTTGACCCTTTAAGCCAGGGTTAATATGTTTAGTAACTTGTTTAGTATCATTAAAGTTCTTTGCTTTAGGATGGACAAACGTCATCCAATACCAAATACTACTCAATGCTGCCGCTGTTGGTGTAGCAACTAAATCAGGTTGCTTAACAAAGTCGATTGGATGACTAATGTACTTACTAATCCATTCACCTGCTTTTTGATAGTTGTACTTACCAGTCAACTGAATGTAGCCACGACCACGATACTTAATGCCATCGCCTGGTTGTGTATTGCCTAACTGTTTTGCTTTTTCTGGATTGTATTGTATGTCGTACTTTTTAGCAAAACGTTCAGGTGAACCGTATTCTTCCATTGCTTTAAAGTTGTCACTTTCATGGGCGCACTGTGCCATGAACGCGGCTAGTTCTTTTGGGTTAGTAATAAATTTCTTTGCCCAGTTCATTAGTAATTCTACTTTAGGGTTATTAGCAACTGGTTGTGGATTAACTTTTGCCTGAGCAGCACCTGATGCAGCCATTGCACCGGCACCTAATGCACCCAAGAATCCTCGGCGTGACATATCCTCAGTGATAATCTCATTTATTCTCATTAATCATTCTCTTAATCAATAACATCATTCTCAAAGGATCCTTGTTATATTGTCGTTTTACTAAATCTACTTTTATATCACGATTAGGATCATCGAACAAGTCGTCTGGTATATTTTTTAAGTTCTCTCTTATCTTATTGGAATATTTGGGGGTGTTGTTTGCCATAAATCTTTATGTACTTTCCCGCCATCATGTCAGCCATTGCTTCAATGGGTGATCCTGGATAACTATCACCAGGCTTAATCATATTCAATTGCCCTTGACGATGATGTGTCAACTCATGGAATATTGTTCGTAAGATATCTACGAGATTGCGATTGCCAACATACACAGTAATGTTACCGTCATCAGTATGCACACCGGTGCGATGATTTGCTTGAGCCTCGGCTGTATCTGTACTAAAGTCAAACACAGGATGTGGTTCTTGAATGTTTAGTTTCTGAATAGACCATTGAATAAAATGGTCGATAACTTGTTTCTCGTCTACAGATTCAACACCCTCGTCTAGTTCGTTATTACGTTGCTTAATCTTCTTAATCCAAGCATCGGGAGTGCGGCCAAACTTGCGAACAAACAAGTCGTGTAGTTTGTCACCCGTAATATCATGCTTAACACTGATTCTTGACATCAAATCGTCAATGGCATCATAGTCCACACGTTTGAGTGAGGGAAGCATCTTCGCTAGTTCGTCAGCGGCTGATTCTGATAAAAATTCTGTAGCTCTCATATTAATATTTATCGCAAATAGGAAAATGCTCACTTTTGAGATTACGGTAGCGAATCGCTCTCTCAGCCCAGCAGCCGGGCCACTCTATAACGCAAAGGTCCTAAGGTAGAGTGTTCTTACATGACAAATATCTTACCAACTGAACTTGATAATACATCGTCAAACATATACTGCATATCGTTAGCTAACATTGATGTAGCATCTTGTCTTTCGGACTCGTCACGATATTCAGGCTTGATATTCAAATACCTGCTAGGGTTGCCCCAGTTTTTACGGCCATAACCCAAGTTAGCTGGTAATGGATTAAATGTTACTTGACCAGTACCTAGATACTGAGCGAAAATTTCATACAAGAATTCATATGGGCGCTTGATTTCACCACTACGACTAGAACGCTGTGTGCCGATAGCGTTGAACAATGCATTGTATTCTGGTGTCAAGTCACCTCTCATTGAGTTTGGAGTAACACCCATTCTACTTGGGCTTTGTTTACCATAGTAATCTTCTAGCATCCCGTTAACTGATGTGAAGAAATGCTTTTCAGCTTCGCCCCAAGTACTCCAACCACGATTAGTACGAACACCTGCTTGAATAGCATGACCAAATCTATGTGCCATGATCCATGGTGTCATCATTACTTTACTATCACCACTGTTACCTACGAATACTACAGTGATAGCATCTTCACTACCTTCAATAATTGGTTGTGCTTGTTGGCCAAACATCTGTTGAAGTTGCTCACTGGAGACTGGGCCAGTTTCGCTATACTTCCCTGTGCCGGGGATGTTACTAAAGAACAATCTAAAATCGTACGGAGTCTTTTCAAAGAACTTTTGCGTCTTTAATTGATTAGTGGGGTGAGGTACTAGACGTTTATCTACACCCTTAAATGGACCTGGCTTATTAAAGTCACCCATTGGAGTGAACTGTTGTAAAGCCATCTCATCAGTAATTTCTTCACTAATCTTGTTCTCTGGTTTGTCATATGCTCTACGGTCAGTTAAGTGATATTCCATACCATTGTGTTCAGTGTATTTTTGATACAAGTCCCATGTAGGTAATAGACGTTTAATCATCTTAGCATATAATGCAATGCGACTATTTTCTTTTGCACTGAATGTGATTTCTTCTACTTTATCAAGTCCGTAATCTTGTAAAAATGCTCTAGTGATATCAACAGCAGTTGATAATACTTCTGCTGAATTGCCGGTGCCAGTTGTACCAAACAAGTCTAAATCTTCAGGGTCGTCTTGGTTTCGTATTAAACGGAACTGCATCTCCCACTTAGTAGGATTACCTATACGAACATGTGAATAGGCATGCCATTGATATGTTCTATCACCTACTGTGAAATCAGCAGTTGCTTCTTCACTACCGCGGTGTCGCCACTTCCAGTTTGTCTTACCTGGAGCGAATACCTCAGTGATGAATTCACTTGCTCTCATTACTCACGTTCTTTCTTTAAGATAGAACGAATGAACCACGCTTTCTTAGCATACAAGTCTTGTAGTTCAGCCAAGAAGTTTGCAATGCCTTGTTGCTTCTCATTAGTTGCTTCATCAAACATAGCAACAACTAACTGCAACATTTTATCAGTATCTTGTAATGTTTCGACAAACATTAACTCAGCACGAGGAATCTTTACTTGGTCTTCAATGATACTCAATTCAGCATAGCGTTGTAAGCTACCGGGAGTATAGTGACCTAAGATTCTAATGTATTCAGCAATGCGGTCAATTGTACCGTCTACATCACCGTATAGTGAATCATAGAATGCATGGTATTGCGGGAAGTTTGAACCCTCAATGTTCCAATGAAAGTTCTGTGATTTGATAGCAAAACTTTGTGTACTTGCTAGTAATACTTTTAGATTGTCTGATAACATAATTATTTCTGAGGTTGTGGGGGAGGACTACCCTTACGATTCCAATAGAATTCAAAGTAGTCCATGTATTTAGTGTCTCAACAATAGTGTTGATAGAACGTTCTGGTCGTTAGCACTTACATCACCTTCACCAGGTGCAACAATAACATTGTACTTCATGCCACCAACTTTACCTTTACCCATGTACTCATCATATGATAATATACTTGATGGGCTGATATTGTATGCATCGGCTAAACGTTGTTTCAATTGTTTCAATGCTTCTGGACTAGCAACTTGCCATTGACCATCTGGTCCTTTAGCCAAGTTACCCTTGCTATCTTTAGCCAATAAGTCATAGAATAGTTTTTCAGGAACAATGCGACTATTCTTAGTTGTTTCTAGATTAGGATCACTTGCCTTAACTTGTTTCTCTTGGCTAGTGTTAGCACCTTCACTCCAGTTGATAATGAAGTTGTCTGGCTTCTTAGCTAATGCGGCACCAGCCATCTTAGTATAAGCATAGAACTTAGTGTCTGGATGTTGTGCTGCCATCTTCAACGCTAAGTCTAGGTATTCAGGACTAAAGAAGTCACCAGCGTCATGCCAACGAACTGTTACGTCCCAGCCACCTGGGAATTTCTTATCACCCTTTTTACCAGCAGCTTCTTCGTGTGCAATTTCGCTACTAAGTTGTTTAAAGAATCCATCCGGATCATTCAACAAGTATGTTAAGATGCGACCGTCACTAACCCAAGCATTCTTGAATTGAACTTTACCACCCTTCATAGCGAAGCAATCAACTTTACATGAACCAGCACCTGGACATGTGTTTACTACAATTAGTTTGCCAGTAGATTCATCTACAGCGATACCAGTTAAAGCTGCAAAGCCAACGTTAAAGAATTGTTCAAACTCACCGTTTGAATGCTTCATCTTTTCGTTTTGCTTTAATAACTTCTTTGGACGTGTTTTCAATGCGTTGATAACATCTTCTTCACGATATCTTTTACCTTGCTCGTCATAGTAAGTGATTACACTTGAGCGATGCATGTATGGCAATTTAAACTTGTCAGTTTTAGTCTTACCACTAATGTACTTTTCTTCACCCGGTGTAACTTCACCAGTCTTCTTATTGACTTTATCTTTACTAACTTTGACTTTACCAGTCTTCTTGTCAATGTCAGGCGTACCTTGAATACGAGTCATATAGTCTTGGAACTCTTGTCCACCGAACTCACGTTGAGGTGCATCTAACTTAGTAGCTTCATCTACTGGCTTAGTAAAGCCTTGATACGCACCTTTAACTGCACCAGTAACACCGCCTATTACTTTCTTACCAACTTGTGACATGAAAGAAGGACGCTCTTTAGGCTGAGTTAAACTATCAATAGTCTTACGTGCGTTAGCTTGTGCATCACGTTGCACATCAGCCATTGAGTATGCTTCATCTACTTCATCTTCATCGCCGGCTTGGCTGACGAATTGATCCATGCTCATTACTTTAACGCCTTGAACAGCTCCGGGTAGTTTTGGCGTTGCGCCTTCAAATAGTTCTTGAAATTTCATAATTATTTCTTTGGTACACAGTTAGGCACTGTCTTGCCGTTCTTTTTCTTCATGCCGTATTGTTCATAACCATCCCAGCAATCTTCTTCGATAGCAGCCTCAGGGCCATGATGCTTGAAATAAGCAACCCATGCTAATCTAAATGCTTTCTGACTGAACGGGAATGGTGAACCACCACCGTAGTATAACTTCTGGAACGCATCTTTCATAGTGTCGCCAGGTCTTGCGTGACTTGCTGCCGCCCAGCCCACTTGCCAACCCATTACATCTAAGCCAGCTTCGTAGCCACCACTTCGTTCAAACTCACGCATAGCTTCTGGATCTTTCTCAAACACAGACTTCTTTTCGTTTTGTTTGCGAATCTTAGCAATGTTTTTGGCACGATCCTTTACAATAATATCGTGTGCTTGATGTGTTGGTTCTGTCGCCCAGTCCCATGCTTTCTTAGCACCTTGTTTGATTGTATCACCAAAGCCTTCTTTAGCAACGATATCTTTATCTTTTGCTTTGTTTGAGATTTCTTTATCTTTAGCTTTTGCACCGATTTCTTTATCAGCACCCTTCTTAAAGATTTGTAGGTCTTTGTACAGGTCACTGGCTAATTTATCTTCTGAAACTTCTGCTTCATCTACTTTTTTTGGAAGACTTTTATAGTCTGCTCCTTTATCAGCACTATGAAACTCTTTGCCAACTTTCTGACTAATGCCAACTTTCTTAGCAAACTCTGGATTGTGTGCTACTGCTGCCATTGTTCTGAATTGTGCTTGGCTCTTTGATTTTTCATTGACTTGTTTAGCACGAGGATCTTGCCAGTGATAGATTAAACCATCACGACCTAAGGTTTCGCTCTTGCTCCCTCTATCTCCGGGAAAACTTGGCTTACGAGGTTCAGGGAACTTGCCTGTTGCTTGGGGTCCTGGCTTTAAGAAACTATTGGCTTCTTCTACTTGTTCGCCACCTGCCATATGAGCACCATCGACAATCTTGCCGTTAGTAAACTTAAATGATTGTACACCATCTGGTGTTAACATCTTCTTCAATCCCATTGTAGTGATTGTTCCTGGGTCGGCTTGTCCTACACGCTTTTCTTCTACTGGCAATGCTGAACCACGAGGTAATACTTTCTTACCGTTTTGTAATTTACGTGATAGTAAATCTTGCAATACATAATCAGCGTTGTTAATAACAACTTGACGAGCTTCTTCTGGACTTGAAGCAACTACTGAGTACAGTCTTGGACCATAATCAGCATACTTGCCACGATAGTAGTTATTGAACACACGAACGTCCCATACACGCCAATCTTTAAGAGCGGCGAACGTAGACATTTCTTCACCTTCTTTAACGTCTTTATTCTTTTCTGCATCAGCAATATGTTGTTGCAACATAGCCCACAATCTATCACTTTCAGACTGTTTAGCTTCTTTATCTTTCCCAGACAACTCAGCTTTTGGCTTTTTACTCAATTCTTTTCTAGCAGTCTTTGTATTTGCTTTTTTAACTTCAGCTAAAGCATCTTCTGGTTGTCTTCTTGCTTGCGGTAATTGGTCATGTTCTTGTAAATAATCAAAGAACTCTTGAACTGACATACCATAATCACGTTCCACACCTGCTCTGAATGTAGCTTGTTCTTGAGGAGAAGCATTGTTGTACTTATCCATTAGTTCAGTAACTGTCAAATCGGCGTCAATTATATTCTGATTTGCTTGTTGAGTAGCTACTACACCGAGCCATCTAATCTTATCAATAATCATACTAATCTCAGCAGTGATATTATTTCTAGTATCCATTGATGCTCTGCCAAACTTTTTCACCTGCTGTTGACTTAATGCTCTAGCGACTTCCATAAAGTCACTACTGTTGACACCAGCTTTTTGTAATTCTTCTTTAGCGTATGCTAACCATTCTTTACCTTCATCAGTCAATCTCCAACTATTATCAATTTCAACTTGCTGAGGAGATGGGATTGAGGCAACAGTTGAACTGAAAGTTTGACCGCTTGGACGATTGACAATTTCTAAGATTGCTCTGATAGATGGTGTGATATCATTATTACCTTGAATCGCTGCACCAGTGTTAGGATTATATGATTGATTGTTTTCTGGGCCAAAATGCTTGACTTGCCACATACTCAATCGTCTTGCCAATGATATACGTTGTGCAGGATCAGCAGCTTCTAATTGTTTCTGAGCATATGCTAAGAAGCGTTGAAACTTATCACCTTCTTCTTCCCACTCATCAGCTTCTTCTAAACGTTGGTCGTTTGGTACACCACGTTGAAACAACTCTTGATGAATTGCTTGCCATGCTTCATTGTTCTTTTTACCTTCAGCACGTAATTCTTCTGTGTTTGGAGGTGCATCTCCGCCAAACAAACTAGCACCTTTATATTTGTTAAAGATGGCTTGAATTTCGTCACTACGTTTTCTAATATCACGTAGCATTTGCTTTAATTTGTCAGTTGGGATTTCTTTATATGGAGCTAATTTTGCTTGATATGCTGAAACATTAGCTTGTTGTTGTTCTTTTCCTTTAACTAAACCATCTTTGTAACCACGTGAATATTCACCTGATTCAGGACCATAGATAGAACTAGCACGAGGATTAGCTTCACCCCTGATACCGTCATTGACGCCATCTTCATAAGCACCTTCTTTAACTGACACTGAGTTAGGAAATTTGTCACTAGTCTTGATGCCTTGTAACATAGAGCCTTTGCCTCTACGCTTAACTCTTCCTAGTGGTTGACTTACTGACGCTACACTAGCACTTGTGCTAGTTCCCGCATCCGATTCTGTTACAACTTCTTGTTGTTTTGGTGCTAAAAGTTTTTCGATTTTCATAAAAAGATCCGTTAATCTAATATTTATCTGCGGCGTCTATTAACTCTAGGATAAATTTGTCCAGAGCTTGGTTGTGGTAAATGTGTATTTCTAGGATATACTTGCCCAGTTGTATTAACCTCATTCTTATAATATAGATATAAGTTTACTGAACCCTGCAAATCTGTTAAATCAGCTGGGCCACCGTGTGTTTCAGTAATTTGACCGTGCTTTGCTAGATTTAAAATATAACGTTTTGCAGTATCTTGATTCATGTATGGATATAACTCTAACGCACATGCCAATACACCAGCTACTTGAGGTGTAGCCATACTTGTTCCGCTGAACTTACCTAAGCCATAACTATTACTTCTTGGATCAACGACAGCATAATTATACAAGCATGAAATGATATTTGTACCAGGGCTATAAACATCCACACCCGGTCCACAGTCACTGTATGATGCTTTATAATCTCCGACGGATACGTCAATTGAGCCTACACAAATAGTATTCAAATCAAAGTCACCTCCACCGGCTATTGATTCAACTGCTGTTGGACTTGAACCTCTCATATAATAATATGGATTCTGAACACTTGCTGGATAACGTTGCGCCATTTCGAATGTATTGTCCCAATCTAAGCCACCGGGTAAATCATGCTTCCATGAACCGTTACCAGCCGCGCCCACAAAAATAATACCTTCTTTTTGTGCATCTTCAACATCAGCATCTAAGCCAGGCACTCGCATTGGAATACGTTTACCAGCAATAAATCCCCAAGCATTTAATTGCTCAGTGGAAAAACCACCCGATGAATAGCGTAACCCGTTACTACTTGTTTGAATATCAAATGTTTCAGGGGTATGTTCATTAAAAGTATATTGAATACGCATATTAGTAACAGTTGATGAGTACGCCGCTGACATACCAATGTGTAATGTAAACTGCCTATTAGGTGCAGTTCCTGTTACAGTAGAATATACCTCAGTCAATCTCCTATCGCCGCCACCCCAAAAGATTTTAGGATATGATGGGTAAGCATAGCTTAAACCATAGTATGCATCTGAGCCACCGCCGAATGTAAGATATCCGTTAGTACAAACGTAAACGCCACTATACGTTCCGCCCAAATATCTGATATTAAAAGGCAACGCAACATATCCAAATCCATCATCCATGCTTCCTGTAAAGGGGATAGAACCAATAATATTGGTCATACTTGATGTATTGAGTAAAACGTTTGCTATTTCAGTTGTATCGGCAGAATAACTTCCAGGAGTAACTACGTGTACGTCAAAAATAACGTCATAGCCGGCCCAATCATCTTGTTCCGTCACCGAATCAAAAGTAATTGTATACGGACCTGTTCCGGTAACTTGATATGATTTTGATATTAGTACTTCACCATCACCATAAAATCCATCAAGTGTTTGAGTTTCAGTATCTTGAAATAAAACGGTCTCACCTTCACGAATAGTAACCGTAATACCGATATCAAAAATAGTCAATGATCCTACTACTGCTATATCAGCTAATACCGCAATATCCGCAGGACCAGTGAGTGTAACAGTATATGAACTTGATGCAGGTCTTGTTGAGGCAGTATATGTTGCTTGTCCCGGACCACTAGCAACCCATCCAGATGGAATATCAGTGATACTCGGTGGAGTACCACCTAAGTCTCCAAACGTTGTTAACCTATAGCCAGCGTTTTCTTTTTTGTCAAATGTAGCTAACAATGTAGTAGCCGAACATATACCATATAAACCGCTGTATGCAACTGATGTTACAGGTGTATGTCGTTGTCCTCTATATGTTACTGCCGTGATATCAGAAAATGACCATTCACTAGGGAAAATACTTTGTCCCCAACTATTAGTTGATAGTGTAGGGTTCTTTCTTCCGGTTTCAGAATTAACTTCTTTGTGTCTATGGAATGCACGAATATAATCCATTACATAATCAAACTGTGTCCAAGTATTGAAATCTGGACTAGCATCATAATAGATATTATAGATATTTGCATCACGTGCCCAACCTTGAGTATTGCCAGCAACAGTACCAGCAACGTGTAATGGATGGTCTTGTGGGTAACCACTAAAATTATATGAATAATTAGTAACTGCTGTTCCAGTTACTTCCGGATTCCATTGACACCAATTGATTGATTTAACCCTAGTGCCACCTGTACCGTCACTATTAACTTGGTATTCTGGGTGTCCGGGGGAAATGCCATCAGCGTCAGTAACAACAACGTCAACGTTCTTACCTGTTTGTCCTAAAGTAATAGAACCTGTTTGCATCTGTGTTCCATTGCTACCCCAGTTACTTCTATTTTCACCCTCAATACAACGTAATAAACCCCAATTCTTCATGGGAGTTGTAGTATTACCACTCTTGTCCCATGCAGTACTTGATTGACTAACTGAATCAGTCACATCTTCAAACGTACCGGCTGTAATACCCATGTATTTTTTATGTATGGTTACCATTTTAACTAAAGGATTATTACGTAATTCTTCAGCTTCACCGTGTGTTAAACTATATGTTGTGTTACGACTTGAAGGTCTACGGTCTTTACAGTAAACACTTCTAGTAATCGTTGTATTAGCCGGAGCTTTTAAATGAGATTCTAACTCATCATATATCGTTTCTAAGTCAGCAAAGTCGTTAACCGTGACGATATAATCAAATCTTCTATTTGATTCTAAGTAGGTCATATATTATACCTCTAATTGTAATACAGTTAATGTTACTGTGATTGCTTGTGTTGAACCACTTAAGTTAGTAATTGTTGCAGGAATCTGATTTGTTACTGAACTTTCGTTATTGAAGCCGTATACTGCTGGAGCTAATACAACTGTTTCACCTGCAGATGTTACGATTTCAGTAATTAATCCCACACCACTTGCAGGTTCATTACCGATTGCACGTGAACTATCACTTGTGCGACTTGCTTGGTCAGTATATAAACGAACTCTTGCGGCTGCATTAGTTTCAATCTTGTACAACAAATAGCCCTTGTATGCAGTAAATGAACTTGATGCGCTTGCGGCATTAGCAATAGAACTTGTAGTTACTGATACAGTACCGCGAGATGTTAATCCTGCTCCGCCTCCACCACCTTGACCTAAAACTGTTTGTCCGTTGCTATCAACAATGTCACCACCTGCAGGTAATGTTAGTACATTATTTTCAAATACCCACGGGGTAGCACCTGATTGCACAACAATAGCACCAGGTAATACACCACCATCTCCATCACCTGCTTGAATATGAATATTACCACATTGACCATTTTCGTTTGAGCCGCCACTAGACAAGTAAACATTACCGCCTTGTGGCTCTGGTTGTCCTACATCATTGTAACCACTAGAACCTGCAAGTAAACGCAAGTCGCCACCGACGCTAGACTGTGCTCCCGCATCTCCACCTGCTCCGGCCATGATTGTAACATCCTCACCATAACCAAACATTGATGGGCCAACTTCTAAGCGCATTCCGCCGCCAGTAGTTGTGAACTCCATGCCCCAAGCACTATATAGATTCAAGTTAGCTTCTGTGTCGCCCTGACCAATTGTAGTACCCTGGATGTAACAATTGTTAATGTACACACGTTCTTGTACTAATGGGTTATTCGTGTGGTCAATACCACCTCTGATTGTGACAGAACCAATCGATCCTGAACCACCTACACCAACATCTCTGCCGGCAATTAATACATTGCCTCTACCTACGATAGCTGCTTCTTCGTTAGGAAGATATAAGTTACCATCTGTATTAAAGATCCAAGATTCGCCAGCACCAGGGGTACCTTGCCAGTTGCCCCACACAGTAACCCCGTCGCTAGTGATATCAATCTCACCGGCGCCAGTTCCAATGTCATCACTGCCAAATGTGTACAAATACATGTTACCAGTAACTTGAATATCGCTAGTGTTTGTAACTAATTTACCTTGATTACTGAAAGCCCATTCAAATGGGCCTGCACTAGGACTCATTGTAGTGACATAAACACCATCACTATCTTTCAACCATACTTCACTGTATAGTTCACCTGAAGTATAAATGTCAATATCACTAGTATTTTGTGTGTTGTAGATGCTAGTACCATTGAAGATAATCTCACCTGTTTGTCCAGGTGGAATTTCTCCGGGCGTTGGGAACACACTAGTACCATGCTCGTCAACAATGTCGCCACCGACCGGTAATGTTAATTTACCAGTACTGTCAAATGTCCATGTCTTTGGACTAGCTTCTAAGTTCCCGGCTGCTACAGTGAATCCAGATGAATTAACAACTGCTTGACCGTTAGCACCGATAATAGCTGCTGCACCGACGGGGTTACTTAAGTATGCGGCTTGCGTATCACTTACACTCCATTGAGGTAAGTTCATTTGAGCATATCCAGTTCCTAGTTTGATTCTACCTCTGCTAGTTACTGAACCATTAGAACTAAATCTATATGTTCCTGAATCACCACCGATTTGACATCTATATGCGGCATAGTCTACAATATCACTATTAGTTGTTAATCCCAAACTACTTGTTGGATTAAATGTAGTGACAGTAGTAGTTGATGGTAATGAGCCAGGGGCTTGGTTTACTAATCCTGTAGGAACATCCCAGCCACCGTACATTGGGCCAACTAAAAATTGGTCAAACAAATATGATTCAACATATCCATCTGTTGGTAACTGCCATGTAAATGCGCTCGTAGATGCATTTGTGCCACCGGTTTGTGGACTAACTGCTGTCTCACCAGTTAAAATTAGTTTTTGGTTGTTGTGAATTGCGGCTAACTTTGTGTTCATGCTGTTCGATGCAGGACCATCAGTTGTACCGTATACAGAATTTGAACCTAATGTAATTTCCCAATCAAAGTTCTCACTATTTGAGTTTACCATTGTTCTTGGGTTATACTTAGCCGTATAAAAATCCTTGTCGTTAGCAACAAATTCACCTGAGAAGACTGTACCGGCAATGTAAACGTTACCACCAACTGTATCTTCTGTCGGACGTTCTGAAATTAAACTAGTAATTCTGATAGGTAGTACGGAATTTATACCTACTTCTCTTGTCCACAAACTAGTTAGACTAGAATCAAATGTGCCAACAACAGATACATGCAAATCGACTCCGTCGTCTTTGAAAATAGCAACTTCGATATTATGTGTGACTGTGTTAAATTCAACTGCTAGACCTTCTACATCCAATCCAGTAGTACTTAGATTAGTAGCCGCCACTAATACACCATCAGTATCATACTTGTGCAAGACTGCAACCATATTTGAGCCACTATTGTTAGTACCGATTACATATAATGCGTTATCAGTAGTTGTAGCATATGTAGCACATGTATAATATGTGTTAGTCAATGACAGAATTGTTTTAGCCCAAATAACGTTACCTGTATCTACATCTACTTTTGCTACTGCAGGAACAATGTTCCCACCAACCTTAGATGAACCAGCTAAGTAAACTGCGGTAGTAGGAGAGTAACTAGCAAACATGTCATTTGCTTTGAAGTTTTGTAAGATTATTGGTGTATTATCAGCTTGCTCACCTGTATCTTTAACAATCTTACCTAAATATGTTTTACCAATACTATTACTATCAGTAACTTGAGCAAATGCTGACCAATAAACATATGATACGTTAACATTATTAACTACGTCAATAATATGATTTGTTGTGCCAACTATATCATTGTCATTTGGAGCAGTCCAGCTATTACGCCATTTGATTTCACCAGTAGGTGAATATTTAACTGCCATTAATTGATTTAAGTTGTTTTTCTCGTAATTACCTAATACATAGATATCACCAGCTAAGTCAACTGTTGCACTTGAACCCGCAACGTTGGCGTTTTCAGCACCGTCACCAGCCCCAAAGATTGAGAACCAGAATGAATAATCAGTATTAGCATTCAACCAAACATCGGCGGTTGATGTTAATGAACCTGCGTACACTGCATCTAGTTTATTATCACTTGTTCCCAAGCTATATGCTGATGATGTTGTTGGTGTAACAGTAGAACTTATATTCAAGTTCTTTACTGAACCATCTACTGGCATATGTAATACGCCAGTGTTGTCGAACTCCCAAACTTTAGCTGGGTTACCAATTTCATCTACATCGCCTGTACGAACTTTAACGCTTTCAAAAGCACCAGTGATATCAACATTTGCACCTCGCATTTTTAATGCACCTTCAAATACTTGCATACCCTCTGTGCCTACGCCAGACTGAATAGTAATATTACCAGCGGTGCCTGAAGTAGAGCTACCTGACTGAATTAAGATATTGCCAGCTTGGCCGCTGTAACCATATGTACTACCTGATTCGATTCGAATATCTCCACCAAACTGTGCTGCTGGGCCCGCGTAAATCTGAACACCACCACCGCCACTCTCATACACATCATTTGAACCTTGACCAGCATAGATTCCAATTTCGCCGCCGTTTGTAGTTGGTCCGCCAAACTCAGAGAAATCTTGTCCACCTTGAATATAAATTGGTCCGCCTGCTGTATTACTTGTAGGATCAGAACCAATAATACCGATACCTTGGTTGAATGGACCCGGGCCAATTACGCCACCGTCAAATGTTAGTGTACCATTAACGATACCATTGCCACCACCACCTTCAACGTTAGCGATTGCATTATCAACATACGCTGTTGTCGCATATGATTGTAAGTTAGGTTTGTTTAAGATTAAACCTGTACCAGTAGTTGCGTTCCAGTCAGCTAGAACGTTTGTCTCAACAACCTTTGTTACATAGCGTGTAACGTTCTCGACTGTATTAGTGATAACTTCACGGTCTGTGCTAGTTGTATGAGTTCCGCCACCAGCTATCAAATTATTGATATCTCTATTGCGGATATAATTTAAACTTGGATCGACTGATGTATCGACTATCGTTTGTTGTGGTGTTACTGGCATTTTACTTCTTCCTTATTATTCTTATGGTTGTAAAATCGGCGGTCTGCCGTTACGTTGGATCTTGCTGCCTAACTTTCTAGCATTATCCTTGATACTATTTGGGGTTACATCTACGCTTAAACCCATTTTCCAACGAGGATCGTTTCTTTCTTCCTCGCTTGGGATATATCCTGAGCACTCTTGTACATACTGTGTCCAACCCTCAAGTAAGTCATCTTCTATTGAAGTATCTTCTACTTCTTCTGGGAGGCTCAAGTGTTTGCTATGCAGTTCATCTAGTTGTTTGTATAGTCTAGTGATGATACCTGCATTGCGTAATGCTTTGTATGCTAGATTTTCGGGGCCAAATTCCCCAGTTTTATCTAAGCCTGCTTTGCGATATTTCTTTAATGTTCTTAAAACACCTTGAATTCTCTCGTAATTACCACTCTTTAATGCATACTCAGCTAATTTAATTAGTTTCTGATACTTAATCTTAGTAGCGGCTTGGTCAAAGTGTGCTCTACGCTTACGAGGTAATCTATTCCACTTGTCATTTAGTACACTATACTCTCCTAAGCTGACTACAGGTAAGTTTGTATCTTGTACATATAATTCTACTTCATAGCCACCAATAGTAATGTCATGGCTATCGTTATATACGTTCTTTTTAGCATCGAATAGTTCACGGTAAACGTCATCGTCTTTAAACTTACTCATATCTACCAAGATATGCAAGTCAATGTCTGAGTATGGTGTGTAACTATAAGCTGCACTTGAACCACTGATTGTAATATCTTCAATCTCTAAGTGGTTGATACCTAAATGGTCAACGAAATCTTCTGCTATCACTAATAATTGACTTCTAACCTCTGGAATCATGGAATCACCCTGAAATATAGCTGGGTTTAGTTCTTTGTGGAAGCGTACTGTATCGCTGAGGTTTAAATTGTACAGTTCATTAAGGTTCATATTTTATTTATCAAAAAAACGGCTACCTTAGTTTCCTAGGGTAGCCGTTGTGTAGAATATTAGTATATTATTCTGTTGGGTTTTGTTCTTGTGATTGTGCAAGAGCTTTCTTTTTCTCTTCTTCCAAGTACATGGGTCCGATTGTATTCAACAAGTGTTGTTGATTTTCCATACAGAATACATATGCACCACTGTGACGTAACAATACTCGTTTGTCAACCCAGATTCTACCACCTAGGTCACGCCAGTTTTCACAGAATGTCCAGTCTTCACTATAGTAACGACCTTGACGCACTGCTGTATCAAAGTATGTTTTCAAGTGAGCATCGTATTTAGGATCTAAACCGATATCATTCTTGTATGGCTTAACTGCTGGGTGATTGTTCATTTTCTCAAACACTTCACGCTTCATCAACAAGAAACCTGTACCTGCTTTACTTACTTCTTGTAAGCCGTCTGGTCCTTCTTCTGCACCCTCGAAACCGTTAACAACCCACTTGATGGGCATAGTCTTCATTGGGTACAAGCCACCAATAACATCAACGTTTCTGTTTAACAATACTAATAGATGCCATGGTTCCCAACCAATATCAGCGTCAACAAAGAATAAATGTGTTGCACCTTCTTGTAATAGGAATTTAGCTGTAAGAGTATTTCTAGCACGTGAAATTAATGATTCGTTAACCATTGTTTCCAATGTCCAGTCGATATTCAATTGACGGGCTGTGTTAGCCCACTTAATAAACGACATGAATGTAGATTCAGTCAACATTCCACCATAGCATGGCATTGCTATGTGGACTTTAGTTGTACGTAAATAGTCTACGTTAACTTGAACTTGCCCATCTTGGGCTTTCTTCTCTTGTTCCTGGGCAGCTTGTTCAGCGATTTCGTGAACTTTTTCTACGGGAACTGTTTTTTCTTCGTCTTTTGTCTTTGCCATTTGGTCCTCTTTAAAGATGTAAATATTTACACTCTAAAGAGGAGTACGAAATATTTTTATTCGTCCACGTAATCTTCTATGATACCACGTTCATCCTTGACCCCGTAGTGCCCACGACTAGCTTCTGTGTGTGGTTGATAGATGACAAATGCTTTAGGGCGATATCTTAGAAAATGCTCATACGCATACTTGTGTGCCATTCCTAAGTTATCTGACTGATATAATGGTCCACCGATAAATTCAAACTCATCATTAGGATCACATTGGTATACAACATACTCAGCATAGTGGTCATCGTCATCACCGTTACCAGGAGCGAATTCGTTTAGACCTTGCTCTTTCTTTGCTTTCTCTATAGCATCCCATTCGGCACCAGTCTTTTGTCCACGTTTTTTCTTCTGTGCAGGAGCAGTAGATGATGAGCGACCAGTGTGCATGTTTCTGTAATCGCCACTTGGTGTCTTAGTAAAGTCACCTTCTTTAACATCTAGTGCATCACCAACTTCCATTGGCTCTAGACCGTGTACAGGACAATCTGGATCTGGATCTCCTGGATGGCAAGAGCATTTGTATTTGCTGCCTTCTTCTAAGTCGTCCGATTCTAATTCATTAATTGTTTTAGGATTATCTGCTGGGTAGAAGTAATAACCCATTACACCCTTCAAACCACTGCGTGTCCAGATATAAACTTGACGACCTTCTTTAGTAACAATTAGTTTCAAACTAGAAGGAACATCACCGCGAATTGGCATTCTTGACGCCATATTAAGTTGAATGCCATTTAGATACATGAAACTGCTATCACCGTCCCATTCAGCATCAGTTTGAATAGGGGCGTTCTTGCCGTGATAGTTTACTTGATTCAAGCGTTCGATATCTTGTGTACCTTTTTGAATACGTTTAGCGTCTTGTTTTGCTTTTTCGGCTGCATCAGCACGTGCTTGTGCGGCATTTGAATCTGCGGCTGCTTTGTACATAGCTTGTTGATGGCTTGGTGTAGGGAATGCACCAGCGATACCACTTGCTTTACCGGCTGCGCCAGCTAATCCTGCACCCGCGATACCCTTTAAGATACCTCTACGTGAGATATCCTCTTCAACACCCTTAGTTCTAGCTTCTTTTTCTAAGTCTAGTTTACGTTGACGAATAGCTTCCTGGTCAACACCCGGCTCACGCTCTAAATCTTGTAGTGCTTTTCTTTTAGCATCTAAATCAGCCTTATCTTTAAGTGCGGATTCAATTAAACTATATACCTTTTGTTTTCTATCATTAGACATTGTTGGTAATAATGGTTTAATACGCTCGATAAATTCTTTTAATTTCTTAGTCTTAACTGCGCCCAATAATCTAGCTTCTGCTTTACGCATTAAATCCATGACTTCTTTATCACTTAATGCTTTAGGCATATCTCTGCGCCACACTTGATACTTCTGTTCTTCTGTAGCATCAGGTTGCAATAGTATTTCACGCATAGGAGTAGCACGTGGGCCCTCTTCTTGTGCATACTTGTCTTTTGTCTCTTGTCTTGAAATAACCTTGAGTTTTTGTAATCCCATTGATTGATATACGGGTACGCCCTCTTTGTTTGGCTTTTCTAAGTACTGGAACGCATTCTTCTGGTCAGCACCCACAACAACTACAACACCAACATAACCCTCGTTAGCTAATTGTGTTAATGCTTCGTTTAAGTTACCCTCTGCTGTAAAGATAGTAGCATACTGAGGGAATACACGTTGATAGATTTTAATCTTTTCTTCGGGGAATAATGGATCGTCTTTGCCAACTGTTTTGCTGACAAAGAAGTAAGGATCCGCATGCATCATCTTAGCTTGTGTGATAACTGCACTGGCTAGATACATATGCCCTGTGTGACCCATACCACGACCCCATCCTACTACTGCGATTTTGCTTTGACCTGTGCGTTTCATAATTTTCTTGGCTTCCAATTCAATTGGTCGATAAGTTTTAAGAACTGTCCGGGTAAATCATTCTGAAAGTTAATCTCAGGGTGTGCTTGTACATAGCCCTCTGGATTAGTTTGCATGATTCCACCGTGAAGTCCTAGACTTAACGACTTGATAATCTTCATCTTCTCGTTTGTTAATGCTTCTACAGCACCCAGTGTAGCTTTCAAGCCCTCTTTGTCACTAAGCATCATTTGTGCTTTAGCTGGGCTTAAGTTTTGTTGTGCATATGCTGGGAAATCTTTTAATAGATTCTTAACACGTAAATGTTTATTTAGATATGTATATAATTCACCACCGGGACTAGATAATCCCTTCTTAGGTGCTAGATAATTGTCAATTAACTGACTATTAGTTGAAATAAACTGTGCTAATTTATCTAGGCCACTAGTATCGACACCGGGCATTTCTTCTACATATGTTGTACCCTGAACAATAACTCCGGGAACACTTAATTTCTCTGCGTTAGGATAACGTTGTTCGTCACCACTACCCAATGTAGCATAATAACCTGTAGCGGCTACCATTAGTTTAGCACCTTTAATCTGTTTACCTAGATTACTGTCAGCAGGAACGTGAAACGTAGTGATATTAGGCTTAAAATCGTATGTCTTTGTACGTGGGTTTAATGTAGGAGGTGATTCACATCCAGGGAAGAACAATAATCCACCCTCGATGAAGCCTTTCTTAGGTGAAATCTTCTCAAAGTACGGCCATAGACTAGCTAATGTCTGTGCAAACACTTTACGTCCACCAGCATCGCCGGATCCTGTGCCTAATACGAACTTAACAATATCTTCGGGACTGCTAGGAAGAGTGGGTGCGCCAGTATTAGTCTGCATCTTACCACTCTTTAAATATTGCCATGCATTCTTAGGAATCATTCTAAAGACTCCTTTATCATCACGGCCCCAATAGATAACGGGCATACCATCCCATTTTAATTCAATCGAATCATACTTCTCAGTCATATACTTCATGCGTTCTACTGCGTGAAGGCCACCTTGACTACCATTACTGATAACCAAGTCTTCAATATGCTGATACTTACGACCAACAGTTCCGGCAGCTTCAAATAAAATATCGTTTAATTTCATTTTAGCATGTCCATTGTACGACGGAACCATTCAGTTACGTTTGGAGTAGCAGCCTGCCAGCTTGCGCCAGCACGTGCTTTACTCATAATTTCTTCTTGTCTCTCTGGTGGGACTTTAGCAATGATAGATTCAACAGAACCCAAGTCTTTACCAGTAGCTCCCTTACCTAATAGATATTGAGCGATTGTATTCCAGTCGCTAGATAATAATTGTGCTTTCTTTCCTGCACTGTCTCTAGCATATAAACCCTCGTCTGGACTCCATAGCATATTCTGACTACTTGCTAGTGCGTTCATAACTAGTTGCTTGTTCACGCCCTTGTATGGACTACCCTGAGGGATTTCATGTCTGTGATATTGTGCTACATTCTTAGCGTTCTTAACTACTTTGATATCTACTTGATAGAAGTTACCAGCTAAAGGGATTCTAGCATGAACTGTAACGCCCGCTAGTTTAGTCTGAATATTCTTTTCATTTAAATATGCAGCCAATGCTCTACGTGTAGTTGATGAATCGCTAGTGTTGAATTGTTTCATTAGTATTTCTAAGTCAACCATTGCGTCTAAGTCGTTTGCTCTTACAACTGACCCATCTTTGTTGTATCGTGGCTTCCAGCATGAGCCGATAACTTCTACGGAAACTCCCAAAGGTTTCACATATTTGAACGTAGCTTCTGCTAATGGCTTTCCAACTTCACTGGGGTCAAAGTTAGTTACTACATCGTCCCAAATGTTTCCACCTTCCATTAAGTTCATTTTAATAGCTCACTTTAATATGTTGAATAACACCAGCACTAAAATTGCTGATAACTACACGGATCCAAACAAAGTTTCCTGTGACGTTTTGATAACTGATTTGAGTTAATCCGTCAGCTTCGAAACTATGAACTTCGAACCAGTCGCCGTCTGTAGGGACTTCTGATAATGTAGCTTGAAATGAAATATAACCAGATACTGAGGTTAATTTCCATGCAACTGTTTGCAGATTCTTCTTGCTTAGATAGTACCCGGCGGCAGGGAAATGGTCGCTGATAACCGTAGTGTTGTTGCCTGCAAAAGCCGTTTGACCAAGCATTAATGTTGTAATTGTTTGGCTCATTATGCTTTCTCAACTTCCACTAAAACATCTCCAGCAACTAACTGCTGAACAACTTCTTCAATCGTCTTGGGAAGGTCATCAAACCCGGTAGACTCTACATCTGCCGGGTTATCTCTTACAAGTTGGCTTAATTTAACTACAAATACGGTTTCTACAATCTTGGCCATGAAAATACTCCATTAATAGAGTATTTATCATGTTATGTAGGTTCTGGACGCTTTTCTAATTTATAGCGTTTACCCAGCATGTCGCCGTACAATAGTGCTAGATAGCTTAATGTTGATTCTTCATTGTAGTCAATGAAGTAGTGACTGGACATGTAATTGCCCCACCAATAATTAATTACAGTTTTTTCTCTAACCCACTTGGACATTGCAGGGCTAGAACTAAGGGTTTTCTTATTTTTATCTAAGAATTTCTTAAGTTCTTCCTTGAACCCGTCAGGAGCACGTTTGCTCTTTAAGTAAACCCTATAGTTAAACTTGGGCTTGTTTACAAAGTGCTTTATACCAACTAAATTACTTGTGATAACTTCGGTCATGTCAGTTACAACATTAACATCGTTAGTATATTGTGACTTAATATCCTGCAAATACTGTAGGTCGTTACTGAAAACAGCAATTGTGTCACCCTCGCTACGCAACCCAATGTTCTTGTCCTTCTTAGCCGCGGCCCTGAAAGTAATTAACCTTTCAATTGGTACTAAGTTTTCAGTGATTTCTTTCTTTGCATCGTCACGTAACTTACTGTACAATTTACTCTTCCCGGCTAAACGTAACTTCAATGTTTCGATATCACTGTACCAGGCATAACGAACACCCGGTATAGATAAACGCAACCTATATAGGTACTTACTGTAATATGAACTGTCTCGGTAATCGTGAAAATCGATACCAGGAACATCACTGACTGACTTCAATAATCCCATCTTCTCCTACTTTCGCTACTAGTTTCTGTGATACCTCGAACTCGATGGTATCGTTGTTTAATACCGCGTTGATTGTACTATTTTTAATACGTTCAAACAAGATTTTCTTAGATAGAGGCACCCGAATCAATTCGTCAATCTTACGTGACAATGGACGAGCACCCATCTTACTATCATAGCCCTTTTCAGCTAGATATTCAACAACTGGTTCACTCAAGTTCAACTGAATCTGATATGTGTCATTCAATTGTTTACGCAAGTCCTCTGTAAACTTAAGTACAATCTTCTTGATAGCCAATGTATCGAGTTTATCAAACTTACAGACCAAGTCGATACGGTTTCTGAATTCTGGCTTAAAGAACTCTTTCAACGCTTTGTCATCTTCACCTGTACGTTCTTGTGAACCGAAACCAATCACTGACTTCTCACTATCACTAGAACCCAAGTTACTGGTCATGATAATGATACAGTTCTTAGCATTGACTTCTTTACCGTTCGTGCCGGTCACTCGACCTTCATCAAGTAATTGCAAGAACACGTTAAAGATATCTGGGTGAGCCTTTTCAACTTCGTCAAACAACAAGATAGCATGAGGGTTCTTGCTCAAGTCGTTGATTAAGCGTCCGCCACCTAAGTTGCCTTCGCCGAAGCCTACGTATCCGGGAGGTGCGCCGAGCAATGCTGACACGTTGAACTTTTCACTGTACTCTGACATGTCGTATTTCAACAAGGGCATGTCTAAGTTCTTACTTAACAAACGTGCAAGTTCAGTCTTACCCGTACCAGTTGGGCCTAAGAACAAGAAACTTGCCATTGGCTTAGTCTCTGGGCTGATGCCAGCAAAACTAACATATAAGCGATCCAATACAGCATCAACAGTCTTTTCTTGACCATACAACTTATGCTTCACGTTATCGGACAATGTCAACACACGTGCGTTACTGTCATTACTCAACTTGTCAGCAGGGACTTTAGCCATGCGTTCAACTTGTTCGTAAATCAATTCTTTTGTAATCTTAGCACCACTGTTGTTCAATACTCTCTGTTTAGCACAAGCCGCATCAATCAAGTCAATTGACTTGTCTGGGTTCTTACGGTCATGCATGTAACGGGTAGCACTATCTACTGCCGCAACAATAGCGTCATCTTCGATTTCAACATCATGGAAGTCATTCAAGCGTTTGCTCAAGCCACCAAGAATACGAATAGTTGATTCACGATTTGGTTCGTCAACTGATACACGATAGAAGCGGCGCATCAACGCACGATCCTTCTCGAAACTCTCATAGTACTCTTCCCAAGTTGTACTAGCGATAACTTTCAATGTACCCTTAGTGATAGCAGGCTTAATCATATTAGCGAAGTCAACACTGCCGTTACTACTGTTGCCACCAGCACCCTTCATAGTGTGTGCTTCGTCAATGAAAAGAATAGCTTTCTTCTTGGCACTCAATGCTTCGAGTACTGACTTAATCTTTTCTTCAAAGTCACCGCGATACTTACTACCAGCAAGCAAACTACCGATTTCAAGACTATAAAGAGTATGACCCTTCAAGAAGTCTGGGCAATCGCCGTCAACAATCTTTTGTGCTAGACCCTCTGCGATAGCTGTCTTACCTACACCAGGATCACCCACCATTAACACGTTACTTTTGAATCGTTTAGCTAATACGTTAACAATCTCGTTGACCTCAGTTGAACGACCAATCATTGGTTCTAGTTTACCAGTTTGTGCTAGTTCACTCAAATTGATAGTGTATTCTTCTAGGATTTCATTAGCTTGTGATTCTGTCAATGCAACGATACTATCATTGTGCTTATAGTTCTTTTGCCAGAAGGGAACAAACTGATTCTTTTCAACGCCATACTTCAATAAAAAGTAATGTGCATGGCTATTTGTTTCGTTTAAAATACTAAGATACAAGTCAATGCTTGTAACATTTTTACGACCGGTAAACAATACTTGTGTTACTGCTCGGTTCATTACACGCTCTAAACTATGTGTTTTGCGTGGCTGAACATCTTGTCCTTGACTGATATCTACCTTGATTGATTGTAGGTTATCGATATAACTGGTGATTTCCTTAATCATCATGTCAGTATCAGCACCAAATTGGTCAAGACATTTCTTAAACGGGGTGAATGTTACTAGTGCTAGTAACAAGTGCTCAATAGTGCAATATTCATGGTTGCGCTCTTTAGCGAATCCAACTGATGATTCAATGATGGATTCGATTTCTGGTGAATTAGTCACTAATTGTTCCTTTATTTAGATTGAGTTTGACGAATCATGTTTATTACAGATGCGTCAATGTTAGCAGGGATAAATGGTTTTAGCAAGAGATATTGGTCACCGGCACCTTGATGATATGGGATTCCCTCGCCCTTAATCTTCATCATTGCACCCGGTTGAGTCTTTTCGGGTATGTTGACTTCAAGTTCCTTACCCTTAATAGTAGTGAACTTAACTGTTGTACCCACAATTAGATCCAGAACTGAAATCTCAAATGTACTAATTAAGTCGGGACCATTACGTTCAAACTTTGGATTAGGTTGAACTCTGAACTCTGCTATAAGTACGCTGTCTGGGATTATGTGTTCGTATTTGAGTTGTGTGCCGTTGTCAACACCGACTGGGATATCGATTTTGATTGCTTCAACTTTTCCAGATGGTAACTGTATTGAGAGTAACTGCTCTCCGCCAGTACAAACCTGTTCCAGGGTGACCCATACAATAGTCCTGAATACGTTCTGTCGCTGAAATCCTTGTCCGAAGAAGTTGTGGTTTCCACCTCCGAACATTTGGGCGAAAATGTCGTTAACGCTTCCCCCGTGATTGAATTGGAATCCGAAAGGGCTGCCGCCATGTTGACCGAATGGGTTTGGATTGTCATATTGCTGTTTCTTTTCTGGGTTAGATAAGTTATCGTAGGCTTCTTGAACCTTTTGGAACATGGCAGTGTCACCACCCTTATCTGGGTGATGTACTGCTGCCATTTTTCTGTATGCTTTTTTGATTTCGTCGGGGGAGGCATTTCTGTCTACCCCGAGAGTTTGATAATAGTCGCTCATAATATTGATGATAGCACAGTTTGTGTGCTAAGTCAATATTTATTTTGCCGCACCCTCAATTTTTTCTTTTGTTCTACCATATGCGGCGATACCTAGAACTGCACCCATTGCGATGTGGTAAAGACCAGCACCTTGTAATGTCAATGGTTGCCACTGTGACGTTACGTTACCGTGTGTCAATGCTTGTAACAATGACCAAAGAATTGGGAACACAACAAAGTCACATGTACATGTTAACATATACACCCAACCCATAACTGGGCGCCATTTCTTGTTGATCCAATCTGTTGCGTCTTTGTCTAATGCTACTGTGGACTCTCCACCTTGGCTCATTGCTCCTCCGCCGGATTGTAGGGCGGCTGCTTGGTTGTTGTTTGATTGCATGTTTGCTCCTCCCATTGACGGACTTGAGCCGAAACTGCTAGTTGTTGACGATGTTGTAGTTGTAGTGCCAAAGCTACCGGAACCTCCGAAACCACTGGCTGCTGGGCTTGTTGCATTACCAAATCCTCCTCCGAATGAACTTCCCGTTGGGAAAGCAGATACGTTTGGATCTGCCGCTAGTGCCTCATGATGGTCGTCATCTGTGGCGATTGGAGTCTCTGCTCCCGCTTTTTTTGCTAGTAATGTTGCCATATTATAATCCCGCCTTTGAAATAAAGTCTTTGAGTAGACTATCTTGTTCTTTGAAAATCTTGTGTGGCTCTAGTCCTGCACGTTCACGCATTTCATTCAAGTCTGACTCTTTTTCCATTCTATATTGATGTGGACTTAATGTAATCATACTTTTAATACGTCCGGCGTCTAAAGGATAATTAGTCCCATCAATTTTCATTTCCCAGTCTTCAACTTTAAGACCAGTTAATGTTTCTAAATCTTCTACAAGCTCAATGATTCTATCTGGAACCATTGTTCTACGGTCTAGTTCAACGAACACTACATAGCGTCCTGATACTAACTCACCGTCACTAGTCTTAGCGTCTAAGACCCAGTCATATCCTCGCTCAAACCAGTCAACTAAATCTTCACTAGCCTGATTACCCCTAACAACAAATGACACAGTAACAATTTCATCATCACTTCCCATCTTTGCTTCATATTCATCAATTGAAATTCTAGGGACGATTTGTCCCTTCAAATCCATATGATCCATACCCTCTAATAGAATTTTGTTCATTACATCATTCCTCCGGGTGCTGGTGGCATTCCTCCGCCCATCCCCATGTCAGGAGCCATTCCCATACCTTGTGCTTGTTGAGGTTGATTTTCTTCTCCCTCTTCGGAACCTGCTTTATCTAAGTCATCTTCGTAAGCATTATCCAACTCACCCAAGTCAATAGTTTGGTCTGCTAAGTCAATAGAACCTTCGCGGATATCGTTCATTAGTTCTTTAGGCATATTGATGTAGACTAACCACACTTCACGCTCAACCATTTTAGGATACTTAGTTCCGGGCTTGAAATCCTCTGCTGATTCGATTTTAACTGGAACTTCAATAGTAGTCTTTTTGAACTTGATTGTGCAACCAAGTCTTAGTAATCTTTTGCCACCACGTGGGTCGGGCATTAGTTTCTCAGGGTACATGAATACACAAGAAACACTATACTTCTCAACATCAGGACCACGGACTAACTCGCCCAAATCCCAATGTTTATATGCATAGAGGTCAGCTTCATCTAGGACTCGTTCAAAGTCTAGTAAGCTGTTAATCATACCGTCACTAAAGTAGACACCCTTAATAGTATTAATGATGCTCGAATAGTTGATATCGTTGAAAAAGTCGTCTGAAGGATTGCTCATAGTTTAGTATTTATCATTCTTTGAACGATAACGAGCAGAAAGAAAAGTTCGGGGGTAGCCTAATATTTATGCTAATTCTGTGTGAAAAAAGTACGCTACTATAGGCTATTCATTTGACCTTAAATAAACTTGAGTGTTATGAGAACTCACGCTCGACAAAGGAGATAATTTTGAGCAAACGAAAGACAGGCGCTTTACGCAATCAGGAACAAGACACACGCTACGCACACACAAAAAAACAAGAACAAACATTCTATACGAAAGAATCTAAAACAATCAATTTCGACCAAGCACGAATCAAACTGAATACTAAACCCATTCAATTAGTGCCCAAGTCCGTCAATCAAGAAAAGTACATTCTCGCACTACTTAATGAACACGTTGATATCGTTGTCGTAGGTGGACCTGCGGGAACAGGTAAAACTTATCTAGCTATGCAAGCCGCTATCAAGGCATTGAAAGCAGGTGAAGTAGACCGTATTATCTTGACTAGACCTGCAATTGGTGTTGAAGATGAAAAGCATGGGTTCTTGCCAGGAGATATCAATCAAAAGATGGAACCGTGGACTAGACCTCTGCTAGACGTTTTACGTGAGTATTACACAGCCCGTGAAATCGCCCACATGCTAGAAGAACAGATAGTGGAAATTGCACCCCTAGCATTCTGTCGAGGTCGGAACTTTAAGCACAGCTACGTTATACTTGATGAAGCTCAAAACGCAACCCCTGGTCAACTCAAGATGATTATGACTAGAATCGGTATCGGCAGTAAGATTGTAATTACTGGCGACATTGAACAAGCCGATAGAAAAACAGCCGACAATGGGCTACTAGACTTACAAAATCGATTGGGGAAGGGGGTGATTCCAGGGTTGCAACTATGTAACTTTGAACTAAAAGATGTTCAACGACATAGGATTATCGAGCACGTACTTAAATTGTATGGATAATAAAAAGGGGCTTAACGCCCCTTTTTATTCCTCGTTCGCTTCGTTAGTTAATCGTTCTATGATAGCAGGGTAGACCTGAATATAGTACGCAAGCATTTTGTCAAAGTCAGTTTGAATAACTTGGCTTTCGACCAAGCATTTTACCAACTTCTTTTCCTTAAAGTCCATGATAACATTCGCCATTTGAATGTCATTATCTTTAACTTTCTTCGCAACTTGAACTTGTTCGTCAATCTTACCATCGGCTTTACGAACGTATGTAATAATTAGATATCTCATATTAACTTGTTAATTCTATAAGTGTAGCTGCCAAGTTGATTTCAGGGATACCAACTAGGCTTAAGTTTGCTAAACCATTGCGAATCACAATGATACTAGCATCCTTCTTTTCTTGTGTATTGCCCCACAAGTCTAAGTTGTTGTACATCCAACGATATACATCTTCAATACGACTTGGATACAATGCCAAATATTGTAGTAGTTGTTGACGACCTTCGTTAATCTTTCCCTTCTTAAACAGTTGGGTTGCTTCAACTAATAGTTCATCTTCACTAGAAGTTTGTGTTGATGGTGGCAACAATTTGCCTGTGCTACTATTGACTTGCAATTGATTCAAACACTTACGTAAGTCAGGATAACTTACACCAATGTAGCTATCAAGCACATCCAAATCAAATTCAACATTCTCTGTAACTAGAACAGTTGCGGCTCTTGCCGTGAACTCAGTTTTATCTGGTTTAGCGATATGAAACTTGTGACAGCGACTTTCACGCAATGCAGGTATAACTCTATGCTCATAGTTACAAGTTAAGATATAACGTGTAGTAGCAGAATATGCTTCCATATCATTACGCAATGCAGCCTGTGCGTCACGTGATAGATAGTCAGCTTCGTCAAGCAACACGACTTTGAACTTACCAAAGGGCATTGTTTCTACGAAACCATTAATCTTTGTACGAACGTTCTCTACGGAGTTTTCACGTGATGCGTTGATTTCCAACACATCGAATTCATCTACTCCCAACTCTTTGATTAAGACTTTTGCTAGTGTTGTTTTACCAGTACCAGGGTCACCCGATAACAATAAGTGAGGGATAGTTCCCTCTTTGATCCAACCTTCTACTTGTTGCTTTTGTCGTTCATCAACAAACACATAATCACTAATGTTTGTTGGGCGATACTTTTCTACCCAGAGACTGTTTTTCATCGTTTCAATGCTTCCAAAGTCATAATTTTAGCAAGTTCTGTGCCTAAATCCAAGTCACTTGGGATAAGATGTAGTGCTTGGTCGTTAGTATCCTTCTTCTCATTGTAGTAACTGTATTCTACAATGTGACCGCCCGTTGCTGGGTAGATTCTAAATACTAACGGAGATTGACTTAAGTTAACCTGACCGTCATCTGCAACTTTAATTCCCTGTCTCGATCCTGCTCGTACTCTAGGAATGTTCATAGCTAAACCAACTCTTGGACCCTCTGCTACTTTTTGAGTATTATGTTCCTCTTGCTCAATACTCTTGAGTCCGTTATACAACCATTTAAAAAACCAATTCATATTATACCTTATCACTCATAGTTAAATCGTCAACGGGTTCGTCACTAACTAATAGAATATCCGCTGGGTCAACTCTACGGATAGTTTTCTTACCCTCTTCATCTTCGATGTCCACACCCCTAGTCCAACGACCATGACTGATGCAAATCCATTTGCCCACTTCAAGTTGCGGGTCTTTTTGATTTGGTCCTAGTGCATAGATTTTAGCCCAACGAGGGCGAATACCTGAACTTTTCATATCATCGTTTGGTAAAATGATACCACCATTTGTGATACGTACATCAAATGCCATATCACATACAATGATGTGTTCACTAATAGCCTTAAACTGGTCTTTGTTAAATTTGTGTGGTTCGAATGATGCTTTCATGCTATGATTATAAAGTATTTTTGTTTCTGTTTTCAATTAAATTGGTTACTTTTGTACGTCATCATCTTCGTCAAAGAATTTCTTTTCCTCTGGCGACAACTCATCGGGTTGTAATGCTGGTTGATTGCGTACCGCTTGATTATACGTCTTTCTAACACGTTGGTTATTGTCTTGGATAATCTTGTTGTTGCTATCTAAGATATCCCCACGTGCGTTGACACTCATGTTACCGACTGCGCGGACTTTTTCATTGCGGGCAACTAAAGCAGACATGTCTACTGATTTACCCATTGCTGAACGTGATACACCCATAATTTTCTCCTTATTTAAGAAACTCGTCTATCGACAAGTCATAGTGTAAACTATTTATACGGTGTACCCCCATTAGATACAATACATAACTAGACACACTTGATCCTCTGCCCACTCCCCAAACTACGTTATGTTTTCTCATTGTATCAACCAAATACTTTAGATAACGCAATAGCATGAACAAATCACGCTCTTGGAACTTGAGCAGTTCATCACCCACTCGTTGTAACTCTGATTCGGTTTCGCACAAGTCTAATACGTATTTGGCAATATCAAAGTCAACATATTCTTCTGGGAGGAACCAAACACTCTGATTCTTCAAATCAAAGTTCTCTACTGAACCCGATGGCTTTTGATAGACTGAGAAACTTGGTTTGTTGTCTAAGTCCAATACCTCTGGGATTTGTAATATAGATTCAACCAATGCACGTTTGACTGTTCTATCTGGGTTTTTAAGATAGAACTCGCACAGGTCGTTTTCGGTCAATACTTGTTGACCATAGTTATCATTACGCATTGATATAGTATAACAGGTTTATACTAGAATTTCAACTGTTATGTTTCCGTTTTGTTATCAAAACTTGCGAACAACACTTCTGAATTGGGCGTTAATGTTTTGGTCTTGTTGTTGTCCCAAGCCAAATAGATATCTGACCAATCTGTTTTGGGCTTAACTAACTTAACAACTTTCTTAGAAGAATTCTTAACTTTAACATCATTGATTTTACATGAGCATTCATTCCACCATCCGTGTGACATAAAGGGTCCGATGTTATCTTCTACTTCAACCATGCAACTTACACCATCGCTCAATGCAGAACCAATTTGAATATCAGTGAGTAATAGTCTGCCCTCAGCGATTGCGTTTATCTTTACCATTAGCATGATACCAATCACTTGGTCATACGGATCTTCAGGTAATGAACACACTTTTAGATTTGCACTACTATACTTTTCAATCATTTGAGTTTCTGATTGGTTGATAAAGATTGCATCAGTTAACACTTCATGTACTAAGTGTTTGATTCTTTCGAGCGCAATGTTTTGTTCTTCAATCGATTCAGTACCCACATTCATTGTCAAGTCAATGTCATATGAATTCATAAAGAACGAACCACTGAAGTACGCACCAGCTAAGAAATTTAAGTTTGTACAAACTCTTGCTGTCATTTTGAACTTTCAACGTTGATTTGATTTTGGGCGTTCTGCTTTTTAAACAACTCGTCCATTTTACTAGCGTATACGGCTCTGTAGTTTTCTAGTACCATTTGAATTTGATAGACTAGTGCCGCATTGCGGGTGCGTGAGGCAAAATTGAGTTTATCCGTTAAATCAGTAATCTTCTTACCAATTTCGTCTAAACTCAACTGTGCTATTTCATTGTTATCGATGAAGGGATGTTGCATGAAAATATTTAGTAGTCAGCAACCGGCTAAAACTATTTTAGCTAATAACGTATAACGGCATCCTACCCCAAATTGGTGTTTCACCGTCATATGGCCCCACGCATAGGTACATATATTGCCCGTCTGAACAGATAGTTCCGGGACCGTCACCAGGTAGACCAATCGGATCAGTGATAGAACGTAGATTCAATCCGCCTGCTTTTTGGTTTCTGTTTACTGGGTAAATATCAAGTGTTGTTCCACAATCAAGTGATGATATATTGTACACCATTAATGACACTCCATTTGGAACTCCAGTTTGATTACTAAATACACCAGGTGCTAGATATTGAGAACCATAGTTTTCTAATTGCTGTACACTCGGAGTTGGTCCACTTAATAACTCACCTGTATCAGTATCATGGGTAGATGGAGGGAATGTAATAACTGTACCTTCTTCCACAATTAAACGAATTTGAATTTCAGTTTGAACCACCTTGCTACCAGTAGTAGATGGCCAGTTATCAAAGTAGATAGTTACTGGTCCGGATACTGTACCATATTGTACGTCACCTTTAGAAACATCAACTACAATAGTTCCCTCTAAAGCACTACCCAAATGGTATGAACTCTTTCTGTATGTTTTAGTTTCTACGTTAGAGATTTGTCCTCCACCCATATCATTGTTAAGAGCAGTACCATTCAATGCACTTTTAACTAGGACTTTAGATTGCAAGTCTGTTAGTTCATCTTTAGTAATGTCTAAGTTGTTTTTGATTGAGCCAAAGTTGTCTCTGAATCCCTGCGAAGAATTGTTGATTCCCGGTACAGGGTAATTGATGTTCATTCCGTTTGTGTTAATATCACTCATATTATTTTTCCGTGAAGTATTTAGTATGTGTTCTTGGGTAGAATCGTTTTCTCTGGGAACACGACTACCAAATCATTTGTGTCTAGTGGATACGGTGTGGGTGTTGCGCTTGGCAATTCAGACCACCCTGGCATTGAAGTCATATATGGATTCCAGTTGAACGTACTACTCTTATCGATAATATATCTATCGACAGTAAATTCTACTTTGTTTAACGGGAACGTAATATTATTAATGATATTATCTCTAATAGTGCTTGATGCCCCTTCTACTGTGTAGCATATGACCCAAGCAGGAATATACCCTAGAATAGAACCGTCTACTTGCTGACTAGTCATCCACTTTGGCAATATATTACTATCTAAGTTTTCACCCAACACAGAAGCAACGTGTGCTCTCATGTTTTTCAATCCAGCCGGATACAATGTTCTAACTGTGCCAGGCGATAAACTAGTATTGTATTTGTTATCAAATGAATTGCTAGTATAGATATCTCCAGCGCCAGTATCATAAGGGCCTAAGTTTCTACTAATCGGAACTTCCCAGAAAACACTCTTACTTGATGCATCGGCTTCGTTGATAATATCACAGTATACAACTTCGTACAAAATGTTTCCATTTGTATCTTTAGCAATCGCAGTCTTTACATCACCTATTAACAAATTGATATCAGAATGATTTCTACCCATCGCTGACAAATATGTTTCTAAACTAGTTGACTCTACCCCGTAGATGTGTACGAAAGAGACCATAGATGACTTACCAAAGTAAGGATCTTCGGGTCTATATAATAACTCTGTAGGGAATATATTTTCATCATTCAACAAGTTATTCAATAGTTTACGCTGCGGGACTCCGGGAGCCGCTTTAATGTATACGTTCTCGATAGGTTTGTCGTAGTACTGTTCAACAGTCAACGTGAACGTTTTAGTCCCATTCAACATATTGTAATCTGTATTATACGCTTGAACAGCAAATATGAATTCTGTTTTGTTACCAGTCTTTGTTAATGTCTCATTCGGTTGAAACGATGTTCTTCCCATGATGTGACCTGTATCTGAAATTGACAAGTTAGGTGGAAGTGATCCGTGAACTAATCTATATTGCAACGGCAAAGCTGATGTTGCTTGAATAGACAAATCACTTATAGTTCCGTTATAGATAATACCCAAGTTACTTGGTGATACCCATTCAATGTCTTGTACTACTTCTTTACGTACAGCAAAGAAATATTCAGAGAACTCACTGAAAATTGACGGGTTATCTAATTTTGCTACTCTTACATTGAACTTGTACTTACTGATACCCTTTGATGAAAGAACTGGTCTTCCACTAATCCAACCAGTTTTAGTATCACCTACTAATCCTAGAGGTAGTTCATTGTATTCGTATACAAATTCACCATTGTCAAAGTCTTTACCGATAATTTTAAATGTGATGAATGCACCACTGTCAACATAGATAGTATCCTCATTGATTAAGTAATAATCAAAGAAAGGATCACTGCTACTCAATGGCAATGATAGTGGTCTACTATTTAAGATAACAGGTGGCCTAGTGTTAGTAGGATGCGTGAATCTATGATTGCGAACAGTGATTGAGTATATACAAGTGTGAGTACCCAATGAACTCTTAAGAGCTACTGTAAAATCGTATGTTTTAATTACTGGAATCTGACCATTAAGAGGCGGAGTCGCATATCCTCTGATTACCCCAGATGTTGTCAAGTCAAGTCCCGGTGGCAATGCCCCCGATGTAACTACCACTTCAACTTGCTCATTTAATGGGTTGGAATATTGTAGCTGAAACTCTGTCCACTTACTATCAACAATATTTAAAATCTGACCTTTAGGGGTAGTGAACGTGGGCTTTTGAATGCCTGCAACAGTAATTGAGAATGTTCTATCTTTAAAATCCCCAAACTCATCGGTAATTCTAATAGTAAAATCAAACGTAGTATCTACGTTTAACAGTTTAGGCAGACCTGAAATCAATCCTTCTGTTGATAATGATAAATCATTTACTTGACCAGTAGGCAATGATCCACTTATAATTGCAAATGTTAAATTAGTTGCAGGTGCAACTGCCGCAGCCTGCAACTGTATGCCAATGTGACTGTTAGATGGGTATGAGCCCAAGTTACCTGCATCGGTTAACCAAACTGGTTGAGCCATGAATTATCCTTGATGTTGAAGTAGATCCAACACTAAATGATAGTGGTGTTGTCTGTCTTCCAAACCAATTGTACCTCCATTGATACGTTTTGTTAATGTAACAAAATCGTCTTTGTCGCAATATTGATTCAAATTATTGTTATCCCAGAACCAACCAGCAGAGCTAACAGCACCAGCAGGTGTTTCTAAGTATGCAACAGTTTCTTCGATTGAGATACCCAAATCTTCAGCAAACTTTGTATAGTTAGCACGACCAGTCAATTGAATCAAGCCACGGCCACAGAAACGATATCCGTCGCCACTTGCTTCGTCACCGTTGTTCATGCGATTGGCATAAACACGATTAGCAATCTTCTCTGGTTGACGCTCATATGCTTTCGCTGTTGCTTCATCAGGGAAGTACTTTTTGAAAGTACCCATCAAACCCTTTGCGCCATAGTTCAAATTTTCTTTAACAAAGTTAAAGCCACCTGATTCATGCGCTACTTGTGCTAAGAAACCTGCAATACGATGTGGGTTATCATACATGTCATAGTATTCTGCTACTTCATGTAGTGGTTCAGCATACAATTCTAATACTGAACGTTTTGTCTTTGGGCATAGTGCCTGTAATAATTCTACTGTTACTCTCATAACTTCTCCTTAATATTATGCGTACACGCCTGTCATTGCATACCACTGTGTAGTTGATGCTGATATAAACATTAATCTTGCTCCAGGAGCTAATGGATATGATGAACCGGCTGCAATATTTTCAATAGCTACTGAACCTGAACTAGGCCATACTCTTAATGTAGCTGATGTTGTGTTTACAATAATCACTGTCATACCTGCGCTTGCTGGCAATTTAACTCCGTCATTGACACTAGCTGTTGCACTTGTAACAATGTTAATATCTTTCGTTAACTGTGTTGCACCTGCCAGTGTTGTTCCTGCGGCTGCAACACCTCCACCTATACTTCTCAATAGATAACCACCGACGCTTAACTCTGAACCACTGTGTGAAATGTTTCCACTTACGTTTAGCGCAGTCAATGTGCCAATACTAGTCAAGTTAGTTGCAGTCACAATGTTAGGCTGTGATGTTGCAGTCACACTTGCTGATGTACCAGTTGTGTTTTGGTTCAATGTAGGTATGACTGATACGGACAATGTACCTGAAGTAATGTTACTTGCATTCATTGACTGTAATGCTGCACCGTTACCGTAGATATTACCCGTAATGTTAGCACCACTGATGTTGCCTACTACACTTAAAATACCACCGATGTTTGCGTTAGCGGTTACGATGTGATTACCACCTACTGCATGGTCTCCTAATACGTTTACGTTGCCGCCGCCCGTTACTCTACCTAAAGCGCCTGACGCTGTTGTTAATGGACCACCTGTGATAGTCAACACAACTTGCGTAGCGTTCGCAGAAGCTACTGATTTACCAGTCATGTTCCATGCCGCTGTATTGAAGCCAACTGTGTTCACAGATTGTCCAATGGAGAACGGAGTATAACCTTGGTCAGCATAAGTTAATGTCGCTGCCGTTGCGTTTGACGATACTGCGGTTACTACAATGTTAGACCCGATGTTTAATAATCCACCGATATTCGTGTTTGTAGTAACGTTGTGATTACCTACAACTGCATGGTTTCCACCAACCGATGAGTTACCTGAAATACTTGCGCTACCAGTAGCTACAATATGTTGAATGCCTACGTTACCGATGTTAGCATTACCAGTGACGTTAAGTACTCCGGCAGTTGAAATGTTTCCACTGCTTATATTACCGGTTGCAACAACATGCAATGTTCCTAGGTTACCAGTATTTGCATTCGATTGTACTGAAAGTGTTCCACTTACTGCGTGGTTTCCGCCAACAGTATGGTCGCCTGCAACCGATAAATTGCCACCGCCGACTAGCCTACCCATAACTGTTGCAGTAGCTAGAGGTCCACCTGTGATAGTGTATACTACTTGCGTTGCGTTAGCAGATATTACAGATTTGTTAATACCGTTCCAAGCACTTGGGGTGAAGCCACTTACAGTAATCAGTTGACCTACTGTGAAAGGTGTAAAGCCTTGGTCTGCGTAAGTTAGTGTAGCAGCCGTAGCATTTGATGTCGCTGTCAATACCGTAATGTTTGCACCAATTGCGTGATTACCACCTACTGCTGTATTTGATGTAACAAAGTGATTCGAACCGACAGTGTGATTGCCTGACACTAATGCAGAGCCTGTTGCTACAAAGTGAGTAGTACCTACGTTACCGATGTTGGCATTACCGGTAACAGCGATTCTACCACTAATATTTGCATTACCACTTGCTTCAAAGTGAGTAGTACCTAAGTTACCTGTATTAGCATTACCGGTAATAGTAGCACCACCTGCAATGTTAGCATTACCACTTGCTATAAAGTGAGTAGTACCTAAGTTACCTATGTTTGCATTGCCGCTGATGTTTGCATTGCCACTTGCTACGAAGTGAGTAGTGCCCAAGTTACCTGTATTTGCGTTACCTGAAACAAATATCTTACCTGCAATGTTAGCATTGCCACTTGCTTCAAAGTGAGTAGTGCCCAAGTTACCTGTATTTGCGTTACCTGAAACAAATATCTTACCTGCAATGTTAGCATTACCACTTGCTTCAAGGTGTGTTGTACCTACGTTACCAACTGTAGCATTACCTGAAATAGTGGCTGCACCACTGATACTAGTATTTCCACCGACAGTATGGTCGCCAGCTAATGTCAAGTTGCCGCCGCCGGCTACTCTACCTGCAACTGTTTGAGGACCTGCAGTAGTTCCTGCAAAAGTAACTGACGTAGCGTTTGCCGCAAGAACAGTTTTTGTACCGTTAAATCCAATTGGAGTTACACCCGATACAACAACAGATGCACCAACTGCAAATGGGGTGAAGCCTTGGTCGGCAAATGTTACTGTTGAATTCCCACCTGAACTAGATGCACCTGTTGTTACTAAATTAGAACCGACGGAAACAGTTCCGCCAATCGCTGTGTTTGATGTGACATTATGATTTCCACCGATGCTCATTGCACCGTTAGATGTTACATTACCTGCGACAATGTTACCACTTGCGTTTAAATGTGTTGTGCCTACGTTACCAACTGTAGCATTGCCTGTGATGTTAGCAGAACCACTTGCGTTTAAATGTGTTGTGCCTACGTTACCAACTGTAGCATTGCCTGTGATGTTAGCAGAACCCGAAGCAACAAAGTGAGTAGTACCTAAGTTACCTGTATTAGCATTACCTGTAACAACAATCTTACCACTAATGTTAGCGTTGCCACTTGCTTCAATGTGAGTAGTACCTAAGTTACCTGCGTTAGCGTTACCAGTTACCACAATTGCACCGCTAATGTTAGCGTTGCCACTTGCTTCGATATGTGTAGTACCAATGTTACCTGCGTTAGCGTTACCAGTAACAGACATAGCGCCACTGATGTTTGCGTTACCGCTAGCTACAACATGTGTTACACCAATGTTACCTGCGTTAGCGTTACCTGTTACTTTTAAGATACCAGCAACGTTTGCGTTACCGGTAGCTTCAACGTGACGAATACCGATGTTACCAATGTTGGCGTTACCAGTTACTTTCAAAATACCGGATACGTTTGCATTACCAGAGGCTTCTAAGTGACGAGTACCGATGTTACCTGCATTGGCATTGCCGGCTACTGATAATATACCTGGAGTAACCAAGTTAGCACCTTGTAAGTTACCAGTAGCAATCAAGTTAGCACCTTGCACATCACCTGATGCAAGAATGTTAGTTGTACCTACATTACCTAAGTTAGCGTTACCACCTACGTATAAGATACCTGATGTACCAAGATTGCCAACGTTAGCATTACCCGAAACGTTTAGCAAACCAGGGGTTGTAATGTTACCAGCATCAACGTTGCCAGTAGCAACAACGTTTAATGTACCAATGTTACCGGCATTTGCATTACCAGAAACTTGCAGAACACCAGAAGCAACTAAGTTAGCACTGTGTACGTTACCCGAAATAGAAAGAATGTTACTTGCTTTACTGAACGTGAATCCAGGAAGAGCAGCAGCAACGCCGCCGTCATTGAAAAGAATTTCCGTGTCTTGTCCAGGTGGTGTGATGTTACCACCGACTAAGTTACCGGTAATGTTACCTGCAACGAATTCTTGAAGTACAGTCATTGTTTGTACTTGCAATGAACCTTGAACTTGCAATGATGTTAACGTACCGACACTAGTAATGTTTGGCTGACTTGAACTTGTAACTTGAGTAGCAGTCAATGCTGGACCCATGAAGTTACCATAGTAATAGTTAGCATCAACTCTATTACCCAAACGAGCATTACCAGAGTTAACGTTAGCACTAGTAGTAATGTTTCCTGAACCTGTGAAAGCACCAGTTAAAGTTAATGCGTTACCAGTGAATGTCAGGTTCTGACTAGCTGCCATGTTACCTTGGTTGTTGAACAAGATTTGTGTGTTTGAACCAGGGGCAGAATATGTAACAGCAGAAATAGATGGAGTTACAATGTTACCGATGAAATAAGGAGCAGTAATGTTACCGGTACTTGTTAAGCTAGTTAATGTACCTACTGACGTAATGTTTGGTTGTGAACCTGAGTTAGCAGTTAATCTACCTGATAAGTTAGTAGCTGCAACGCTAGTTAATGTAATAGAATCTTTAAGACCGATAACGAACGGGGTAACGTTCGCTCTAGTGTCAGTAATCGTTGCTACGCTACCTGATGCAGTTCCTACACCAACTTGCATGTTGTTTGTAGTCTGAATAGTGATAGACGGCATTAACGCACTAATAGTTACGTTACCTGTACTGCGGTTAACTGCAATACCAGCGCCTGCTGCCGCGCTTACAACACCCGTTGATAGCGTTACGCCGTATAATTCTGTGAAGTTGTTTTGAACTTTACCAAACGCTGAACGAATTGAGTCCGCATCAGAGTCATTCGGAAAAGCACCTGTGTTAATATTTTGTTGAGACATTTCTAATACACCTTATTATGTATTTATCGTTGTTTAAAATACAGATACCCAAAAAAATAGCCCACCGAAGTGAGCTATTTCAAGTACGGTTTTGTTATTAGATACCGCTTAACTTTTTCCAATCACTGATTTCAGCACGTACTGGGTTGCCTACTGCCTGACTGTGTTTTTCTCTATTCAAATCATTACCCATGCTCAATAGAGCTTTTAACTGAGCAATTTCATCGTGCGGTTCATTTGCGAATGATTCTTCGACTGTTTCTTCTTCGCATTCGCATTCAGATTGACCGCAATCACTGCATGATTCATCATGGTCTGCGTGTCCACCTTCTTCATCTTTTCCTAAACGACCAGCAACTACGTCACCTTGAGTAACTTTGTCGTATGGCTTAGCATTGTTAGCTAGATTACCGTCGTTAGCTTCGTCAACTTCTTCCTCATCTTCTTGGGAATCTTGTTCTTCGCCGCCTTCTTCTGCACCTTCTTCGTCAGAAGATGTGTCGCTTGAGTTCTCATCTTCATAGTCTTGACCGCCTTCTTCGCCACCTTGTGCTGGCTCTAAAGTTTGTGACTGTTCTTCGCCACCTTGTTCTGGTGAACCTTGTTCGCCACCTTCGATACCGGCCATACGCTTCATCAATGACAACATATCATCACCGTCACCAACTACGTCAGGTGCGGCTTGAGGTTCTGTGCCTGTACCGTCGAAATCTTCTTCACCTTGACTAGCAACACCATAACCGATTTGAGGCTTTTCTTCACCACCGAATACGCCGATACCTGCATTACGCAATACGCCTAAAAGTTGTCCTGCGTCAGCATCAGTTGCACTGATAGTAACTGAATCAGGTGAACCTTGTTGACCTGTGCTTGAAGATACAGTGATACCTTCATTTAATAAACTGTCTAGCTGTTTTGCCCAGCTTTCTACTTGAATGTCTTTCATATTTGTACCTTCTGAAAATGGATTTGCTTCTGGCTTTGGTTTACGTAGACCAGAAATAAAATTAATTGCTCTATCTGTTGTTGCTTGAATAGGATCAACTGACCACGGAGTAGGAGCTTGTTTTGGATCTACTGCAACATATTTGCTTGGTGTTGCGTCCATACCATGTTGTGTATGGTCTTCAATTGACCCTTCATCCAATGATGGGACCTTTTGATAATGTGCATATGCACTCGCTACATCACTGATAAAATCCTCATCATAAGAAACTTTGTAACGAGCAGCCTTAGGTGTTAGACCACATGCAATTAGTTCGTGATAGATGGCTCCGTAGAACTCATCATTGCTACTTAATGCTTCCATGCCTGGTTTCTCACGTGCTAGGATTTTAGCAATCTTTTCATCTAGATATTCACTAGCTTCATGGTCACGGCTTTCAGCAACTTTCTTCTTAGCTTCTTTGTCTTTTTCAGCTTTAGTCCAAGATTCTGTCTCATTATCGTCATCATCAACATCAGTGAAATCTGGCTTCTTACCTTCAGCCATTTGTTGTTCATCGTTAGGATTCAATGTCATTTCACCCTTACCAATAGATTGTTTAATCTGTGCAGCCAATTGTGGATTGTTAACTGTACCCAATGTCTGATTGCCCTTTTGGATAACTTGTGTGTTAGTTTGACTTGCTGGTTTAACTTGAATAGGATCCTGATTAGTCATATCTTCTTCAATAGCATTGTATTCAATACCTAACTCAGCTGCCTTTGCTTTCAAGTCAGCATCAACATCACGCATCACACCTAAGTTAGCTCTTAAACCAGAACCAAAACCCATCTTGTCATGTTGGTGATTCATAATAGTACCCTTCATTCTCTGGGCGTACTTTTGTGCAACTGCAAATTGTTCAGGCGTTTGAACTGATTTGATAACTTTTGCTAGTTTAGATAGGTTAGCCGCAACACTTGTATGGTCTACCCCACCGAACAAACCCTCCATTACAGCTTCAGCTTCTTTTGTATCTGCTACTGATTCCATGTATTCTTTTAGTGAGTGCTTGACTGAACGCTTACCTACTTCACCTTTTGGCTTCTTGCCACCACCGAATACGTTACTCAATGCTGATGAATCATATGTTTTTACTTCACCGGAATCATCTGCACCCTTCTTAGGACGACCACGTCCCTTTTTAGGAGCATCTTTCTTTCCCTCAGCATCTTTATTAACTTTGCCGATTTTATGTCCATATTGGTCACGAACGTCTTCCTTACCGTGACTAGTACCATAAGTACCTTTGTGTACTCGACTGCCTTCTGACTCAGAAAGTTCAGTCATTGATTGTAATAGGCTTCTGAAATCCATTATCGTGATCCTCTTTTATCTAATTTATCTTCAATTCTTCCTAGTTGTTTTGACAATTCAACTAACTTATCATTCATTGCTTCTTGTCTAACACTATTAATAGTTAACTTGTTGTCAACTTCTTTAATCTTACTATCCATTGTGAGATAGCCGCCGCCACCAATGCCACATGCACTGATAACTATCCAGCTAAGTTGTTTAGCTGTGAAGTCAATCATTTGCTGAATCCTTTACCACCAGTTGCTGGTAACTCTGGACGCTTGACAGAACTCATTGGGCTCTTAGTTTGAATGCCTTCTTTGCTCTTGTTTGGTGCAGTTGGAGTTTCTTTACCTGCGTAAGGGATATCAATACTTGGTTTCTTAGGAACAACTTTGTCTAAGTATTGATTTGCATAATCTTTGCTTGCTTCTTTGCCATCATCCGGAAGTTCTGGTTGTAGCAACAATGCTTCATCTCTATCATTTGCGTATCTATCGTTGTCAGCATTCAAACTGTCATCGTATTCAGTAGTAGTTACACGAACCATACTAACTTGTTTACCTAGCATTTGTGCAACTTGCTGAATCATTGGTTCAGTTGCCGGATACTTAAATTCTGCTTTGATGATTGTAACTGATTGATTTTCTACATCAGGGAATCCAACTGGATTCTTTTGAATAGGTGTAGTTTTTGGTTCTTCGATTTTGACTGGGTCAAACTTGCTCAAGTTAGTCTTGAACAACGACATGAACTTACTGTCCACATCACCGGCGATTTTGATAGTGTACTTGTATGTATGCACACTTTCCATGAGATAATGACGAAGGCTCTTCATAATGTTATTCCTATTATATTATTTATTCTTAATCTGATTTTTTGTTTGCCAGTATCTGCTTTAGAAGTTCGTTTCTGTCTACTAGACTACCCTCACCGATTGGAGTATTGTCAATTTCTTCTGTTTTGCTGGCAGCTTTTGCATCTAAACTAGCTTTCTTAAGCTGTAAGTCTAGCATTTTCAGTTTTTTGTTAATCTTTGCTGTCTTTGATGTGATAGCATGTCCTAAGAATGAACTTGCACTGTTGAATATCTCACTAGCAAAGCGACTATCAACTTGCATACCTAAATCCATTAGGTCTTTGTAGCTTGATGTGGCTAATTCAGCTAGTTCATCCATTTCACTATCACTTGCTTCTAAGCCTCTAACTTGTGGTAGTGCAGCCTCAATCTTGTCAAGTGCATCAGAAGCCTCTTCGGTTACTTCTAGTGCGTGTTCTTGGAATTCTTGTTCGTCAGTGGGAGTATTATCGTCTGGTAACTCAAATAGTTCACTAAGTTTCTTGGTCATTCTACTATCCTATAATAGTAGTATTTATTACTTGCGTCTGCCGTTATGAAAAAGGTCATCTTCTGTGATAACTCTAAACGTAAACCCGGCATGTTTACAATAGGCCATCGCTGCCTGCCACTTGGCATGATTGACTGCCACTACTGCTCTATCTCTAGCACTAGCAACTTTACTTTCAATGAGACTTTGCTTCTTAGGTTTGATTTCAACGACTTCTGCTAATTGCTTACCGTGTTTGTTTTGATAGACAACAAAGAAGTCAGGGATATATGAATGCATCTTACCATCAAGAGGGCTTCTGTATGGGATTGCTATTGCCTCACTTGCCCATTTCAATACGTTGTTGTTTGTGTCACAGAATTGCATGAAGGTAAGTTCCCAACCACTGCGATACTTCGGTTTGTGATTACCTATATACTTTTCAACGTTCTTGGGAACGAATATCCCCTGTGCCCACTTAGCCATTATATCACTACGTTGCGTTGAACGTTCTGGTTAGGTTGTGGGTTTGATGCAACACCGTATAAAACTGTTTTTGATTTCAACCCATTTAAGTAATATGCCATCAATGCATTTACTTCAGTTTTTGAGGAACCTCTAACATAATCTAAAATCTCTAATGAGTACGTGCTAGATAGGGTTGAGATTCTAAACACCATGATAGTAAAGTTTTTTGCTACATCAACACTTTTAGTTACATCATAAAAGTATGAATAGATAATGTCATATTCGCTTCCGTTAACAACCATGTCAACATTATAGAATTTGTCAAAAATTCTAACATTGGAATCTAGTTCGGAGTTTGGTGCATCAATAGTATTTGCCATAATACTATTTATAGTTTATTAAATCTTACCTGATGGGAACTGATAATTGTTCCTATTGGCTGCATTAGTTGAGTAGTTTCTGGCAGCATTCATTGCTTCTTGTTTACCCATAGCAGCCAAATCTTTGCCCTTAAATGTCTTGTAAGCTGTACCCGCTTTTTGTGCTGCACCTGCCCAGTTGCCGTTCGCCAAGTCATCTAAGATGCCTTCTCCGGCAGACACTAAACCACCAGGGCCCATAATGCTTGCTTGGCTACCCGGTCTAGCAATAGGACTCAGTACAGTGTCATAATGCGTATTATCACCGAACTCTTTAACTATTTGTCCTGGATTCTTGCCACTCAATGCACCTTCAAAATACTTCACAGTTTCAAATTGCAAAGTCATTTGATTTTCCATTATTGAATTCTCTGAGTACGAGTAAGTGTCATGACCAAAAGTATCAATGATAGGATTCATTAATCTATACAATGCAAAGTTATGCTGGTTAAAGCCATAGATATTGATAGCATTGAAGAAGGGAGCTTTAATGTCACCTGTTATTGATTGAGTACCGGATGTTTCACCTACATAACCCCAATCATCGCTACCTGACATATTGGGATTATATATATTTCTATCTAATAACGCAGGACTGTTACCAGATGGGGGTGCTGCCGGCCCAGTGATTGGGGTATTAGGATCAGGATGCGATGCATCTCTGTAATAGTATGTATAGTAAGCATACCATAGTTTTCTAATCAAATTAGCATTATCATCATGGAAAGTAATGCTAATTGGATCATACTTAATTTTCGACTGAACAATACGTTTACGATTGTATTGATTCAATACATGAGTGTCGAAAGAAAATTTAGGTAGCTGTATTGATTTTACAGCTAACCCAAAATTACTATCTGTGGGGAAGTTTCCAAATGCACCTAAATGAGCCTTGTTGATATCAAAATACACGTGAAACAAGAACTTAAACTTAGGAGCATATGCATACCCATTAGTTGTAAATGTTTTACTTGCGTGTTGGTAGTCACGAAGGTAGTCACTGCTGAAAAAAGATTCAGCAGCGCCCTTAAGTTGGTCTTGAAAAAATCCCATCGTTTAATTAGCGTCCGATACCAGAAGCTGCTGTGCCGCCGAATGCACGACCAACACTTGTGCCTAAACCAGATGCCAATGGTGATTGAACTGCGTTATCAAAACGAATTGTCAATGAAATTGTTGCCGCTTCGTTTGTACCATAGTTCATAGTATTGTAGTTAGCCGCTTGAACGAAGCAACCATACAATTCCCATGTTTCTAATACGTTTGGTGTCAATGTACCGTTACCGCCATCAAGTACTTCGTAGTTGATTTGGAACTTGTAATCTTGACCAGTCGCAGCAGATGCTTGTTCAACGAAGTCCATTTGTTTCTGTAGTTGTTCACCAACTAACTTAGAAACGTTACCGGCGGCATCGTCACGTAAGTTAATAGTTGTTGTTTGCCACTCGTGCTTACCAGCTAGATAAATCTTGCTGTTATAAATGTCGATTGGAATTTCAGTGAAAGAAACGTTTGGACGTGCAATGTCAACGACTTGCTTTGTCAACTCTTGTGTAGCACCGCCAACGCCGAAGTTCAAGAACAATGCTCTGAAACGGAATTGTAACTTAGGCATCAATAGACCTTGAGAACTAGGTGTATTGTCTGATCCTACAGTCATATTAAACAGTGATTGTGAGGCTATTGCCATTTTTGTATCTCCTTAATAATATTTATCTTAAATAATCCCCCGTCTCCGGGGGACTATTCATTAAGCTGACAATGCCCCTGTGTTCATCAAGCGAACTGGGATGTAGATAAATTCAGCTGCCTTCACAGGCTCGATAGCGATATCAATCCATAACTCGTTTCTATCGATACGAGCAGGAGTGTTATTGCTTGTGTCACATACAACTAGATAGTCATACAAACCACGCTTAGAGACCAAGTCAATAAACAATGATTGAACAACACCTGTCAATTGAGCACGTGTTAAGTTGTCGTTTGGTTCGAATACGAACGGACGAGCCGCTACTTGTAGACGTTCACGGATGTAGCACACTAAACGAGCAACGTTTACACGATCCAATGAAGATTGTGAATCATAGCTTGTCTTGTTACCGTAGTTCAACAAACCAACGCCTGTGAAGAACGCTAGTGGGTTGATTTGGTGTGAGTACAATACGTCACGAATTGACATACGGTTCTTGATAGTTTGGAATTCACCAGTTGTGCTATCAATGTAACCAATGTTTGTAGCATTGTCGATGTTACCTCTACGTGTACCAGCAGCCGCTAACCAAGGGTAAGCGATTTGGTCATTACGCAAGAATGTACGCAACATCATATGTGATGCTGGAACAACAACTTCTGTACCTGTCAAGTCTGTTGTAATACCGCTTGGGTAGAATACGCCCAAGTATGTATCACGTGTAACCCAACCATCTTCACCTGTTGCTGTAGCACCCTTTGTGTTATTAGCCCAGTCAGTCAACGCAGTTGCTTGGTCTGGTAAACGTAATGGTGTATCACCAACGATGAACGCAGTATTGTTTCTGTCGTTATTCAATGTAACCATGTCTGGTTGTAGTTCTGGATATCCAGGAGCTGCAATCAAGTTAAAGAAGTTATCTTCTTCACGAATTGTCATATTAGTTGCTACTGCTTCTTTCAATGCTTTTACAACTAGAGCACGTTGTGCCTTACGACCCATATAAGCTGAACCGTCTGACTTCAAACCACTTTCAGAAACCCATGTATATGGAACTGATGGTAGTGATTGACCTGGGAAGTCGATACCATTGAAGTAGTTAGCCTTGAATTGCTTAACGTTGTAACCTGAACGGCGTGTGTTGAACAACAACATACCTTGTGGATAAGCAGCAGCAGAAGGAGCATCTAAATCTAAGTAGCTGTTAACTAACAAGCTAGTGATTGATGGAACTTCATCAGATACTGGGTTAACTGTACTACCTGTACCCCAACGTGCATCAGCAAATAAGATACCGCTTGAACTTGTTTGGTCTGTGTTGTCAATCAATACCCATTGATCCACAGCGTCAACTTGTTCCCAACGTGAAATCTTAGGATAGTTTTCTAAGTCGCTTGTGTCAACCCACAAATCACCGTAAGCTAATGAAGAACCATCAACTTGTGTTGTAGGTGTGCTTGCGCTGATGATTGGACCTGTTGGGTCAGTAGATGGAACACCTGCGCTTGCTGGGTGACCATTTGAGTCGAATGCAACTGTACGATAACCTTTCCATACACCACCTTTGTTAACCATAATGTCAACTTGGTCGATAACAGAATAGAACCAACGTGTGTCAGCTACTGGGTTTGTTGCTGGTGCGCTTGAGTTAGCAACATAATCAATCTGTTCCCAGTTACTTAATTGAACTGTATAGATTGATGTTTCGCTTACGATGCCAGATACTAAAGCAACTCTTGATACAGGACCTGTACCTGAACCGCTGATAGCTTGAACAGAAACTTTAACATCGTTTGTTGGGCTTGTGCCACCAAATTTCTCACCAGCAATAGTGATGATATCACCTAATGCATAGTTTGCGCCACCTGAACCAGAGTTAACAATGTACTCATTACCAGAGACTGAAATGCTAAATGATGCACCAGTTGCTGTTGATGGAGAACCATCTGCATGTTCAACTGCATCCTGTGATAGGCCACTAGCAGTGAATACTGAATTGATGCCTTTTTTAACACCTAGTGTTGTACCAGTGATAAAACCAAGAGACTGAACTAAGCCAGTGCTTGTGTTTGTACCATCGCGGTCATTCAAGAAGATTTCGCCACCTAATGTGTGAGTCAATTGAATTGCACCAGCATCAGTAACAACAGCAGTTGTGTAGGGGATACCAGTAGCTGACCAGTCAGTTACGAAACTAGCGGCTGTAGTACCTTGTGTCACAAACGTATATGATTGTGTTGTAGTTGAACCAGGAACAGTGATACTTACTGTTAAAGATACACCTGAATCATATGAAGGATCAGTGATTGAACCAGTAACAACTGTAGGACCTGTAGCGATTCTTTGATTTAGAACCAATGCTGCTTCAGGGTTAACACCACGTGAGTTTACTGTACCATAGATAGTACCTGCTGGAATTGCTTTACCACCAGATGAATCTAGATATGTAGAAGCAGCCACGTCACTGTAGTAAACGTTAACTGTCTTATTAACCCAAGAACCTGAAGTTGATGAGAATTTAGCTAGAGCAATATCAAAGCCTGAACCTGCAACGCTAGTCTTAACCCATACAGAACCTGTTGGGTGAGGTTTAGCTTGACTTGCTGTCCATAATGGCATTTGAGCACTAGTACCGAATGTAGCTTCTGGAGCATAGAATGTAGCTTCTGCGATACCCAATTGGCTCAATACATCATCGCTTGATGCGAATGTTAGATACTTGTTAGCACCATATTGCTTGTAATATACAGTGAATACACCACCGATATTTTCAGCACGTAAGTCACCAATCTTCAAGTCATCATTGATGATAGATACTAGTCCGTCAACTGTGTTGTTTGGGCTAGCTGGGATTGTGATTTCACGTGTAAATTGACCAGAAACGTTGATAGTGAACTTGTCACCAGCATTCAATGATGTTGGAGATTGTGTTGCTACAACTGTAGGAATGATATCTTTCCACTCTGTTGAACCTAATGCAACCCAACGGTTGAATTTGTTCTTGTAGAAGAATGATGACTTTTCTAGTGAAGTCTCTGCTACTTGTGTTGGAACAACAGCATAGTCACCCTTGTTACCAATACTGTCAGATGGCATCAAACCATCAATATCAGTGTCTTTAGTGATAACTAACGGAGTCTTACCAGTGAACTTACCAGTAGTAGCGTTGAATTCATAAAGACCCCAAGAACTATTTCCTGTGTCTAACCAATAAGTGCCGTCTGCTGGCTCACCAACTGGGCGACTTACTTTACCTACTAAACTTGCTAAGTCAACGTCTGCACGTAGAACAAAGCAACTATTTGTTGTACCCAACAATGAATAAGCAGCCATTAAGCCGTATTCATTCAATTCATATCCATGAATTGGAGTACCGTTCGTTGTCTTGTAGAAGAACGGGTTACCGAATAATGTTACCAAATCACGTTGGCTTGTTACTTGATAAAGTTTGTTTGCATTTACTGCGGTAGTAGCTGTTGCTACACCTGTTCCTGCAGGATTAGCTTTGTTTTGTGCTGTTGCTAATACGACAAGTGGAACTGAATTTGAGGCTGAAGGTAGATACTGACTTTGGTCAATGATGTTAACTTCAATACCTGGTGATACTAATGCCATGTTAAATTTCCTTTATGTTATGATTGTGAGGGTTAACGCCCTAGTTCGTAATTATATTTAGCGAAAATTTTAAAAAAGCACCAATAACCGTACCTTCGAAGGCTATTCTTGAGTAAATAGAGTATGAGACCAATATGTAAACACTGCAACAAGAACCCATGTGCAGTGAACTATGTCAAGCATGGAGTGACGCATTATCGCAGTATGTGTGATGTATGTGGTCGCAAAAAACACAAAGAGAAACCAAGAAAGCCTACTTGGCATAAGTCGGGCTACAAGAAAAAAGCCACATGTGACTTGTGTGGCTTTAAGAGTCAGTTCCCCAGTCAAATGACTGTGTTTCACATAGACGGGGATTTAGAAAATACTCAATTAACTAATCTACGTTCTATCTGTCTCAACTGTGTTGAGGTGGTTAAGAAGAAAGAAGTTAACTGGCGTCGGGGTGATTTAGAAGTTGATTGATTTGCTCATGTAGGTCAATGATTGTCCCATCATTTCTGATAATGTGGTCATATTTTAATCCCACCGAACTATATTCACTTGCATGAACATTGTTAGTATCTAGTACCCGTTTTCCCAAAGACCATCCGGCATTTCCGTTAGGTCCACGATTGTAATCAACTGCTGCTTGATACCAAACAGGATTGTCACCTCTCATGACCCTGCAGGTCGTGCCACCTGCGTTTTTGATAGCATTTACTTCATTGGCAAAGCGACAGTCAGTAATTACAATATCGTCTTTGGCATTGCGTAATTTGTTTTCAACTGAGGCAACCCAGATATCAGTATGAAAGTGGTTTCTGAATACGTCTGTTCCCCAGAACTGTAATACCCAGCGGGGAGTTAGATTGGGCATTGCTAGTCGTTCTGCCCACCAAGTATCTACTTCTTCACGCCATTGTCTGCTGGCTTTAGTAGTGCCCTCTAGCATTTCTCTGTCCCAGCCGAAGACTGCTGAAACTGCATCTTTGAGACTGGCTGCGAATGAAACTCGCTTGAAGCCATGCTCAGTAACCAAATAATCTGCGATAGTGTCTTTGCCGGAGCCTATCAGTCCTGTAACGCCTAGAATCATATAGCTACTTATTATACTAGACTTTAGTACGAATAAAAGTATTTAGGTTACTTTTTTCTGGTTAATTCGTAAACAACTTGGTCACCTTGGTCTTCATAATACTCGTCATAACCCCAAGCATTAGCGTAACGCTGTACCATTCTGTTATATAGTTTTGCTCTGCTAGGATTATATTCTCCGGGCTCAACTTCTTGCTTTGCTGAGAATATGATTCTCCATGGATGTTCTTTCTGAATGAACTGTTGAATCGCAGTCAATACAGTAGCGAATATTCTTTGTGCGTCACCTTCGCCGGTTACTTCTTGGCTATGATTCCTATGGAACTCAACTTGCCATTCTTCGTCACCTTCGTCATTGAACATAATATTCAAATAAGTACCGTCACCTAATGTTGCAAGTGCGTCCCAATCCCCAAAGTCACTTTTTTCCCACTTGATACGATAAGGGTCATCAAATGCTTCTTTGATTTCTTCTACTGGAACATATGCAGGTATCTGTTTAAGTCCTTGTCGCTGTGCTTGATAAGCTCTATGGAACCCATCAATGATAACGCCATTACTATCTACAATGATAGGATCTTTGAAGTTGATCGGATGGTCAGTATCAATGTCAATCACTCTGCCGTACGGATCATCAAAACTATCTGTATCTAATTCCATTGGATTAACCGTAGTTAATTTCCATTTATGGCTTTTGACATATTGTTCTGTATCAGGGTTTAAGTTTCTACCCTGTGTCAAGCCTTCCCAAACAGTTTCTTCTTCACCGCGATGTTTGTTCCAGAATCCAGCACCAGCATCTGTTTGGTCGTAGCTTCTATTGACTTTATACCCACGATAAGTTGCGAAATCATACATAAGTTGAGCAATTCCCTGCCCCCTATATCTTTCATCTACTTCTACATATTTCGCTTCTAGGTCGTCATAGAATCTACTGAATGTAACGTGACCCAATACTTTATTACCCTGACTATCCAATGCTTTTATCTCAACTTCATCATCAAGTTCGGATATTTTCATCGGCACACCTTGAAATTTTTCAATGCGGCTTTCGTCATCTTCCCAAACAGTTTCTTCACCGCGATTCTTTTGCCAGTGATGTTCACCTGATTGTTTACCTTGGTCTTTGATTTTTGTTAAGTCAGGGCTTCTATGAATTTCATATCCATGACTTGTTACAAAGTCATACATTTTTCTAGCAACACCTTGACCTCTAGCTTCAGGTTCAACCCACAAACTTTGCGCTTCGATGAAGTCACCATCCATATCATTAAAGTGAGCACGACCTATCACATTGCCCCAGTCATCAAGTGCTTTGACCACAATGGCGCCAAGTTTAGAAATTTCTAATTTCATGTCAACACCCTCGAAATCTTCGACGGTGCCCATTTTGTACTCAATGATAAACTCTTTTGCTCTCATTAGCCTTGTACCCAAGTCAATGGTTGTGAGTAGTCAACATAACGCTTCAATTCATCAAGTAACTGTTCTTGCATTGCCTTACCCTCAGACTTCATGTTAGCACCGTTCAAGCTAGTTCCGCCCCCAGGTCCTGCGATAGTAGAGAATTTCTCACGTGCTTCACCGATTGTCATTTTCAATGAAGCTAGAATCCAGTCAGTTATCCATACACCTGATCCTGGATTCAATAATAAATCTAGTTCAGACTTTTGCAAGTCTCCCCAGATTAGAATCTGTTCACCTGAACCCTTGATATCTCTAACTAGTTTTAGTTCTTTTGATACAGGGTTGAATGTATAAATGATGTAGCCACCAAACATACGTGCTACTAATTCGATATAACCAGCATACATGTCATATGTTGCTAAACCACCGGCGTAGTTATAGTTTAACAAGTATGTGTTTAAGATAGCGCTGGAGAATGGGTCGAATGAACTCGATGCTGGACCGGTTTCCATACCCACTGTTCTACGAAATACTTGTCTTACATTGACAAATTGACTAGGTAAAACGTAGGTATTGTGATGAGCATCTAATGTCATCAATGTATATGATTCCTCGGTAGCATTTTGTGCTCGTTGGCGATATACTTTAAGAGCATATTTGTATGCTGATTCAAAGTGCTCAGGATCTAATTCCAAGTCAACAATCCCATCGCCCAAGCGATAACGAATACCTTGAAATAATTCTTCTTTAACTTCTTCTAATGATTGGCCTGCCATTGTGTTCTCCAGATATATTATTTATCTGGGTGTGGGCTTTTGCCTTTCATAAATCTGAGGAGGGAAAGATTCTCACGGTCAATTTCTTTGTGCTTAACCCAGTGGTCAACTTCCCCTTTGTCTCCGTCGCAAATAGGACAAGAGCGAAACCATTCATCGTCACCACGTATGTGTTTCATTTCAACGTGGCATTCTACACAAATGAACGGAAAATATGCCAATTACAGGTCGCCCTCTTTGCGATTCTCGCTATAGAACGCATCAAATGAACCACCGGGATAACGTGATTCTAGTTTCTTGACGTTCTCATTGATAACTTCGTTGGGGTCAAGACGTAATGCACGACAAGCATTGATCCAGTACCACATAACGTCACCTAACTCACGCTTCATGTGAAATACTGCGGCGTCATCTAGAGGCTTGCCTTGAAAAATGACTTTCTTGGGCACTTCAATGAATTCACCTGCTTCTGCGGCTAGACCCATACATGCAGTAATTAACAATGGAACGTTAACATCAGGGTCGTGACCCTCGTTCTCTACATAATTGCCGTCTAGATAATCTAAACGGTTCATAAATGATGTTAAGTCATTACTGGGCTGGCTAGTCACAGCCTCTACGAATTGTTTGTATTTGTTTAAGTCAATATTGCTCATAAAAAAGTCCTTATGCATGTATTGTACATAAGGACTAAAGTAATTACAATGTATTAGGTAATCAGAATGCTTTTAAGATTACCATATTCTCATTAAATCGGCCATTAGGAGTTGTTCCAACCGCTTTAATCTCTGCAAAGTACTTACGTGCGGCTGGCTTCGAACCCATAACCTCTTTGATTTGCTCACCAGGCTTTCGTAGTGTTTTGATTTCGGACTTATTAGTATCAAAACCGAGAATAGTGTTACCTTTAACTGTGAAACTCTTACTATATTCGTCTGCGACATAGTGATGAAGTTTACGCTTTGCCGTGTCATATACCCAAGCCTCACTTGCACCATGGAGTTTAGTAGGGTGGATTGATATGAGGTCAAGTTTGTTGACTGCATCTTTGAATTCTTTCAAATACTTGAGATTTTTAACAATCTTCTCAACTGGTACAGGCTTACGCTTACGAGGAGCTTTACTGGCTTTCTTAATTGAGATATAACTATTCAAGTCACCTAGAACACCCTCAATGAACTTGAGAATGTTACGCAATTGAACTTTACCCAAGTTACCGTAGGCTTCTTTCAATTCTTTGTCGTCAGTCTCGGACAATGTTTCAAATTCAGTTTGCTTTTTCTTCCACACATCGACAATAATTGGGATATGCTGGGGCATGACGTTGAACTTGGCAACAATGTCAACTGTTTTGTCTGATGCTTTGCCGTTTAGATAGAATTCATCGAATGAACCCTCAAGTTCGCCAGCCGCATCACGTGCTTTTTCACGCATTAGTTCCTGAATGTTGGGGCGATTAGACACTTTTTCTTCTTCGACCTTTTCAACAACTTCAGGTTTTGCCGAGCAATGAATCAAACGTGAAATTTCATTCTCAAGTGTAAGTTCCTCATGCTCATTCAATTCAAGACCGCGCATTGTCATACGTGCGAGCCAGCAAAGTGTCATCAAAAACTCAGATTCGTGAACTTTTCGAATCTGTTTAGCTTCGTCTGTGCGCTTATGATGCTCCAAATACTGACACAAGAGGTCTTTTGCGTCTTTTTTACCGTAGAACCGATTGTACCAAGTAAAGCCATATGTTAGTGCAGTCGTGCGACCATCGGATTCGGGTTGTAATGGGAAGAAGGGTTCTTCACCCATATACTTTGTATCAGCATCACGTGGATTAAGTGCTTTAACAAAATGGTCAGCTGTGATTTTGGGCTTTCGTGTCGCCATAGTTGCTCCTGTTAACAATACTATGATTATATATGACTTCCCATTAAAAGTCAAGTCCTAGAAAGGTAATACTTTAGTCATAAATACACTATAATTGGATAAACGCAATGCCAAGACTTTCACTATATCGCTCAGAAAAGACCAATGACTACAAATACCTAGATAAGAATATCAAGGAGATGTTTACTATTGGCGCTACAGATTTGTACGTACACAAGTATTTGGGTACAGTACCACCAAGCTCAGATTCTGGTACACCAGATCCAATGGCTATTCAAGATTTACTGTTCATGGAGAATCGTGACCGCAAATATGATGCTGATATATATCGCATCAGAGGTCACTATAACGTACAGAACTTAGACTTTGACTTGTCACAGTTTGGTTTGTTCTTAAACAATGATATTATCTTTATCACTGTTCATTACAATGACATGATTGAACTGATTGGTCGTAAACTAATGGTAGGTGATGTATTCGAACTACCTCACTTAACTGACTATCACCCATTGAATGAGACTATCCCAGTGGGGTTACGTAGATACTATCAAATCACTGATGCAAACTTTGCTAGTGAAGGTTTCTCATCAACATGGTATCCTCACTTGTGGCGTATCAAGTGTGAGCCTCTAGTTGATAGTCAAGAATATAGCCAAATTCTTGACACTCCTTTGAGCCAAGATAACTACTTAGGAGAGTGGAGCAGAACTGCTACATATGTACCTGGTTATGTTATCACATTCGGTGGCAAGAACTATACAGCTACACAAAACGTACCAGCTGGCATTATGCCTCCTGATCCAGACTATTGGGAACTAGACTTGGCTGATAACATTCGTGACGTATTAAGTCGCTATAACAAGAACATTGAAATCAATGATGCTAACCTCGAGGAAGCTAGAAAGAATCTTCCAAAGAGCGGTTACGACCGTTCATCATTATATGTTACTCCTATACAAGACAATGGACAGCCGGCTGCTCCAGTTGATTTAGTAACATCACCGATAGCACCTAGACCTACAAGAGGTACTTTACAACTTGTTAGGACTAATGGTTTCAGTCAAGCAAGTCCAGTAGTACGAGTTCCAGCTTCTGCTAAGGATAGGTTAAAGCAATTAGCTATTCAAGCATTACAGGCACAACAAGGTGCAAACTTACAAGTATCAGAACTTGCTGTACCAAAGACTGATTCAAACTCAGGAAGAGTATCAGGTGACTTAGTTCTTTCGGTAACTCCAATGGGCACTATGCCGCAACCATATGGTTCTGCTGATACTATTGCCGCAAGAACAGACCAGGACCCAACACAACCCAACTTTGATGGAATTATTATTCCTGACATTATGGATTATCGTGCTGACACTGACCCTCGATTCCGTTACATTGTAAGAACTACTCCTAAGGGTTACGGTTATAGTGAAGGTTATCTTGCAGGTGATGGCACTGCTCCGAACGGAGAACCATTTGGTACTGGCATCACATTCCCTAGCAACCCAATGACGGGTGACTACTTCTTACGCATTGACTATCTACCACAGCAAATGTTCCGCTGGGACGGTAAGTTATGGGTCAAGATTAGCGAGAATTCACGTACTGGTGTTGGTATGGAAGACGGTGCAGGTAACCAACGTGCTTCGTTCATCAACAATAGTAATGTAACAGTATTGAGTGATGGTGTAACTACAATACCAGAACGTCAATCACTATCAAGTATTTTACGCATTCAACCAGATTAAGGTAAACAATGGCACAATTTTTTTATGATACACAGATACGCAGATTCTTAGTACAATTTGCTAGAATCTTTAGTGACTGGCAAGTTACTAAGGGCAAAGACCCTGCAGGTAACGATATTCTAGTTCGTGTACCTATTCAGTATGGTGATTCAAGTAGACAAGCAAGTACTATTGTTTCTAACAATAGCGCAAGCAGTATGCCAAGTGCACCTATGATTACATACTATATCAGTGGATTAGAGTATGACCAAAAGAGAACACAAGATCCAACATTCATTGACAAGTTAAGTGTTCGTCAAAAGACATACAATCAAGATACACAGAGTTTTGAGAGTACACAAGGGCAAGCATTTACAGTTGAGCGTATGATGCCAGTGCCATACACATTGAGGGTGACAGTAGACTTCTGGACTACAAACTATAATCAAAAACTTGAGTTGATTGAACAGTTAGGAACATTATTCAATCCTGCTTTAGAAATTCAAAGCACAGATAACTTTATCGACTGGACAAGTTTGAGTGTAGTTTATCAAGATGGTTTAACATTCTCAAGTCGTTCAATTCCAGTAGGTAACAGTAATCCAATTGATGTTATGTCATGGAAGTTCTACATGCCTATATGGATTTCAGGTCCTGCTAAGGTTAGAAAATTAGGTGTCATTCACAAGATTATTGCAAGTATCTTCCAGGGCAATGCTCTTACAGATATGCAAGATGATGACTTGTTGCTAGGTACTCGTCAGAAGATTACACCATATGGATACAAAATATTATTCATTGGTAATACATTACAAGTGTTGCCACATAGCCAACCAATGAATAACACAATATCTACTGACTTGCCCGAGAGTCCTAATACAAATATCTACTGGCAAGCCTTCTTAGGACCTTATGGTTCAGTAAAAGCAGGCGTGAGTCAAATTTGGTTACAGAACCCTTATATGGATACAGAGATTGTGGGTACTATTGCGTTCAACCCGAATGATGACCGTATGTTATCGTTCAACGTAGACCCAGATACATTACCACAAGATACACTTGAACCAGTTGATAGTATTATCAATCCATATCGCAAACATCCTGGATTGGGATTGCCGGATGCGGCAAATGGTCAACGCTATTTGATTGTTGAAGACTTGGGAAGTGAAGGTTCCATGTCTAATGCATGGGGAAGTATTGTCGCCAATGCAAATGATATCATTCAGTATAACTCAACTGAAAACAAATGGTACGTTGTATTCAATAGTGCCGAGCATACTGATGTAGAATTTGTTTCTAACTTAACATCAGGTGTGCAGTATCGTTATGTTGATAGAATGTGGGTCAAGAGTTATGAAGGCTTCTATGACCAGGGAGATTTTAGTATCGTCATCTAACTAATGATAAATTAGTGTATGAAAGAAAATACATCTGCTGGTGTCTTTTTCTACGCAAAGAAAACAAATAGGTTTTTATTTCTGCTAAGAGCAGACGATAAGAATTCAGGTAACTGGGGTATACCTGGTGGTAAAGTAGAAGATGGTGAGTCACTGTTTGAAGGTATAGAACGTGAATGCATGGAAGAAGTTAATTACTTCCCAATAGATGCAAAACTCGTACCAATACAGAAGTTCATCAACAATCTGTTTACCTATCATACATTCTTTTGTGTAGTAGATGAAGAATTCACACCGATACTAAATGAAGAACATTGTGGTTACTGTTGGGTCGATCCAGAACATTATCCTAAACCATTACATCCCGGATTGTTTAACACTATCAACTTTGACGTAGTACAAGACAAACTAAAGAAACTAATAAAAAAAGCCGCATAAAGCGGCTTTTTTGTTGTGCTTAAAAATATTAAGCGTTAGAGATTTTAACAGATTCGTTAACTACTGCGGCTGTCATGTTCCAAGGAACTGATTGACCTGTAGCAAACTGTGTACCTGTACCACGAGTTAGTGTAGCTCTACGTGCGGCAATCTTTGTGATAAAGTATGTGCCGCCTGCACTGTCAACAGCACCGATAGAACCCTCACCAGCAGCATTTGCCAATGAATCTTGCAATGTTACAACACCTGTACGTGTACCGTCAGTTACTTTGAAACGCTTTGCGCCAACTTGCTTGATGATATCAACTTCTAATGCTGAACCACCTGTCAAGAATGCTGTCATACGAATAGCGTTTTCTTGATTATTAGCATTCATGTTGCTACCATCGTTGCCTGAGTTACCATAAGAACCACTATCAGTAGTCAATACGATTGTACCAGCTGGAGCAGTACCAGTACCACCAGTATACAATGTTACCGTGAAAGTTTCGGCTCCTGTATAACCAGAACCCTTTTCAGTAATTGCAAGAGACTTAACTCTGAAATTGATATCAACTAAGAATGTTGATGCACCTGAACCAGTTACTTTAGTGATGTTTACACCCGTAGTGTCACCTGGCATTGCATTTAAATCAAACTCACCGCGGCTTGTTACAGTGAATGTAGCGTTTGAGCCATCGTTACCAGATGTAGCAACTGTGAAAACAGGTGAACCTAAACCAGCGTATGTATAAGTGTCACCTACAACTAGACCAACTGAGCCTGCGCCTGTTGTTACTGTTGCAACTTCGAACAATGGTGCCCATTCAGCTTGAACGCCACCAGGGATTGTTGGGGCAGGAAGAGCGAAACCTACTAGTGGGTTGTGAGCACCATTATTACCACGGAATGAGCCTACTTGGCTTACGCTGATAGAAGCAATACCTTCGCCACCGATAGCATTATCGCTTGTACCAGTAGTACCGATGTTACGGTTACCGAAATATTTTTTATTTAGAGGACGTGCCATTTTATTTCTCCTTGAAAAATGTGGGTTCAAGCCCACTACGCGGTTGACTTCCGCATAAAACTTACCCTATGTAAGTCGTACTATATATTTATCAATTAAAGTACAGGAGTTAGGTTCACTAAGAACGTTGTACCTAGGGTGTTGTTAGTAATAAAGATACCATCTACATTTGCAAACATACTGAATGTACCTGAATCGTCTGCTAGATTTAACTCAAGTGATTTAGTCTTAACTGTAGTTGATACGGTCTTATTCCACGGAGTACCATCAGAACCTAAATCATATGTGTCACCAGTCGCTGGATTCAATCCTGTTTCATCAACTTTAACAGTTTCGATAGCAGAACCAGTACCATCATCAATCAATACAGAAACTGTATTAGTTGTGTCCATGATATAGATACCAGAACCTGATTGGTTAGATTTTGAAAGCAAACTTACACCAGCAGCATCAGTAGAAACAAATAGTTTATTAGTGTTACTGACAATTGACATTACATCAATTTGTGTACCTAATGTATTATCACCGATGTTTACAGAATTACCGTGTAGCTTGTTTGTGGATACAGCACCATCACTATCTTGAAGTAACGTAGTTCCTAAGTGAATCGTTGTACCAGCAAGATACAATTCTTTCCAGCGCTTGCTTGCTGTACCTAAACTTTGAATGCCGGATGCATCAGGAATCAAGTTACCAAGAATAGATGCAGTTTGAATCTTATTAGTAGTAATTGTATTAACAACACTTGCGTTACCTGCATTCACTGTACCGGTTACACTCAACGAACTTAATGTACCAATACCAGTAATGTTGGGTTGATTACCCACTGTTACTGTACCAGCGTATGTTGCAGTTGTTGCGTTGGCAACTATACCAGTAACGTTAGCACCGTTCAATTGTGATAAGTTAGCACCGTTACCGACAAAGCGGGTGTTAGCTGTAATAACAGTACCAGTAATCGAACCGTTACTATTAACTTGTGCAGTAGTAACACTACCAATTGCACGTAATGTACCAGCAAGTTGTAGTGCATTTGTCGTTAATGTACTTGTTGATTTATCGTATACTAAACCAGAGTCTGCTCCGAAGTCATTGTCATCGTTGTATTGAATCTGTGTATTAGAACCAGATGGCTTGCGTAATAGTTCAGTGTTTGGTACCCAACGTAAGTTAGCTAATCCATCAGTACCTAATAGGAATCCATTGCCGCCGCCGCCAATCTTGATATTAGCAACTGCTGATCCTAAGTTAGTCACACCAGCAACAGTTAATGAAGTTAACGTACCGACGCTTGTAATATTAGGTTGTGCTTGAGTAGTTAACGTACCAGTCAATGTCTCTGCTGACACACTTGTATCAAATGTAGCATTGGAAGCAGTTACACCACCGTCAACAATTAAACTATAATCATCAGTAGATAGAACACGGCTACCCAGTGTGATGTTACCGTTCTTGATATATAAGTTGCCCCAGCTTTGCCAGAAAGAACCTAAATCTTTTGTACCATCTTCATCTGGTAACAATGATGTTACTACGTTTCCAGTAACATTCAATGTTCCTACATTAGCTTCGCCAGCTGTTACTAAATTCTCTGCTGTAACATTTCCAGAAGCAGTTAGTTCTCCAGTTGTAATTAAATTAGCGGCAGTTAAGTCCCCGCCGATGTTAGTTGTTGAGACTGTTGTTAATGTAGTGAACTCACCGGATGAGCGAACTGTTGCATTACCCACAGGACCAAAATGAGTTCCAACTACGTTACCTTCAATGTTACCAGTGGCAATTAAAGGTCCATCGATAGTTAATGCATGAGTTACTTTGTTATATGTTAGGTATGCGCTACCACCAAAGTCGCCACCATCATTGAATTGAAGCTGGGTATTAGCACCACCTGGTGTTCCCTCGATTGTTACTGCACCTACAGAATCTGTCCAAGTTAGATTACCTTCACCGTCTGTTTGTAAGAACTGTCCATTAACGCCACCGATAATCGATACTGTTTCAGCTTTACCTAGTTTAAGTTTAACTTCATCAGGTCCAATTAGTTCGCCGTCCCAGTTAGTCCAAGCATTACCGACGCTGATGTTACCAGTAGCAACTAATAGTTGTCCGGTTTGCACATCGTTTAGTGTCAATGATGTGTTAGCAACTCCTCCGATTTTACTGAAACTTAGTGTACTATGTTCAGTTAAAACTTCTGTCTGAGTAGTTGAACTCTCAGATACAGGAGGGTGGGCGATGGAGTCATCGCCGATGTATAGTTTTTGTTGATCCGTTGCATAACCAAATTCACCTGCATCTAATTGAGGCAGGTCTACGTTTGCACCGGTTCTGTGAATGATTTTTGAGATTTGTACGATAGCCATAGTATAATCTTTATGTGATTATACTATTTATCATCTATTATACGAACTGGGTATAGAACAATTCTAAGCGTTTGTACCACTCTTGTTGATACTTGTCGAATTCAGTACCCTCAATTATGAACTCTTGGTACACACTGTTCGGATCACACATAAAAATGACACCTTTGCGGATTTTTGTTCCGTGTAACTCGTTATGTGCTGTTGCATACGCCGCAAGTTGGATAAAGTAGTCATCAATCCATTCTCTTTTCTTGGGTTTATTAGTCTGCTTATGATCCATGATAGATTCACTGCCATCATGCACACCGACCAAATCAGTCGTTCCAGCATAGACACCAGGAAAGTATAACGGAACCTCCGTACCCCAGAACTCAGAGCAATTACATAGACCTTGCCTGATAATTGAGTCAGCCATTGAATGGCTCTGTATACTATATGGATTTGATCCTGGGACACCTATCGCTCCTGTCTTTACATAATCTTCAAGCCACTTGTGCATACGAGTTCCTCGTCCAGCGGCTTCTGTTGTAATCTCTTGTGCTTTCTTAGCCCCTACTCTATTACGCCAGTTTTGAAGTGCTTCTTGCTTTTCTTTAGGAGTAGTAGCTGAAAGTATAGTAGTGACTGATGGTAGTTTTTGTCCATCAGGAGTAGCATAGCGTCTGCCCTCGGGCGTATCTACTCGTTTAATCGGTTCGTATAAAAATTTATCGGGAATGTACATATGGAAATTGTACTACGAATTTCTTCATAGTACAATCTAATTGGTTAACCGACTTGTTTGCTTGCCATTTGCTGTCGAATCTTTGCGTTTTCGTCAGCATCGCCTTCTGGCGGTTCGTCTGGTTCTTGTGTTTTAAATGTTACTTCATGTGCGTTAACGTTAGCGATAATGTTTTTCAATGGGTCTTTATGCACAATGTCAAACAAATCTTCTTTACCTAAGTTGACGCCATTTTGACGTAATAGTTTTAAGAATTCTTCTGTTGGAAGTTTCTCAGTAGAGCCTTGGACAAGTTGGTTAAGTTGAGCGGCTACACTGCGTCCGCAAACTCAAAGAGTCTCATATTAACGAGTAGCTCTACCTACTGATCCCGGGATTTCTTCTGGTTCTTCTAAGTCAGCTTCTGGTTCAGTAGCTAAGTCAGGACTCATCTCAGCGCCGGCTGCTGGGTCTGCACCTAAGTCGCCGCCCATGTCATCACCCATCTCACCGCCCATATCTGCACCCATGTCAGCACCTGCTGCCGCGCCAGTAGCATCAAAGCCACCTGCTTGACCAGTGATAACACCTAATGCACCGCTTAGACCTGTCTTAGAACCTGTCAAGGCTGCTTGCAATGAAGTCAATGCTTGAGTAACTTGGTCGTTGAATTGTTGACCTTCGTTTGTACCAACTTCACTGTTGACACCGTCGACAACTGCTGGTAATTCTTTAACTAGCATGTCAGATACTTGCTCAACCATCTTCTGGATTGAGTCAACCATCTCTTGTGCTGCCAAGATAACTTGTGACTTCTCAACTTGCTCGTTTTCTACAACGATACGTTGATTGTACATTGGCATTGCTTTCAAATCACCATAGTGATGTGTCAATGCTTGTTCCATGAATACTAGTTTCAAGTATGCTGGATTGTGTTGTGATTCGACACTCTTGCTTTCGCGGATTAGACCCTTAACTTTATTAAGCATTTTCTTTGTTTCGAAAAGGCCCAATTGGTCTACATTGAACTTCGTATTGAAGTGTTCTTCCAACGCTCTCTTAGCGACTGAAGTTGGATTGTTGTTAAATTCTGATAGTTTCATAGTTTTTCCCTAAAGAACTGATATAGTATTTATCAGTTTCAAATTATTTAGTAGCCTGACGGAACACGTTGTTCTGCCAGTTTTTAGCGAACCTAACATACTCGTTTATCTCACGGGATGCTAGTTCTTGCTTTACCAAATCTTCCCCGATTTTAGTCTTAAACAAGACGTATGTATCGATATCTTTTGCTTTTTGAAGCAATTTAGAATGCTGTTTATACTGGATTTTCGAGTCCTCTAACTGCTTGTCTAGTTGACAAATTCTGTTAGCGTCCCAGATTCTGTTCAATTTGTCAAATGTAGACCATGCGACTGCATATCTCAAATCAGAGAATTCAGCATTCCCATCCACATTAGTTTTAGTTACACTGTATACTGAATCAATCTTGTCAATGGTATACTGCCCAAATAACTTATACTGATTCCCCTCTTTATAGATAATCTTACTCTCAATCTGATTGAAAGTAGTATCCTTAATAATATCATGTAGAACGTGATAGAATCGTTTCTCTTTTGCTTTAGATAATTTCAAAATGAATATTCCTTAATTCTGAACTCGAATCTAAAAAGTTGGGCAATTTGTCCCATTCCCCGAGATTCTTAATCATAGGCACACCGTCACAGTCAGAGTATAATGCGCCCAAGTCGTTGATTCCGTCACTATATACGTTGTCATAATTGACGGTAAAATCGAACGTCCAGGCCATTTGTGCTTCCTCTTGGTCGAACAAAAAGCCAAACATATCTATATCATCAAACACGATAATCTCTTGTGTGGGAATAGTTATATCTTCGGGCTGTGTCCTCAATGAGATAACTTGAATTATAGTGTCAAAGTTACTTTGACTGTTTCTGTTCTTCTCCCACTCAGATACTTTTTCTAAGGGTATACCAGCCGGAGTTCTGCGGTTAGGTACCCCGGTTTTGTTAATGTTAAACAATGTGGTACATCTAATCTTGGTTGTCATACTGATATTTATAGCGGTAAAAAAGCCCCTAGATTTTAGGGGCTGTTTTAATTAACTTACGTTAATATTAGAATGTTACGTCAGCAACAGTGAAAGTTGCGCCACCAGCAGACAAGCTACCGTTTTCAACGCCTTGACCTTCAACCAACATACGAACTACGTCAGAAACGCCAGCTTCGAATGCGCCAATCATCATAATTGTGTTCAATTGAGCAACTGAAGTTACCAAAGCATCTAATTCTGCTTGAGTAATGTTTGTCTTAGAGAAAGACTTCAATGAGTATTCTTGACGACCAACTGCTGAGAATGGACCTGTTTGTCCGTGTACACGATTTGTATAAGCCATGATATTTTCCTTTAAAAGTTGAATCCTATAGATTCATACACTTATTTATGCCTCTTCGTCATTTTTCTTGAGGCTCTTGGCGAACCTAGACTGGTCCCTAGCTTTGATTGCGCTCAGTAATTTACGCTCTAAAATCTGTGCTTTTTCAGGATCATAGTGCTTGTTAATCATTTCGATTAAGTTGATGGCACTAGTGATAATGTTGTGGGCACGGCTTTCGATGATGTGCTTGGTATCTCGGTTTTTACCAAGGTCTTCTAATTCTTCGAGCAGGCTACGGGTTTTGCGTTGCATAATTAAGTCCCTATTTTATATTTATCACTTTTTCAGATTGTTTAGCATTGCTCTGAGTTTTGAACCCTGAACGTCTACTACAACTTTCTTTTCTAGGGGCTGTAAAACTTCCCCTGTAGTCTGGTCAATAATCGGTTCACTAGAAGTCAATGTTGCTTGAGGTTTCAACTGACTCATAATGTCGTTGGGGCTAGGACTTGGTCTATACTTGGCTTGCTGTTCAGCATATCCGTCAGGATCTGAGTCTGAAATACGCATAGTTTCCATATCATAGTCCAAGTCAATCTTCATACCTACACCAGTAGAACTACGTGACTTCATACATTGAATCTGATACTTACCACGTTCACGCATACTACGTGAAGTGAAGATACCGAACACGTTATCCGCTGTGTTAATCTTTGAGATACCACCTGCAATGTGACTGTGGTCGAATTCAATTTCGTCAACAGCACTACGGTTCAACTGACTAGCTGTAACTAACAAGATTCCCATCTCTTTCGCTAAGTTACGTAATTCTTCTGCTACATACTTGTCTTTAATAAACTGGTCGTTAGGGTTAACTTTAACTGATACCGGCATCACCAAGTCAAGATAGTCAACCATAACAAAGTCAACTTTGATACCTGTTTGAATCTGTACTTCTTTCAAGTAACTACGAATATCGTTTACGTTACTTTGTGCTGGTAATGCTTTAACACGATACTTACCTGAGTTCTTACCAACCATTCTAACTTTCAAGTCAGTAGTGTCGATATCCTTGCGAATCATCTTCGTACCAGTCTCTGTCAACATCGCATCAGTACGCAAACTTGTTAGTTCTTCTGAAAGTTCAAGTGTGATGTAAACACCGCTCATACCTACTTGCAACCAGTTCAAAGCCAAGTTCATCATAACAAGAGACTTACCTGAACCTGAGCCACCTGCAAAGATATTCAGTTCACCACGGCTCATGCCACCATAGAGAATCTTATCCATCTGAGGCCAACCAGTAGATACTTGTCCACCTGCGTTAAAGTATTTGTTGATACGTGCTTTAGGATCAGCAAAGTAATCGGTACCCATGTCTTTCTGTAGACTGATTTGCACAGCATCTTTGATTAGCTTCTCAACTGGTGCAAAGTCGCCCTTCTCAAGCATATCAGCTGCCTTAAGAATCGCTCGTTCTAGTTCTTGTCGTTTAGTAAACGCTTCAAATGCATCTAAGAACCAATCACTATGTCCCTCATTGAGTTCAGGAATAGGTTCAAGTTCTACACCTGTCATCGCTTTGATTTGAGTTTGTTCAGGTAGAACTTTATACTTGTCAGTATGCTCTTTAAACATCTCCGCGACTGGGCGCAAACTCTTGTCAAAGTTTTCGCTATTCATAATGTTCATAACCCGAGTATACAACTCGGCGTTAGTTATCATCATTCGCAAGAATAGTTTTTGTACGTCTGGTGTGTATTCTATTTGTTTAGAATCCGTTTTGTTTGCCAATCTTCTTCCTCTGTAATTCTAGTTTTATCTTAGACATTGTAGCATTTTGTAGTATACTAAGTAAAGTAGGTAGTTTGCCGTATTTGACTACAGCATCATTCACATCCTTAACGCCCGGTTCCCAGTTAGGTATACTTACTTAATAACCCAATTCTAATGCCCTATCTATAATCTTCATCCCAGTCTTGTCAAAGTCTGGAACTACAATAATGCGTTTATTTAATGTAGCCAATAGTTGTGCTTGCTCTGGACTAATGTCATCGTGCATAATTGCTACGCCATCGATTGACAATGCATCAAAGATGCCCTCAGTTACAATGCACACTTGCCAATCAGATTTTTGAATATCAATGTTGAACACATAACCCGGTTGCTGGTCATTGATATACTTTGGTATTCTGTTGTCAGTAAATCTACTAGTGTGTCCTACAATCTTGTTACCATATGTGTAGGGTATGATAATACGGTTAGCATACCGTTCTTTGTCATTGGGAGTTACCATAAAGGGATAACTCGTTGGATCAATGTGCCTCTTCTGTAGATACTCTACGAAGGGTTTATGTCTTACATCATCAACGTTTAATAACTCAGCGTTGGGCAAGTCTTTTGACTTGAACTTGATACGGTCACGTTTCTTTTTGGGCTGGGTGAAGTCTAATAAGTCTTTGTTCTGTAGACTTTCTAAGTTCCATCGTTGTACTTGGTCTTCATCTGCTCCGCACCATTTTAAAAAATCTCTAGCCTTAGGGCTAATAGTTTTACCTAAAATGAAATTGCAACTAAAGCCACAATTGAAACAATGCATAACCCAGTTTGTGGGTCCATCAAACTTAATCCCACCTCGACTTCTACGGTCAGGTTTATGTCCGCGGTGTCCACAACAAACAGCGTTGAAACTTGTCCAGCCGCTACCCGTTAGTTTTTTCTTACCAGGGATTAATGATATGATATCGAACATACTACTATTTTAGCATAGTATGTATCAGATTACAACGATATCGGTATATTATCTCAATAGAATTTTGGTTGCATTACCATTTGCACTGTCTGCAAACTTGATACGCACACGTGCGTGAAAGCCTTCGATAGTGTAGTATACAGTTCCATTCTGTGTCTCGTACACATATGGTTCACCAATGTCATACCAATCAGTATCAGTTAGTGTGGTCCCCTCAAACTGTACATTACCAGTATAGTCAGTGAAGTAAATTTGAGTAGTTAGTAATGGGTTACCATCTGTTAGATACTCGCCACTATAGTAAGTTACAGGTGCATAGTGTACTGCTTCTCTATGTGATTCGATAGTGATAGTATCGCTTGCTTGATGTTTAGGTTTGACACTATCAACAACTTTGATTGTACCTCTTGCACCCGAATTAGCATCAACAAAGACAGGTAAATCAAACTCACCCTCAGGGATTTCTAATGAATAGAATCCGGGTTGAGATTCAATATCATGCAAATCATCTTGGTGAAGTTGTAATTCTGCTAGTCCTTTTAAAGGAAGCAAAGGTGTTAAGGTCTTACGGATTAGTTCAACTGTTCCGTCATGACTAATGATTCTGCAAGTAATCTCTTTGTCTGTGATATCCACAGGCTTCTGTTCCTGATTAATGAATTGGAATTGAAGTCTGTTATCAACGCCCTTATGTAATGTTAGATTTTTAGCGTACACGGTTTGGTATCTCCTTGTTGAATCGCCAAAGTACAACACTACGGTTTGTCTTGGTATTTGAAAGTAAACTGATGTTGAGTACACGAATTGGCTCCTATGCTGTATTTATGACAAATAATATATTGGGTTTGCCCAGGTGATAAATATTCCTAGTACATCTATTTTTAATGATACATAACGAATTTTTCAAGCGCCTTAGCGAAAACCACCCGTTTATCACTGTCTGCTCATATGCAGGGCAGGATTACGTGGGTATTGTCCAGAATAGGGACGATATAGTTACCACTATCTATGACTATGGGGCAATCATTGGCCCTGACCTCAGAGAGAAGTTCCTAGCACTAGGAGACATTTGGTGGTGGGAATCTAACAGATTAGTCCCAATCAATATGTTCTTAAAAGAAGAATGGGGCGTGTTCAAACCCTATCTACGAACGTTCAACAACAAAAGTTTAAACATAATACATGGCCCCATTTGTAGTATGTTAGAATTGAATAAGCGCAAGAGCAAGCGCAAATCAATTACCCTTGTTAAAAGACTCCCGTAACAAATTCATATGAACGACAACAAGATTTGCGTAGGCGACACTATGACTTTTCTTAAACTGATATCCATCAGAACCCTTTTCCCAGACAGATTCAGAAACCGTTTTCCATGTGGAGCCAATCAAGTGGTTCTTCGCTGGGCGGATCGCCGCAAGGAACATCGCCAATCTAGGGATAGAGTTAACAGGTTCAGGCATCTTCTGAAGGCTATCATAGTGGTTAGCTAAGTGAATTAGTTGTTCGACTATCTTTCTGTCCTTCAACATATTCCAATCAGGTTCATCCATTAACTCAATCAAGTGACGTTCATCACGTACTTTCTCATACACGTGAACGTTCAACATATCTAACTTAACATATCCGCGTTCTTCTGCTACAGTATAATCCAAGTTAGCAATGTCATTGTCACTGTCATACGGAATCTCAGTAACATAGATACCAGTCGCATGTTTGCGTACTGGATGCACTCTACGCATTGCCGCAGGTATATACTTGATATGTTGTAAGATATCATCACGGTTACCGAAGTCAATATCTATGTCTGATTGAAATTTCATGGGTTTACTAATTCTGCTTTCATCAATTTCTTGTATGCTTGTTGAACAACGATTGCTTGACGTTCAGCATCTTCTACAGCCTTGTGACTTGTTGTGTGTCCACCGTCTTTGAGTTTAACGTTACAAATGTCATAGATTGTACGTGTATCTCTAATGTTCCAGAAGTTCCAAGGTGCTAACTGATTGTGGTCTCTCCAAGCTGACTCCATTACAACAACGTCAAAACTTGCACCGTTACTCCATACTTTACCATTGTTATACTTCCAGCACCACTTATACAATGTATCCATACAGTCTTTGTATGATACTCTATCTCTGTCGCCCAGTGCTTCTTCTTGTGCAGCCTCTGATTGTTCACTCCACCAACGCAATGTATCTGGATTGATGGAACGATTAAAGATATCAGTTTGTTCTTCAATCGTGGGGCGCAATTCTATTTTATCTATAATGCCATTGCCCTTAGGGTCAAACAATACTGCACCTATTGTCAATATCACACAGTTTGGAGTCGTGTCCAAACTTTCAATGTCAATCATTATGTCAGCCATTATTTTTTCTCTTTTCTTGATGTGTAAGGTTGTTCTAGTCTAGGCAAACCGCAATCAGCACAATTGCATCTAGCCCATACCATAGTATTGTAATCACTTCTTTCTAGTGTTTCGTATGATGTCCAACGATGCCATCCTAGTCTACACTTCCATGATTGAATGGGCTTCATTCCTGTCAGCACTCGCCAAGTGTTTTCTGCACTTTTCATTTGATTAACTCCATAACTATCTTCAACTTTTCAATCTGGTCATTCACAGTAGGATTGTCTCTATGCTTCCAAACTTCATGTGCAAAGTTTTTAAACTTTATTTCTTCTCTTAGTTCAAATGGTACTGTAAATATGCGGTTAGTTCCATTACCTAGATAGGTCATAATATTACCATCTATATTAACATTAATGTTAGCCCCGGCGCTAGGAGCTTCATTGAATACGAGGTGATGATTCAGTTCTTCATATTCATACGGTGATTGCATTATCCCGTTAATTGATACTAACGTTGTCATTAGTTTTTCCACATTTCATAAGTGAACTTCTCTTTCTCACCCCAGACTTCAATGTACAACAATCCACCTGCCATCCAGAAGTCCCACATTCTACCACGCTCACCTAGGTTTCTACGACACCATTTGATATATTCAGTTAAGTCTATCTTTTGATAATTGAGGTCGATAGTATGTAAGATACGTCCATTACGACTAGCATCATAACTAGACTTATCCGCCACATTGTAAGTAGGTAGCGGAGCAAATGTTCCTGTGCTTCTTCCTATTCCTGATATTGCCATTATAGATACCTTAAACTAAACCATGTTGCTAGTTCTTCTTTGTAGAAGATGAATATAGTGTATCTATTATACACGGCTTCGTATGTTGTTTCACTATATTTGGGCTTATGATATTCAAAATCATAATCTATACCCTGAACATACCCACTCTTTCTTATTTCCCTAACGATGTCCATTACTTCGTTGGGCATCTTATCCAAAAGTTTAATTTCAATCATTGCGGGAATTGTAATAAGAACCAACTAGCGTAGCTGTCATCTTCAAAAGTAAGTTTCCAAACTCTGTAATGACTAGTATACTTCTTGCCATCTTCACCATCGACAATTGATTGTTCACTGTGCAACTTAGCCATCCATCCTTCACCACCGACACTATTATGAATGTAATGAAGTCTAGGGCCTACGTTTTTAGCAAGCCAATCTTCTGCTCGTGAACTCAAACCACTCTTAAGTGTTATAGTTATCATGTCCACCTCAATAGAAACGCTGTAAGGAACTCATCCTTACATAGCATGATTTCTCCAAATTCACAATTGTCAACCCAGTAACTATCTTCAATATCTTCTCTATAGCCACTCTTACCAAAAGTTTCACAGCACCAATTTTGAATCTCGTTCGCATCAACCTCACCTTTACCTTTCCAGCTAATAGTAGTTATGTTTCGTTCACTGAATGGATAATGCTCTACCCAATATTGAAAGGACCCTAATTGTTTAACTTGTTTCATTGCCATCTTAGTATAAACCATTCCATATCTTTTTTCTCACGAAAGTAAAATCTGCTATTGTTAATGTACCATCTTCCGCCGGGTGAAAATACTCCATCTTTCGGTAGTGGTCCAAATGATTGTAAGCACCAGTCTTCTAACTCTTTCCATTCTTCTACAAACCAAGTACTAACGTGTGCTTTGAATATAGGTTCGGCTGAGTAGTACCGTGCCCCATAGATTCGTCCTTCGTCAAATCTTAACTCCATCGTAGAATAAACCATTCTGCATCTTGTTTGTTCTCAAATAGATAATCGCTACCTAATCTGCGATAACTACCTTTACATGTTCCGGCTAACCAAATGTTAATATCAACAGCTTGTGTATTGTTTTTGAAATGATATCCGACGGGGATCCAACCGGAGTTAACTAACATGTTAGATATGATACCTTCATCCATTTCTCTGGCTATCTCATTAGCCAAAATATCATATATTTCTTGTTCTACATCTTGTTTCATATTTACGACCACCTCAACATATACATCATATAAACATCTTCATTCATCCACAGATTTTCTAATCCATAGTCGTATTCTTCGCCCCAGCGCCCGCCATTGACTCCGAAGTTCATAACTAACCACAGTTTAACTTCTGCTTTTAACTTCCAAGGCCAACGCTCAGTTACAATTCCATATTGTTTCACACCCACCTCAGTTCACACATTAGTGCATGTTTTTCTTCTTCAAACCAAATGTCAAGTGATTCACCGGAAGAACGATACCTAATCTCAAAAAGGTCTTCGTTGTATTCTACTAGTTGTTCAACCCACTCTCTTATCACTAACACTTCGTTAATCCGTGATTCTATATCGAACAAGTTTGTTGTTCGTAGTTTGACATTAACTTTGTAATTCACGACCATTTCAATATAAACATCATCAAATCTGATTCACGGTCAATTCTAACCTCGCCGTACTTGATATCATCAACCCAACGAACATCTGCTGTATCATTTCTATAGCCGGGCTCACCGAATGTTTGATAACACCAGGTTCTAATCTCAGCCTGTACAAGTATTTCTTGCATAGGGAATGCCACAGTAGTGTAGTTCTTGTATGTTGGTTTATAGTAAATCAGTTTCATTCCCACCTCAACAAGAACCAAGAATACTTCTTATCATCTACAATTTTGTAGTCAGTCATCTTCCAGGAAGTTGCATAAGTTTGTTGTATTTGATATTGTATAAGTTCAATATCAACCCCATGCTCTGTTAGCATGTGATGTAGGAAGGAATCATTCCTAGGAATACCTGTAACTACTCTTGCTTCACCTGGTAGTGGAAGCTCTTTTCCAATTGCTTCTTTCCAATACTTATATATGACTTTCTCAAATTTTTTGATATCCTGCATAATTATGACCACCTCAACATAAACATCATGTAATCTCTTTCATCTTTGAAGGCAAAGTAAACAAAATCACTGCCACCGATATCATTGAACCAATAATCTTCATGCAAGTCATTGTCGATTCCTATACCAGTTTGCTTATGCACTCGGTGAATGTCTGCACGCCATTTGAATCTAATGTTCCAATCACACCATGAACGCATTTCATTGTAGCCAAACACTAAGCCACCGGGACCGTAGTCACCTAGACACTGGTACGCATAGTGACTAGGATTTTCACAACGATAGACATGGGTATATCCACTGTAGAAGTCACTTACTTTATCAGCATAACGGCAAACATCAGTATCACGATTGTGCCGATATGTTGCCCAATTGGCATAACCACTCTTTGCTAACTTTCTGTTAGCAAGATACTGGCGCCAACGTGCTTTAAGTCGTAGATTCATTTCAAATATCCTATGTCAGTGCGATACACGTACTCACCCATTTTCTGTGTTTTTAAATATGCGTATATTTTATCACTGGCTTGACTAATTGTAAATCCCTTTGATGTAAAAACATATGAACTACTGTACCCAGGTCTAGTGTAAGTTATATCTTTGGGTACATTAATGAATTCGGGCTTCTCACTATTTGGGTCATACTTATAGTCTTTGGGTGATACTACCACTGTAACTGCTTTGTCATCAGAGAATGTTATTTCGGGTAGTACTAAGCCCATAGTAGCAGAGTAAAGTAATGTGCCTAACTCATTCGTAACAGTAGATATTATACTTAATGATTCAGGGCAACCAAATCTAGTATTGATTTCTAACACTAACGGAACGTTGTCTTTATCGAAGATGATACCCAAGTAAAGTATACCGACGTAAGGGTCGCCTTGTTGCGACAAGTAGTTTAGTATCTTATCTACATACTGGTCAACGATATAGAATCGGTCAGTGATACTGTATGAGCCTACACCTTCTGTGTTAAAACCCTTGTCATCGTTCTCAAACTTTTTATAATCTCTCGCAGAGCCTAAGTACTTCCAATTAGTATCGTTACAAATCGCATGGTAAGATATCTCATGTTTGCTGTCGATAAATTCATCAATGATGAATGTCTCCACTGGAGAATCTTTCATCCTATCATACTCGTCTAGTTGATTAGTATCAGTAACTATAACTGTTTGCAAGCCCTCGTTCCAGTATTTGTTATACTTTAGAACAAAAGGTCGTTGAATGATAAAGAAGCATTCTATTAGTTCTTCTTTACTGAGAACTTGATGCTTGGGTGTAGGTATGTTAAGTTCGTTTAACATATCCTTTGTTTTACTCTTATCCCATTCTAACAATGCGTTATTATGTGATGGCATAAAGCAAGGCGTGTCTTTAATCGCTTCACGTAATTCTTCTGACAACTGATACTCAAGTTGAGTAGGAATAATCAAATCAAAGTTGAGTTTCTTTATGCATCCAATCAAGTAGTCAAGTGATTCTTTGGCTGGTAGAGGTATATAGTTGTCCTCTACCTGGTAGGTAATGTTAGCCCCATAGTGATAGACTGTGTTAGACTTAGCCAACAATTTAGATATGAAGTGTGCTGAGGGTATTCTACCTATTACCAGAATTTTCATAGGTACTTGAGTACATATAGCATGTACTTACCTTCATCAGTGATTGTATATTCTCTCATCACATTACCGTGAATATCGAACAGAATTTTTATGCCGCATTCTTTTTCTATCCACTTGTCAAAGCTATCTTCTTTGCCAGTGGTAGTTGGTTCATAGTACCCGGTATATTGTTTCTGATATAAGTCTTTCATCTTTCGCATGTTGCGCCAAAAGACCCATTGCTTATTAGTAACCACGTTATGATACTCGATAAATTCGTTAGTCTGCATGTGTCAATAAATCAAATGCGGTGGCATATTGAACTTCAGGCTCCATGTGGAAGCCGGTACCCCATACTACCCAAACTCTGCGCTTGTATGCTTTAGTCCAGAACAACGGTACGCCGCTGACACTTCTGCGAGGCCACATGACGAATGTTTCAGTCCACGGATAGCAATCTGCACCGTCCGTTATAATTTTTGTTATATTCATCATTGATCCTGGAATAGGTTGTGTTAGTTGTACCATCTTGTTTAGTTCTATGTTGAAGTTTATACTTCTGCCCCAGACTATCTTCATCGCTGTAATATAGCCCACATGTCAAGTTTATGTGTGGCTTCTTTTGCTTTTTCTTCTGCTTTGTGTTGATATTCTCTTGCTACTCTAACATTATACTTTTCTGTTTCAATCTGTTCATTCAATTCTTGAATCAACTCAGCCACAGTTCTCGCCTTAAGACTCTTAACTTCTTCTCTTTCTTGCTCTAACAAAAACTGAGTATGTTTAAGTTCATCCTCAAGATGTAAGATATAATGTCCTGGATGATACCGATTACAGTTTACAACACTTACAAAATCACAATAAGTATCATCCATACCTGCATTTAACAAGTCATCCATGATTGCGCCTTTTGTGCGTTGCATAACTGTGGCTATTTTAACTCGTACTGGATCAGTATCGTATCTAATAACATAGTCCATTAGTTCATCGTCTGTTAGGTGATTTAAGTTCATAACCACATCAATCCAAAATATGTTGCGTCACTTTGTTTTTGAAACCTGAAGGTTGCACTTTTATAGTCTTTTGATTCATGCATCCAAAAGCCCTTGCACTTACGTTTACAAAACTTCTTTGCCTTCTCAATCTTCATATCAAATTCAAAATATCTTTCGGAAAGATTGTGAAGGGTAATTTCATGCTCTGTTTTACGTTTATGTTGCCTACGTTGTTGTGAATTCATTAGGAGTACCTCAATACAAACATCATATATAGTTTTTCATCATGCCATTTGACATTCATTATGCTATTGGGTTGTTTAGATTTTGCAATCGTTGCGTTATACTTCTTTAGTGTATCTTCAATGATTTCTTCAGGATCATGTGACTTGATAAAATTGTTGAAGTAACAATTTCTTTTGTCTGGAACTGGGTAACGAAAATATTGTTTCTTTATCATTATAGCCACCTCAAGCTAAATTGAATAGCATCTTTTTCATCATAGAAATAGAAGTCCATGTAATCAGTCAATGGATGCCACGAGAATCGTGTACCAGGCATACCATACTGTTCGATAGCCCAAGCACAGATTTCATTCCATGCTTCATTGTTGTTACGACCATCACGCCAGTCAAGGCGTACTTTAGTACCCCGCCATTTTGAGGGTGTCTTGGATTCGTTGTTTAGTATCTGTGTCACGGTGAAACTTCAATGCCCATTGTTCTGGATTTATATAATCAGTAATCATTGTAACTTGACCTGGATTTAATGTCTCTAGAAAACGGATACCGCTGTCGCTACAATACAACATCCATGGTGATATTTTACCCGTTGTTATGGCATGACATATTCGATTACTGTTCCCATAGCGCAAAACATCATTGGGCTGGATATTTTCGTTTTCACTTTGGGTAATACAGTACTCAACGCTACGATGAATCGCATCAAAAGGATCCTCTACCCGTAAGTACTCTATAAGAAAACGGGTATACGTAGAGTCTGTATTCCAAACGTCTATCTTAATTTGGTTCTTGAGTAACCATTCAACATACCTACTGACATTAATCACATTTGCATCAGCACAGTATGAACCGAACTTAGCAAATGCAGTATAGTATGGACTACGAATGAATTCTTCTACTGTTTTGTTCTTTGTCTTGCTCATTGAGTTCTTCGTATAGAACTGCAACCAAGACTGAAACGCTAACCGATTACCTTTGTTATCTTTGTTTAGCCAACGTGATTTGGTCTCACATATATGAGATATTATAGTTTTCTCTCTGGAGAATTCACGATTACAAAATTCACAACTAAACTTTAGTGGTTTAGTTGTTTCCGTGTTCTCGCTCGTATTCTTTGATATCTTCATCAGTAACCAGTAATGCTAGGGTTTCTATATCAGTCAACTTGAGTTCAGGGAACTTCTTAGCCAAATAGACTTTCTTTTTGTGTTCCTCAATGAATGCGTCACTAAGCGCATCGATTGTTTCTGAATCAGTCTTAGGATATATCTTTGTGTAATATTCTTTAACGTCTTTAGATTTGGGCGTTTCTTTTAGTGTAGATACCTTAGTTGACAGGTGGGGTATCCATTGATGATACTGTTTACCTACACCAGGTGAGGCCGCACACAGCATCATCCATTGTAGTTTAGGGTTCTTTTGCACGTACTCATTGAACAAGTGTTTATTGGCGGCATACTCTGTATTCATCACGTAGTATGCTGATACTTCACCGCTACCTTTAATCGCACTCATCCAGTGAGTCATCATATAGGGAACAAACTTCTTTAATTGTTCCTCTGTCATCTTATCTAAGTAAGTGTAATCTTTCTTGTCCAATGCGGCTAATGCTTCAAACAAGTTAAAGTCTTGTTTGTCTAGTTTCTCATCTTGGGGTACTGCGGGTTTTTTAGTTGCCATTAGAATGCCTGATTATAATCTACGATTTCACAATTACGACTAATCTCTTTTACAAAGTAAACACATCTAGGTTTATCACCATCATCAATCGGTACACATAAGAACTGCCCGTTCTTCAATCGAGGTGCGTACCAAGTAACATCGTGATAGATATCTACAATCTCAATATCTTGAAAGCTAGGTCTGAATGCACTTAATGGATTAAACTCAAATGCTTTAAAGCCTCTGTCGTTAATGCTCGTTAGTGGTAATGTTTCCAAGTCACCCATCTCAGGTTCGCCGATTAAGATTTGCCAATCTACTGGCATCTTAATAGTCTTGTCACCAACTCGTAATACTAGTGCAGGTGAGTTGAATGATTCTAAGAAGATTAATGGTATATAATGATAGTCTACGTTTTGTGTATTTGAATTGTCAAGTATAGCAAATCGTAAGTCATCTACCTCTTCAGGTAATGTCTCTAAGTTATAGTAAGTATTTTCTAGGGTAAGTATTCTCATAGTTATATTTTATCACTTGTATGTAAGTTTTTCAATCGAAAACGGGTAGTTAGCCTCTTTATAAAAGGTCTTGCGTTGTGTTAGATGGCGCTTTGCGAATTTACAGCTTGATGTAATATCCCAAATCTGCACAAAATCTTTATCTTCTGCTTTACGAATTCCTCGGCCTATTGACTGAATAACTCTAACAAACGATTTGCCAGGCTCAACAAGAACCAAGTTAAAGATGCGAGGAATATTAATTCCAACAGCCGCGACTCCGTAAGTCGCAACAATAACCTTGTTAGTAGCAGTCGCAACTTCGTCATATTGTTCCTTTCTATCATTCATGTCTGTGCCACCGGACACAAATGAAACTTCATAATCGAGTCTCTCTTTAGTGAATGCTTCGCTAAGTCTAGTTTGAATTTCTCTACCGGCTGCAACTCTATCTACAAGAATCAAAGTATTACCTGACTCTTTAATCTTTTCTAGCAACTGACATATTGTTACTAGTCTGTCATCATTCTCAAGTAAGTACTTTAGTTCAGTTTGATAATTACTAAACTCTACCTTGTCTTGTAATTGAACAATGTTAACGTGACATTGTGCTAACACTCCCATTTCTTGTAATGTGCTTGCGGCAAGTTTATTAATAACGTTTCCAAGAGACACATACAATGCTTGTGCTTCAAATATAGCTTTAGGTATAGTACCAGTCAAACCGAATCTGATTGGAATGTTTGCCATTACACCAGTTAATAATTCTTTCAACACATCTGCTTTAGCCATGTGTACTTCGTCAACCATGACACAAACAACATCTTCTAAAAAGTCAATGATAGATACTTCTGCATCACCACTCTTAGTATTCTTTAGCATGTTACCAAGACTTTGCCATGTGCAAATCGTATGTGTCTTTCCAAAGTCTTTTCTGTCACCGAAGTATACACCAACGTCAAGACCCAAGTTGATATAGTCTGCTTCTGTTTGAACGACTAGACTTTTGTTAGGGACGATAACAATAGAGCGTCCATACTTCTCAACTGAATGAGACAATGCCGCAGTAATCAATGTCTTACCTGCACCCGTAGCAATCTCTTGAATCGATTGAGGGTTCTTTAAAAACTCGTTAATGATTTCAATTTGATAGTCACGTAGTACAACTGGCTTACCCTCCATTGGATGCTTGGCTGGCCATACTTTGTGTTTGAACGTTTCTTCCGTTACTTCGTCAAAGTTGAACGTGGTTGAATACTCACGTAAATCTTCTAGTTGAATATCATATCCAGCGCTATCTAGTAATGGAAGAATCTGTGGTAGTAAATTAACGTATGTGCTACCACCTAAGCTAAAGAAACTAATCTTGCCGTTCCATCTACCTAATCGGACACTTGGCAAATATCTTGCACCAGGCTTCTCGTACTCAAACATCTTCATCAGTGTCTTACGGTCGCCTAACTCAAGTCCTTCTATCTTTACATTGACTTCGTCCTTAATTATTAGTTTACATTCTTTCATTTAATATCGATTGGTTTATTATTCATAAGAGTCACTGCCTTCCTAACTCCTAATCGTTCTTTAGAACGCTCTTTGGGTACCCATATACTAGTGTATACAGCTACTGGCATGTCATAATCATTGGACCTAATTGATGCTAGGTCTGATTTCCTATCAACTACTTTGCAGTCAATGCCCACAGAAGTTAACGCTTCTTCTAACTTCTTTGTGCTTATTTTTGTATGCGATAACGATTCTGTTATTATAACATAATCACATCCAATAGACTTTAATGCTTCAACGATTGAGGGTACATCATTTATATCTAAATGAGGTGCTGGGCTTTTTGCAAACTGCACAAGTTTGCCGTCAATTGATTTGTTCTCTAGTGCATTCACGATTGAATCTGCAATGTAAATACCATAGTCAATTGCCTTAGCTACAGAATTCAAGTCTAATGAAAAGTCTATATCTTCAATCGCATCGGCTAGTGGACGATTGATTCCAGCAACCATTACATTACCGTTAATGTAACAAAGCGTAGGATCCCATATGGTTGCTGATTCATATTCTATCAAGCTATTTATAATTTCAGTGGTCTTCTCACAATAGTGCAAGTTATCATAATGCTTGCTAGTCATGTTGATAAAATGCTTTAGTGTTTCTTCACATAAAGGTGCAGACCATATTTTTGTTTCTTTGTTCCAGTCTAACTGCACTGAGGTTGACCTGAACTCTTTAACAAAGTCACCTTTGAATGGGCTTCGCAATGTAATAATGTCATCGACAATTGTTACAAACGCATGAGTAAATTCAGGTAAACTAGAAACAACATTAGAAGTCCATGGCAATTGAACCATGTCATTAGCATCAATCTCTTGCTTTCTCAACTGCCTCGCATAGCGTAAAACAATCTTATCTAAAAGTTCAGACTGGTTACTAGTGATTGGTTTATTGTTAACAATCTGCATCGTTTGCAAGTTGTTTAGAAAACGCTTATCATAGGTTCCCAAACTAACTGTTTGCAATAGATAGTAAATTAACTGTTCCTTAGTTGTTGGCTTCACTTTTGTCATTCTGCTAGTATAATACTTATGACTAGAGGAAGTCAACCTTTGAGGCAAAAAAAAGGGGACCGAAGTCCCCGATTAGTAACTGTCGTGTGTCCCTAACTTATACATTGTTCTATCTATCTTGTTACAGTTACCACAGGATCTAAATTGAAACAATGCTTTAGAACGATTCATAGTGAAAGCATTTTTATAAATTCCCGGTTCAGGTTCGCCCCACATTGTCCAATTATGGACACCTGCACGACACCACCAACTTTTCATTAAAGGAACTTGCTCCTTTAATACCCTGAATGTATTTTCTTTTTCGTTCATCGTTTCAATTCTTCGAACACACGTTCACGTTCAGCCAAGAAACATTCAAACGCAGCCTTGACGATGTTGTAAACAAACGTGAGAATATTCATCACAAAATAGGTACCCATAATTGTTCCGGCAAATTCTTTGCTCGGTGATAGCCAAACAGCAAACAACCCGACTGCCATAAATGTTACCAATGACAGTATCAGAAATCCAGCGATAGCAAAAATAGAATCAGGCGGGCCCTTCTTCAATTCATAGCGAAACTTTTCTGCGAGATTAAAGCACCCGCCGAACGTTTTCATAAAACACCATTTGAAAAATGCTAGATACATTCCAACGTTCATGCTTCCTCCGTTAATGTGGGTGTGAAGTATTCCACTGCTTGTGCGAATCCTCGCAACCCGTCTACAGTTTGACACTCGGCAACAATCGTGCCTTTCTTGTTATGAATGTAAAATCCACTGTTAATAGAACTCACACTATAACCAAAGTTTTTAAGTACCGATTCCCAGCTACGGTATCGCATAATCAATTCATAGTCTTTCATTCTTCTACTCCAAAGTGTTCTTTATATACCATATCCAAATCAATCTCACCAATGCGGCGACCGATAAATTGATTATTAACCTTAGCACATTCCCGAATAACTAACCCGGCGAACACTTGTTTGATTTTCTCAATTTGATCCATTGATAGACTTGAGTAAGTCTCGGGGACAGCTTTATCTAAAGCCTCTCCCCACAGTGTGTCTACAATAGTTGACATATTAGCCTCGCTTCATACAAGTTGCTTTAGCCAACTCTTTCCAGTTAGGACTAATCTTAACCAAGTCAGCTACTTTCAAACACATACGCAAAGACACTTCACGCAATTTGTTGTGATTGTCAACAATGAATTGCATCACTTCGTCAGTTTGTTCCTGAGTAAAGTCATAGTCAGCAAACAAACCACCATCAGCATCACGATGCACTTGCTTGATACGCAACATTTTGTCACGCTCGGTGTCAACAGTCAAGTCCAAGAAGTGACTACGTGATTGCAACGCATCCAAGTGAGGTTGCATCTTGCTTGCTTTCTTCTGGTCGAAAGTTTTGTTTGTAATGAAGATGATTGAACCGTTAAAGTCGAAAGTGTTAGGCACACCCTCGTCACGCAACAAACGTGAATCTTTGTTCCAACTGATACGGCGCTTCTTACCTGAATCTAGCGCACCTTTGAGAACGTTAACTGCATCTTGGTCATCCCAAATATCACAGTCATCAAACACCAACACGTTCTTTGCGTCAGAGTATTTGTACAACTTAGCAAACAAGCCGATGCCTGACATTGCACCTTTTACAATCTCAAAGCGAGGGCGCTTGCCTGAGATTTTATCAAACATAGAGGCTTTTTCCATTTGCATAGTCACACCGTGTGACTTGCCGATACCTGCGGGACCTGTCACAATCATAGCACGAATGTCACCACTGATACAGGCTTTGGACATTTCGTCTAATACTGCGAAACGTGATGCAATACGATCCATTGCCTCAGTTTCAGATTCGATAACTTTTTCTTCAACAATAGGTGTGTCACCTGAAACGAATTGCAAGCAATCGTGGGTGTCTACGTTGATACGAATCTCTGAACTACGACCAGGGAACTGACCCTCATTCTTTACAGTTACAAAACCACCTTTAGCACCTAGTTGGTAACCTTTCACAAGTGTGAAAACTTTATCGTTTACTGGGGTGTTACGATATGTACCCGACGTGATGCGAACTGTTGAGGTCATTTTTTCTCCTGTGTTTCAAACTCAATACAAGTATTATAGCAGATACCTGAATTATTGTCAAATTTCGGGTATCTGCTAAAGGTAATACTTTATTCTACAAAAGCAAAAGTTTTGAAGTTATTTTGCTTACAGATACGTTCAGCGTGGGCTTCTACGATAGAACGCTCAACCTGTACTGTATCAAAATCATAAGTAACAAGTGCAGTCTTATTAGTTACTTTTGGGTTGTCGCTTGCGAGAATTCGCATACAAACAACTTCGTCACTGTAGGGCTTCTTTTTGAAAACGACTTTGACGAACATCTTAGACACAGCGACAGAGTTGTATTTCATTTTGGATTCTCTTTCAAGTGATTAAGACTGTATTATATACCCAAAATGATTTATTGTCAACCTCTGTCAATCTCCCAACCACTGAGAAGAAAGTGGTCGAACCCATCAAGTCTACGTCTAGTGTATGTGCCCTTGATTTTCAGTTGGTTCTCATTGTCGAACACATAATCCCACAAGTGCTTCAACTGATTTTTTCGTTCGACTGAGACCATGACACCGGCATCTAACTTAGTATCTTTGAACCAGTATTGAACATTGTCCAAATGCTTAGTCTTGCGTACAATTGACTTGAGTGGTTGCAAGTCAGCAGACAAGTTCAAGGTGTATGGCTTGTGGGTTTTGTTCATTTCTTCAAAACCTTGATCCGTTTTGATGTGAAGTTTGATACCATCTAAGTCAGTATCATATTGATGGAACATCGGTAGATAGTAAGCCATACCTAACAGGTTTTCTTTAAACATAGTACCGTCACTATGTACTAATTTGTTCAAATCTTCTCTGAAGGGTGACATGTGTTCTCGTGTGCCCTTTAGTTTCAACATCATAATCTTTTGACTATAATATTTTCTAATCTCTGCCGCATGTTCTCTATCCGCATCAGTTACTTTACGAAACAATTGATGATCCAACATTTTATAGAAAGTATCGTCACCTTCTTTCTTCAAACGATACATCGTTGACGATAGTGATAGAATGTCTTCCTCTGATTCAATCACCTGATACTTCTTTATCTGTGGATTTGATATCGAAACCCAATCATCAAAGGTTGATGCGCTGGCAGCGCCAATACTAATATTGGACAAGGGTGCCAATGATGGAGAATAGTTAGTAAGCGTAATAGTATTATGCGGCATGTTTCTTCCAGTAAGTTGAACGAGGCCTTTACCTCGATAGTTAGTCATGCGTTATTATAACAAAAACCTCGTATCATTACAATACGAGGCCTCTGTTAAAGGGTAATATCTTCCATTCCACTTGTCCGTAATCGAACTATGTGACCCATTTGCCATTGTTTGGCATCTAAGCCTTTCATAATACCTAACCATTTGTTTCGCATCAATGCGACTTCGTTGATTAATGTTTCATAGTCAATTACTTCTTGTTCTCCGTCTACATACTTTTCGGCATCACGGCTAGTCAATGCCCTGTTGTATGCTTCCAGATACTTTTGAAAATGCTTTCTACGAATCTTACGTAGTTGAATGTTAAGATGATTCAACACAGCCTCAATTTCTTGAAGCTGATAGAAACGGTGTTCAGTAATACCCGGTAATGCGGCAATGTTCTTTTCTAACTTACCGTATACCTTTACATCATTCTTTGCCGAACTAAGTTCTGTCTCATAGTAAGCAATAAAATCAGGTAGTACTGAAATATCTAAACTAACTCTAGTTAACCAGTTTGACATTTAATCCCATTCTTCGTCTTGGTCTTCGTCTTCGTATTCTTCGTAATCTTCTTCTTGGAAGTGCTGTTCAGCGTAACCCTTCAATGCTCTAGTGATATCTTTATCACTGAAATCATCCTGGATATCGTCAACTGAATAGTTGTTTTCAATCAAGTAAACAACCATTGCATCAGCGGCCTCACTACGGTCATTGAAATCAATGTGCTCACGCAAGACTTCCCAAACTTCTGCTATAGTACTTAAACTCATGGTGTTACTCCCCAAGTTTAGCTTTTACTTGTCTAACTAATTCTTTGCCTAAGTCAGCATAGAATTGTTCTTCTGTAATGCCAATTGGTTGTTTCGCCGCATCAATTGCGATAGTCCCTTCGAACTTTGCTTTAGATCCAAATTGGTCTTCAACCAATTCAACTTTGTCGATAATCATTCTGTAGTGTCTCCTTCTTCGGTTTCTACAGTATTACTTATCTCTTGCTTCGCAGTTCTTAGTGGTAAGTCTTTCATCACAGTATCCAAACAACCATCGGTGTTAGCTTCCCATGCTTTGCGGAACTTCTTAATCACTTCGCCGTCAAGTGTCGTGTAAACAAGGCTGTTGCCTTCTTTCTTTAAAAGTTCGTTCTTCTCAGCCAAGTCAACTAGACCACTGTATGGACTCATACCTGTCTTGTAAGGAATCTTCACTTGCACACCCTCAAAAGGTTTTGCATAACGAGTTTTCATAATCTTACAACCAGCACGAATACCATTTACTTCTGATACTTTGTTACCATCCTCGTCTTCTTTCAATTTCATCTTTTTCATCGCAACAACGATAGATGAAGCATAC